ACACCCCCGGGCAGGGGCCCGAAGAAGAAGGGCGAAGACGAGGAGGACGAGGACGAGACCCAGTTCCACGATGACTTCGAGGGCGCGGGCAATCTGGAGGAGGCTCAGTGCGTCGTTGGGTTCACCAACCTCAAGGAGCTTGAGGGGATCATGGACAAGTACATGATGCTCCAGACGGCCACCGACGTTGGGTTGAAGATCCCGGACGCCAAGCAGGAGATGCACCTGGTCGACATGACGCCCACGCAGAAGGCTGTCTATTTCGACCTCCGGGCGAAAGCTCAGACTGCGGACAGCCGCAAGGACCCGGGCGGGATGTTCCGGATGCTGGACCAGATGAAAAAGGCTGCCCAGGATCTGTCGCTCTACGATCCCGAGGAGTACCCCGACGGCTGGACCGAGAGCCCAAAGTACCTGGCCTGTGCGGATGAGGCTTCCAAGGGAGTGCGCGAGCGCGGAGGGCAGATCATCTTCTGCGACCACAACGCCAGCCACGAGCGTCTGAAAAAGCTGCTGATGGAGCGCGGGCTGCGCGAGGACCAGATCGGCATCATCAACGCCCAGGTCGCGCCTGACTCCGAGGCGCGCCAGCGAGTGGGGGACCGCTTCAACCGTGGTGAAATCAAGGTCGTGATCGGAAACACCGGAACCATGGGCGAGGGGGTCAACCTCCAGGGCAAGAAACATGCGGCCGGGACGACGGACATCCACCATCTGGATCAGCCGTGGGATCCCGGGACGCTGCACCAGCGCAATGGCCGCGGGGTGCGTCAGGGTAACCGGGCCGAGCAGGTCAACGTCCACACCTACCTCGCCAAAGGCAGCTTCGATGGCTTCCGCCATTCGACGCTCATGGGCAAGGAACGATGGCTCGACAAGCTCCGGAGTGGGGCTAATGACATTGACAACGACATGGACGGCCAGGGGCTGGACGAGGTGGAAATGCTGGCCATGCTTTCGGACAACCCCGACGAGGCCCTGCGCCTGATCAAGGAAAAGCGGGCCAGCGCCGAGAGCGCCTGGTACACCAGGCAAGCGCAGCTGGCGGTGGACGGGTTCTACAGCTACCAGCGGAAGATCGAGCGCATGGGGAAGATGCGAGAGGGAGAGACCCGTGACCGCCTGGTCGAGGAGTCCAGTCGGCTCAAGCGGCAGTTGCTTCGGAACGAGTTGCTGCCGCTGGAGATCAAGGCCCTGCTCAACTCCGGGGACACCGCGCCGGTGGCGGTCAATACCTACCTCACGGGAGAAGGAGACGCCCGGCGTCTGGCGGCCGGCCTCATTCGCGCGGGAACGGTGATTCAGGAGAAGGACACCGGCTACGGCCAGCCCGGGCGGATGGTGGTTGAGAAGGTCGACCTTGGTGAGCGAAAGCTCACGGTGCGCAGCTGGGGATACCCCCACAGCCACACCATCGACGTGGACAAGATCGCCGAGCACGGGTACACCGTCAGCAAGTACACCGCGGTCGACGAGCTGCGCGAGGCGCTCGGAAAGAATGCCGACGTGTCGTACCTCACGCCGCTGGAAGCCATCACCCACATCTCACCGGACGTGCTGGCGGCCAACCAGGACATGGTGGACGGGGCCGTGCGGGAATGGCTGTCAAAGCACGGTCGTGGCCGGGAAATGCTGGTTCGAGATGCTGGGGGAGACATCGTGGTCGCGCCAACGGACAAGATCGGCGGCCTCAAGATCGTCTACCCCTGGGGCAAGGATCGCCAGGATCTGGTGCGGGCGCTGGCCGAGGCGAACAAGGGACCATCGTGGCGCGAGTGGGAGAACCCGCTGCTCAAGGTCGGACGGCAGAACTACGGGGGCGGCGGCTATGGCTACAGTCGCTCTGAGGGGCTGTTCAGCGCCGTGGCAAAAGAGGCAGAATCGGCCTGGGAAGAAAGGCGTTCGGCATGACCAAGGAACAAGCGCAGAACGTGGTGGCGATCCTGCAGAAGGTGCCGCTCTACTACCGCAACTTCGGCATCTGGTGGTGGCACGTCAAGAGCGAGCTCAAGCGCAACGGCTTCGGGCCCGACCAGCTGTTTCACCTGGGCCCCTTTACCGACCCCTCGGCCACCCCCTATTACGCGGGGATATCACCGGCCGAGCTGGACCGCCGGGCCTACTCTTTCCAGTACGCGCATGCTTTCTCGAAGTACAACTCGAACATGACCAGCTCTCCCGATGGGGAGCTCTATCTCATCCACGACCAGGACGTGGAATAGGAGGCACCAATGAGCAGCCGATCTGTCGTCGCTGAAAGCCGCAAGAGCCACAAGTACCAGCCCGAGGACATCGAGGAGATCAGCGACATCATCGCCAGGTGGTTCGAGGCCATCCGCGCGCACGAGACCAACAAGGTGCTGTTCGGCGTTCTGACCGACGATCCGACCACGCCCAGCGATCAGGCCACCGGCACGGGCGACACGCTCTGGAACATCAACTACGCACTCGGACAGGTGGTCGTGGACGGGGTGGTCAAGGACATCGACGCCCTGGCCGACTTCGCCATCCACAGTGGGAGCTTCCTGACGGGGCTGACATCGGGCAAGAGCTGCCGCGCGAGGATCGTGGCCAAGAACGTCGCCGGCACGATCACAGTCGTGGCGGTCAAGGGCACGCCCGCCACCACCGGCTCGGAGAAAGCGCCATCAGACGCGGACGTGCAGGCGGCCGTTGGGGCGAACAACCAGTGGATCGAGCTGGCCCAGGCGGTCCTGAATCGCACCGGGGACACCAGCGTGACGCAGGCGCAGTACAACCAGTTCCGTCCCATCCTCGGCGTGACCGTCGACGAGACCTTTGGCGACCTGTAGGCAAGGAGGGAGAGCCATGCCAGTCGGAGCCGTGAAGACCAAGCGCGACGAGCACCTGTGGTCGCTGGCCAAGCGTCGCGCTAAGGAAGAGGGTCGGTCGGGGGACTACGCTTACATCATGGGAATCTACCAGCACGCGAAGGGCGCGAAGTCCGAGAGACTGGTATTGGACCTGGTGAAAGCCGACTCGACCTCCAAGGCTCCGGCTGGCTTTTCTCCCATCGCCAACAGCAAGCACGGCGGGTACCACAAGAAGCATGGGGCCGGGTACATCTACTGGTATCCGGGCGTGGGGATCACGAGCAAGCCCCAGGAGGGAGGCGCGGGCGAGGGCAAGACAGCGCCCGAGAAAGAACCTGCCAAGCCCGAGCCAGAGGCGAAGAAAGAGGACAAGCCACCCAAGGCCGAGGTGATCATCGACCCTAGTCAGCTGCCCCCGGGCTTCAACGACTTGGACAAGAAGACCCGGGCGGTGATGACCGCCGATTGGGAGAACGTCCAGAAGCAGATCGAGGACCGCCAGGGCCCGCCCAGGGAGTACAAGGGAGACCTCGGCAAGGCCGTCGACGCTCACATCGAGCACCTCGGCCGGCAGGGCTACATCATCCCCTCGAACGTCGAGAAGGCGAAGGAGATGATGGGCCAGATGGTCAAGCATGGTCAGGCCGCGGGCATCGACAGGCAGAAGCTGACGGAGGTGATGGAAGAGAACGTCCGAAAGCTCGCGCAGCAGGAAACCGAGAGCGCCCGGCGGACCCTGGGCGACCATGGCGTGCGGCACCTGGCGTCGAACGCCCGGATGTCCGACGCGATCTTCGACCAGCTGGAAAAGGGCGGGGTCGAGCTGGACCCGCGGGATCGATTCATGGCCTATCAGGCTTGGATCGATCATGACATGGGCTACACCACCCCAGCCATTGCCCAGGGTGGCTTTGCGGTGAAGGACAACTACCATCCCCAGGCGAGCGCGGTCCTGGTGATGCAACAGCGAAAGAAGTACGAGGAACTGTTCGGCGCCGACAAGTTCGAGACCTACGTCCAGGCGGTCGCCAACCATAGCGGCACGGCCGTCGATTGGAAGGGCGACCACTTCGGGAGCGCCATTCGGTTGGCCGACAACACCCACCTGTTCTCGGACAAGATGCCGGAGGTGATGTTCGACCGGCCCGAGGCGGTCGAGTGTCTGGTCAAGATCCGGCTGGCGCAGGAGATGTTTCCCAAGCCCAAGGACGGCGAGCGCAAGCCCGAGGATAAGGCCAAGGTCAAGGCCATGATCGGCGGCGTCAAACGGGCGCTTTCTGCCGAGATCGACCGCCGCGATGATCTGCCGCCGAGCTCGAAGGCTCTGCTCCAGCAGGCGGCACAGGAACTCGGGGAGATGACTCCTAAGTTCCTGATCAGCCGCCTCGCCGGCAGGAGCCCCGAGTTTTCCTTCAAGGGCGGCGACATGAACGTCGTGATCGAACAATCGGACGCGCGCCAGACCATCGGCGAGGTGTTCGGAGACGACGAGGAAGACAAGCAGTTCGCGAAGCTGCTCAAGGACTACGGAACCGATCCCCATAAGATTCTCGACGGCAAGCCCCCCCCAGAGGCTCACATCGGAGACAAGGGAAACGGCATCAACTTCAAGTGGGAGCCCGGTGGACAACCCGCGAAGGATCCGGCCGAGCGAAAACATGCGGAGATCATGAAGCGCGTGCGCAGCCAGTGGGATGAGATCCAGAAGATGCCCGAGGGCGAGGACCGCAACGCGGCGATGGACCGGTTCTTTGGGGTGGAGGTGGCCAAGGCCCTGCGGGCGATGATCGGCCTGACCTCGGAACTCGACGACTGGCTTGAGAAGGCTGAGCGCATCCCCGGAGGGGTGGCTGCGGGCAAGCGTCCGGAGGACTTCGACCAGGAACAGCTCCATGCCGGGATCAAGGTCGAGATGGAGCACACCCGCGACCGGAAGGTCGCACGGGAGATTGCGATGGACCACCTGACGGAGGACAGGCACTACTACATCAAGCTCCAGAGAATGGAGAAGTCGTCGAAAGCCCCCGCGGGATACGAGCCGGTGCCGAGGAGCGCCCACGGTGGATACCGCAAGCGCCATGGGTCCGGGTACATCTACTGGTATCCGGGGAAGGGCGTGACAACTACCGAGCCGCACGAGGCCGACCTGGCCGAGCACCATCGCGCAACGGCGGCGCTTCTCGCAGAGCCGAAGGACGTGCCTCGAAATCCGCACCATAAGGCCGCGGAGAAGCACATGGCCGCGATGATCGAACACGAGGAAGTCCTCAAGAAGCTGCCGGCGCAAAAGATGATGCGGGCCGATCCGCACAAGGAAGCGCGGGACTCCCACGGAGCGGCGTACATGGCCCACAAGAACGCCGCTATCGCTCACGAAAATGCGTCTCGGACGGGCAACGAGGAGGATGTTGCACACGCCGCCGAGAGAAGTCGCGTGGCCGAGGAAGCCTCGCAGAAAGCGGCCGGCGGTAGTGGAGGAACCTCGGAGGGTGAGGCAGAAGCAAACCGGTGGAAAGATACGGCCAAGAAGTTGTTGGACGCATCGAAGCACGAGGGGCAAGAGGGATTGCACTATCGGGCCTACCTGCGAGCGATCGTCTCTGGTTCGCCGTCACAGCACCTCACGGCCCAGTTCGAGGGTGCGAGAATGGCGAGGGCCGATCTGATCGACGAGCGGGGCAAGTTGGGCAAGTCGGCCATGACCGCCGTGGCCGAGCGAACGGGCAGGGAGAGACCAAGCCCGTACAAGCCGGTAGCAGGCGAGCACGCGGAGGAGAAAAAGCCCGGGCTGCTCCACCGCATCGCAGCCAAGCTCGGCAAGCGCCCCCCGGGGTCCGGTTGGTCCCCGATCCCAGGAGGGGCCAAGGGAGGGTTCCGGAAGATGGGGCCAGGTGGCTACGTCTACTGGTACCCTGGCATGGGAGCTCAAGGGGGAACCCAAGAGCAGGCAGAGCGACACGTCAAGACCGAGGCCGCGAAGAAGGAGATCCAGCACCACGACACCCAGAGTGACAAGTGGCGCGAGCGGTCGGCGAAGAGACAGGAACAGGGCCATCCGCACGAGGCCGTCGAAGCCGCTCGGTCCAAGATGCACGAGCACGCGAACCAGGCTGAGAAGCTCCGCAAGGAGCACAACCTTCAGCACTGGCGCCGAAGCGCGTCTGTTGCGTCACCGGAGGATGACCGCATCGAGAGGGGCACCGCCAGGAAGGCCAAGGCCCCTCTGATCAAGCTGGACAAGGAAGGAGTTGGAAAGATGCCGAAGCTGAAGCCGCATGTCGAGCCGGACAATCCGCCCCTGCCCGAGGCGCACAAGAGCGTCCGCATGGGCTCGGTCGACCTGGGACTGTCCTCGGACGAGTACGTTTGCAAGGCCATGGACGGTGGGATGGAACTCGGGGTCGGCGCCCGGCACTACGATCAGCCGCGGCGGCTGAACGTGGACATGATGAAGGGCACGATCTACCAGGGCGAGGCCGCGTTGCCCAACCAGGCGGACGACCGTGAGGCGTTCATGCGCCAGCAGGTGCTCGATCAGACGCTCGAAGACGACGCCGCGGGCAACCAGGGCAACGGGGGCGACCCCGCGTGGTTCGGTTTCATGGGGGCCGCCGTTCCTCCGACTACCGTGGTCGATGACAGTGACCCGATGGTGAGGCAGGCGTTCCGGAAGCGCGACTGACCGACCGAGGAGCGACCATGGGCTGGCAGGATCGACTGCGCGAGAGCGTGTCCAGCGCTCTCGGGGGGGCGCTGGGCTACATGGGTGGCCTGGCGTTCGACACGTTCGCCAAGGCCGCCCAGGCGGCGCCGGGCGCCAAGAACGACGGGCACCTGAACAACCCGCCGGACATGCCAGATCCTGCGGATCAGGGGGCCAAAGCCCTACTGTACGACCCATTCAGCGTGATCGATCAGCTGGGGTTCAAGGACCGCCCGTCGGGCATGACCTATGCCATGCTCGAAGACATCCACCGCAAGGTCCCGGTGGTCTCGGCGATCATCCAAACCCGCGTCAACCAGGTCGCCAACTTCTGCATCCCCCAGCTGAACGACCGGGAGCCGGGCTACCAGATCAAGCTCCGGGACGAAGAGAAGTCGCCGACCAAGAAAGAGATGGTCCGGGCGAAGGCCATTGAGGACTGGCTGCGCTACACCGGGAGCACCCGCGCCTATGGCAAGGACTCGCTGGAGTCCTTCGTTCGCAAGCTGATCCGGGACAGCCTCGTCTACGACCAGGGCTGTTTCGAGGTGGTCGACAACCGCAAGGGCGAGCCCAGCGACTTCTACGCCGTCGATGCCAGCACCATCCGCCTGGCTGACATCCCCACGGCCGCTGAACCGAGCGACGACCCCAAGCGCGTGCGCTATGTTCAGGTCTATGACGACGTGGTGATCGCCGAGTTCGCGGCGTCGGAGTTGTGCTTCGGCGTCCGCAACCCCCGCACGGGCATTCGTCTCAATGGCTATGGCATGAGTGAGATCGAGATGCTCATCCGCACGGTCACGGCGATGCTCTGGGCCTTCGAGTACAACGCCCGATTCTTCTCCCAGGGCAGCGTGACCAAGGGCCTGATCAACATCAAGGGCGCCATCCCCGACACCAAGCTCGAAGCCTTCCGTCGCCAGTGGTACCAGCAGATCGCCGGCGTGGCGAACGCCTGGCGGACGCCGGTGATCAACGCCGAGGATCTGCAGTACATCAACCTCCATAGCAGCAACCGGGACATGGAGTTCTCGGCGTTCCTGGACTGGCTGATCAAGATCGCCAGCGCCGTCTATCAGATTGATCCATCGGAGATCAACTTCCTGTTCGGCAACACCGGCCAGCAGCAGCAGATGTTCCAGGCGCCGGCCGAGGGGAGGATCAAGAGCTCGAAGGACCGCGGCCTGCGTCCGTTGTTGCGGGCACTCGGAGAGTGGCTCAACCGCTACTTGATCTGGCGTATCGACGAGGATTACCAGATCGTCTTCACCGGCCTGGACATGAGAAGCGGGGCCGAGATCGCTGACCTGCAGAAGAAACAGTCCACCTACCTCAAGACCGTAGACGAGATCCGGGCCGAGGACGATCTACCGCCGCTGCCAGACGGTAAGGGCGAGTGCATCCTCGACCCGACGTGGCTGCAGTTCTCGCAGGCAAAGGAGATGGCGGCCCAGCAGCAGCAGATGGGTCCAGCGGGAGCCGAGGGCGCCGCCCCGGAGGAGGGAGAAGGCGAACAGCCGCCGGAGTCCGAGGGCGGTCAGCCGCCGGGAGACGAGGGCCAGGAGGAGGGACAGCCGGGGCCCTGGGATGAGATGCTCTCTCAGTTCGATGAGTTCCCCGGCACCGAGGGCGAGCCGGAGGAGGAGCAGAAAAAGTCTATGCGCCACCGGCGCACCTACCGAATCGAGGTTTGACGATGGCGAGCACCTATCGAGTGAAGCACAGCATCGCGATCCTGGCGACCCTGGACTCGGACGAGAAGCTGGTCGGATTCGAGCGAGCGGAAAAGACCACGATCCAGACCATCCGCACGGATCTGGAGGTGGGCAAGAGCGACACGCGGGTGATCCCCAAATCCACAACCGACGCTGACTTGGACCTGGGTGGCGTGGGCACGGCGAACCTGCTGTACATGGAGACCGACCAGGAGTTGACGCTCAAGCTCAACGGCGGGACCGAGCAGTTCAAGCTCACTCCCACGAGCGGCGCCAAGGCCAAGCTGTTCTGGGAGGGCGAGATCACGGAGATCAAGGCCAGCAACGCCTCGACAACCGAGGACGCAATCGTGACCTACCTGGTCGCCGGCGTGCCATGAGGGTGTTGATTCAGGCGGATGAGGGGGAGCTGGCAGACAAGCTCGAACCGCTGATCGAAAAGTTACGATCTGAGGCCCACGATCATCTGTGCAAGGCCACCGCCGACGATCAGCAGCCGCGCAAGCTCGACGCCCGGGCGCTTCAGGAATCGATTGACCTGGCTGGTCCGGTGGTCGAGCGCATCCGCCAGGCGATGGTGCGCCGGATGGAAGAGACGCTCAAGGGATCGATTTGATGCCGCTGCTTACCCCCCAGCAACTTGAGGAGCTTCGCCAGATCGTCCGCGACGCCAGCACCGCGGTGTCGGTGGCCACCACTGGCTTGCGGGTGGGGCCAGATGAGCTCAAGCGCCTGGTCGACCTCGGATACCTCCGCGAAGAGGACATCCGCGACCTGACCCTGGACGCTTTCGAGTACGGTAGGCTGCTGGAAAAGCTGCCCGGCCTCGCGCAGATGAGCTACGAGGACTTCAAGCGATACCTCGAAAAGAACCCGGTCGAGATGAGCGAACAAGAGCGTCGAGCTTGGGAGCTCGCGCGAGATCGCGCTGGGCAGTTCTGCGTCGGCCTGGGCACCCGCTGGTCAGGCGAGGTGGGGCCGGCCGTGGTACCCATCGACGAAAAGCTGGCCCAGCAATTCCGCGAGGGCATCCGGGATGAGACCGCAGCCAATGTGGTCAGGCGGGAGGCCGTGGGGACGCTGACCACCAAGCTCCGGCAGATGAGCAGGGACTGGGCGCGCGACTGGGGGAGGATTGCGTCGACCGAGAGCCAGATGGCCTACCAGCAGGGGTTTCTGGAGTCGACCATGCGGCGGTATGGGTCGGAGGAGCTTCTGGCAAAAATGCCAGAACCGACTGCGTGCCCCGATTGCAAGCGGTTGTACCTCGACGAGGATGGCAAGCCCGAGGCCCATCCGGCGAGTTGGTGGGCCGAGCAGGGGGTCAACAACGTCGGGCGCAAGCGCGACGACTGGCTGCCGGTTATGGGCGCCGTTCATCCCTGGTGCCAGTGCGTCCTGACCCGCGTCCCCCGGGGCATGGCGTTCAACGATGACTGGGATCTCGTGCCCGAGAGCATGCTCACGGAGGAGTCGGAAAAGAGTGAAGCGCCCGTCGCCGCGGATGACCTGGTGGCGCGACTGTTGCGCGTGGTCGATCAGTTGCGGGTGATGGCCACCAAGGAAGAGGATCCCGAGCGACGCCGGGACATGTGGGAGCGTCGCAAGCTGGCGCTGAAGCTGATTCAGCACTACCAGCCACTGAGCAAGGCGCGCAAGCTCCACTACCGCACGATGTTCGCGGGCTTGCCGATCAGCGTCGAGAATCGGAAGGGCAGCATCCGTCGTTGGCATGACCAGGCCACTGGCACCGACGGCGAGACGCGCATGCGCGTGCCATACGGCTACATCCGCATGACCGAGGGGACCGACGGAGACCACCTGGACGTGTTCCTGGGCCCGGACGAGAACGCCAAACAGGTCTACGTGGTTCATCAGATGCGCGCTCCGGAGTTCACGGAGGTGGACGAGGACAAGATCATGCTTGGCTGGCCCGACCTGGCCAGCGCCAAGCACGCCTATCTGAGCCACTACGACAACCCCGGGTTCTGGGGATCGGCGACCACGATCCCGGTGGAGAAGTTCCGCGCCAACTGTCTCGCGGGCAAGTATCGAAAGGGTGAGCTGGTCAAGGCCCGGCAGCTCTACCTCGGCCCGCGCGGCGGACGCTGGGCGGATCCGCAGCACACGCGGTCCTATCAGCCAGAGGAGCCGAAGGGCGGGCCACGCCTGCATGAACGGTTCGGCCCCAGTGGAGCTCCGCAGGAAGGAGAGCGCGGCTACAAGGAACCGATCAAGCGCCCCGAGGGCGCGTGGGACGGCGAGGACCCGGACGTGCTGGCGCACGACATGATCGCCGCCGCGCGCAAGGTCTGGGAGGACGTGGACTACGGAATGATCGCCAAGCTGGGCGACCAGGAGCCGGAGGGGGGCGAGGAGCCCGAGTGGCAGGGCTTCACCTACTCCGACCTCCCCGATCTGCTCCACGTTCCCTACAAGGATGGCCAGGGCGAACCCTACACCGACGACCAGCGCCTGATGATCGCCGAGCGCTTGGTCCACATCGCCGGCGAGACCTACGCCCATGCGGCCCAGGGTGAGACCGGAATCGAGTTGCCCAAGGTCAAGCACCGCCGAGGGTGGATGGACGATTGGAACCCCGAGCGGTTCCGGGAGGGGATGGCGATCCCGACGTGGGTGGCCGCGGCCATCCTTGCCGACAGCATGGACCGCGAGCACCGCGAGCTACGCCTGGTCAACGTGCCCAAGACCGAGGCGGCGAAGTTCATCGCCGAGCACCACAAGACGCTGCCCTACCTCAACCCGCGCGGCCTCATGTACGCCATCGGCGTCAAGCGCGGCAATCGCCTGGTCGCGGTCGCCACCGCCGGCCATCCCACCGGCAGGGCTCTGCGCGGGCTGGATCCCCGCAACGTCGTCGAGCTCACCCGGGTCGCCAGCGACGGCACGACCAAGAACGCCGCGAGCATGCTGATCGCCCGGTTGCTCGACCTGCTGGAGACAAGCAAGCGCGGCGATCTCAGCAAGCCCGGGCTGTTCATCACCTACCAGCTTGCGACCGAGCAGGGGAACACCTACAGGGCGCTTGCGGACAAGGGCTTGCGACCAGTGGAGTACATCCGCGGTGACCGGCCCCACGGGGCTCGGGCTGGCGCTGGCGAGGAGAGCCTCACGCGGGTCGACAAGATCCGCTGGGAGGCCGGGCCCGCGGCGGCTTCGGCCGACTGGTCGCTGCTCGAACATCACGAGCAGCTCGACCTGTTCGGCAAGGCCGATGCCCTGGCGGTCGACATCAGCCACCGCTCTTCCGTCGGGACCATGGGCAACTACGGCGATCCCGCGCGTACTCCCGGACAGGTGGCGTTCGCGCCGAGGATGGCCGGTGACCATCCGGCGAGCGAGGAGCGGCGGAGAAAGAAGAAGCGCCGCGGGTTCACCGACGGTCCGAAGGAAAAACAGGATCGCATGCGAGCATTGGCCCCGCCCAATCAAAACTGGGCCCACCCGATGCCCGAGATGGAGGGCCGCGACGAGCGTGGCACCGAGGCCAACCGTGAGGTATTCGACCAAGAGGCCGAGCGTCGCGGTCGGCGGCTGCAAGCCGGTCGACTCACCCTTGGCCCTGGACAGCTGCGCCAATGACCAGGTGCCCATCCTGCTCGCACATGGTGGTCTACCACGCGGGAGAAAAGCTTAAGATTCGCACGTCCATGCTGCTGATCGACAAGGGCGCGGTACAGGTGATCTGTCGCCAATGCGGCGAGCCCGTGCCCATCGACTTGCAGGTAGGGTCAGAGCTATCAAAGGCGCTCGCCGACGATGCCCGTCGGCTGGTCATTGCGAAAAAGGTTGACAGCTAATCTCGGTCGCCCGTAGCGTTAGAGACACATCCGATCCAACCCCAGGGGCCTGACAAAGAGGCGGGGTGCCGATGAGGCGCGTATGGCCCCTGAGTATCCTGTCAGTCCCGAAATCCCGTTCCGGATCGACATTCCCATCGAGGTGTGGCACAAGGCCGGCGAGCCTGGCAAAGAACGCCGGATCGGCGGGGTAATCAGCACCGAGCACGAGGACAAGCAGGGCGAGGTGGTACTCCAGCGCGGCCTGGAGTTCTCGGACTTCATCCGGAACGGCTGGCTCAACGACAACCACAGCCGGGACACCGCCGGGGTCGTTGGCTATCCGCTCAAGGTCGAGCGCACGGTCGTAGACGGCAAGCCCGCGACGCGGATGGAGGGCTATCTCCTCGCAGGCACCACCCAGGCGGACAAGCTCTGGGAATTGGCCCAGGCGCTCCAGCAGACGGACCGGCGTCTGGGGTTCTCCATCGAGGGCAAGGTTCTCAGGCGCTCCGGTGATGACGGCAGGACAATCGCTTCGGCTCGCGTCACCAATGTAGCTGTAACTAACTGCCCCGTTAACACCAAAACCGGACTGGATGTCCTTGCCAAGAGCATGCTGGCGGTCGAGAAGATGCTCACCGCCGGAGCCGCCATATCCCCTCCAGCGACTCCGACCCCTGGCGATGGGTTTGCTCTGCGCACCGAATCACTGGAGGGCGTCAGTAGCCCGTCTCGTCCGCAGAAAAAGAAGCGCAAGCGACGGCTGACCAAGGCCGAGGCCATGCGCGTGATCCATGAACGGCACCCGCACATCACCGGGCGGGCCGCCGAACGAATCTGGCGATTCGCGGCCAGGATGACCAGGAAAGGAGCCTGAGAATGCAACACCTGATGACCGCCGACGAGGCCGCGACCGCTGCGGCCGAGAGGATGTTCGGCAAGAGCGAGGGAGGGATGCCCCAGTCTCAGCAGGCCGCCGATGGTGGTCTGTCGGACAAGGCTCCCGGCAAACCGATGGTCGGCAAGGCCAAGAAGGCCGAGGAGCAGGAGAAGGACAAGGACGAGGAGAAGAAGCCGGCTCCCCCTTGGGCCAAGACGCAGAAGTCGGTCGCCAAGGCCGAGGAAGAGGACGAGAAGGAAGAGGGCGAGGAGGAGGAGGAAGAGGGGGAGGAGGAGGAGGAGAAGAGGGCGAAGAAGGCCGAAGGCGAGGAGGATGGCGAGGACATGAAGAAGAAGAAAGCCTGCAAGTCCGACATCGCCGAGAGCGACCTCATGAAGGCCCTGGACGTGCTGGAAGCCACGGCCGCCGGGGCCGACGGCCCGGTGGACCGCCGCGCCGAGCTCGCGGCCAAGCTCGCCGACGGGACCATCGAGAAGGCCGAGCAGCAAGAGCTGGTGCAGCTGCTTGGCGGGACGGCCGAGCCCGAGGGCGAGGATCTGGACAAGTCCTTCAAAGAGCTGTTCGCGAACGATGACCAGCTCAAGCAGGACTACGAGATCAGCCCCTTCATCGAGCGGCACTCTCAGCTGATTGCCGAGGGTCTCGACTTCCTGCGCACGAGCATGGAAAAGTCGAGCGAGCGGCAGAGCAGCTTCAACGCGGCTCTCGCCAAGTCCTTCCGCAACATCGGCCAGACCGTGCTTGAGCAGGCGGACCTGATCAAGAGCCAGCAGACCCAGATCCGCGCGCTCTCCGAGCGCCTGGGGGTGGTCGAGTCGACGCCCATGCCGCGCAAGAGCGTGAGTGGCACCAGGGCGCTCGCCAAGTCCTTCGACGGCGGCCAGGCGGGGGATGCGCTCTCGCGCGAGCAGATCCTTGAGGGCATGGAGCGTCTCATGCAGAAGTCCCGCAACAACAACTTCATGGCCCCCTGCGGGGAGCCGCTTGAGCGCGCGGTCGCTCTGTACGAGACGACCGGGCACATCTCCAAGAGCATGCTCGGCGACATCAAGGCCGAGCTGGGCAAGTAGACAACCCGCCCGAGACGTTCGGGCGTCAACTCACACGAGCAGAGGAGAACATCATGCAAGGCAACGTGTCGTGGCGGGACTACGCCGGCGTCGAAGGGTACGGGGTGCCGTCTCCGGATGACCTGGCCGATCTGCGCAAGGCGCTCACCGCTGGTCAGTCGATCAACAACCCGGGCGTGTCCGCGGGCGAGGGCTTCCCGCTCAGGATCGAGTCCCTGGAGAACACGCTGAAGGTCGTCACCTACCGCATGGATGACGTGCGGCTGTGGCAGAGCGTGACCAAGCTGCCGGCGTTCAACACGGTCGAGGAGCACAACAGGTTGCGCGAGTACGGCTCGGGGGTCGCGGCGTTCATCGACGAGGGGGATCTCCCCGAGTCGGACGACTCGACCTACAGCCGTGAGTACAGCGTGGTCAAGTACATGGGTGTGACGCGGTCGGTGTCGCACGTCATGTCCTTGATCCGCCCGGCCCACGGCAACGTGATCGCGCAGGAGACCGTGAACGGCACCGCCTGGCTGCTGCGCCAGGTGGAGCGGGCGCTGTTCTTCGGTGACAGCACGATGATCCCCCAGCAGTGGGATGGCCTGGTCAAGCAGATCACCGCCGGCGCCCCGAATCCCACCCTGAACGTGATCGACATGCGTGGCCGCCCGCTGTCCGAGGATGCGCTCAACGACGGGTGCCTGATCGTCAAGACCGAGCCCAACTACGGGCGCGCTACCGACCTCTACCTGGCCGATGGCGCCTTCAGCGATCTGGCCAAGGGCTTCTACCCGGCCGAGCGCATCCCGCTCAATCCCGCTGGGTGGCAGAACGGGATGGTCGGTCTGAACATCCAGGGCTTCTACAGCCAGTTCGGACCGATCAAGTTCAGCCCCGACACCTTCATCCAGTTTGGCCCGGTGGCGCCATCGACCGCCGCGGGCCCCTCGGGCAAGCGCCCGAGCACCCCGACCGAGAGCGTGGCTCCGACGGAAGTGTCGCTTGGCGGGGGCGAGACCTCGTACTGGGTCGCCAGCGACAGCGGCGACTACTACTACAAGGTCTGCGCCATCAACCGCTACGGCCGGTCGGCCGCGGTGGCGATGACAGGTCCCTGCACTGTCAGCAGCGGCAAGAAGGTGACCATGACCGTCGCCGACGGCAGTGACGCCGGCACGGCCTTCGAGCTCTATCGCTCAACCAAGGATGGCCTGGCGACAACGTGCAAGCTGGCGAAGACCACGGCGCGCTCCGGCGCAACCACTGTGCTCACCGACTGGAACGCCGAGCTCCCCGGGACCTCCAAGGCGGTCCTGATCCAGCAGAACCTGGAGTTCTTCTCGTTCAAGCAGCTGGCGCCGTTCCTGAAGATCCCGCTCGCCACCATCTCCACCGCGATCCGGTGGATGCAGCTGATCTACGGGACGCCCGTGGTCTACGCCCCCGGGCGAGCCGTGATCTACAAGAACGTCGGTCGCGCCAGCGGAAGCGCTGGGCTCGACAACTCTCGGCTCTACGGCGTCTAGCCGTGACCGGATGAACGTAGGCTAGTGGGGGGGCCTGGGCGGTTGGCCCGGGCCCCCCGATAGCCAAGGGAGGTAGCATGCGAGTCCAGCATCGAGTCCGACGGCGCGGGGCAAACGACCCGGGTCTGATTCTGGTCGGCGGCGCGCGCTACGTGATCGACGAGATCGGGCAGGTGGACGTGTCCGACGAGCACGCGGCGATGATGCTCCAGGGCTCTGGTTGGGTGCAGGTGAAGCAAGCCGTTCGGCCGCCTCCCGCCCCCACCCCCGCTCCGGCTGCGCCGGATGTCGAGCGCGAGCGCCTGCTCGCCCGGGCCGAGACGCTTGGAATCAAGCTCGACCGTCGGTTGTCGACCAACAAGATCGCCGCGGCCGTTGAGGCCGAGGAGGAGAAGCGGAAATGAGCGTAGAACGTGTGACCCACCGCGACATCGAGCAGCTCGACGCCGATACGGTCGCGGGAGAGAAGATCCTGTCCTTCAAAGTGACCCTCGCGGGGTCGGCCCCGCATTCGATCCTCTTCAAAGACCAGGGGCTGCTCCCGATGGCCGATGCCAACTACCGCATCTTGGTCGGGGGCGAAACCGCGTCGGTGGTCCATGTCGACGAGTCCAGCATCACCGAGGCGGGATTCGATCTGCTCCACGGGGTGGCCGCCGAGATCGTTCACGTCCTGGTTCAGGGTGTCCAGGCGACGGAGTAGACCATGAGCGCCATGTACATCCGCGGAGGGATCCCGCGGTTTCTGGCGGGCGGGGCCGACGCCACGGCCTGGAGCAGGTTCGAGTTCCCAGACGGACCCTGCAATTCGCTGGTGTTCAAGAACACCGGTGCGAATCCATTGCTGTTGGCACTCTCGAAAGAGGACGCCGACGCGGGAGTTGGGTGGACGGTTGGAAACGGGGTCACCGTGGGCCCATGGCCGGCAGAGTCGGCGACCATCTGGGTAAAGGCCACGGTGAGCACGACAACATGGGAAGCCCTGGCCTTCATTCGCCGCGGGTAACGACGCAGCTTTGGGCCATGGACACGAGAGGTATCCATGGGGGTCACGCTACGACGATCCGGGGGAAGTCGCACTCTGGTTGTCGAATGCCCGGCGGGAGCGCTGGTCGGCGACATGGTCTACGTCGCCGGGGACAAGACCCCCGGGGGGTTGTATCTGGTCGACCTGTGCCACATAGACTTCCCGAACCGGCGACCCGTGGGCATGATACTGCAGAAGTCGACTTCCACCCTCGGGACGGTGTTGCTCGACGGTGAGGCTACCTCTGTCTATTCCGGTTTGACTCCGGGACATCATCTGTTTCTTGGATCTGGATCTGGAGCGCGTCTGACGCATTCTCCACCCGGGAGGCCACTGTCCGGGAAGAGGTGGCTGCAGGCTGCCGGTGTGGCATTGGCGACGGATGCGCTTTTGCTTCGGATTGATCAGCCTGTTGTTCTGCAGGCTTCATAGGAGAGCGGGAACGATGAAACGCAAGCGATGCGGCGTGAAGGGTTGCCGACGGCAACAGCAAGAGGGGATGGACGTGTGCCGGGAGCACTTCCGAGCTCCCGTACCGATCATCTATCCGGTCGACGAGGTGCTGAAGATGGAGCCGCTGGAGCGGCTGAACGTCGGCAAGGTCGAAGCCGAGCTGGCCAACCTCGCACAGGCGATTCGCATCCATGACCTGGAGACCAACCAGCTGGCCAGGGAGCACGCGGACGCGATGCAGGCCCGTGCCGCCCATCGGGCGCAGCTGATCTCTGCTTTCAGCGTGAAGAAGAAGGAGCAGGAGAGCACGATCCAAGAGGTGGCGCAAAAGTACGGACTTGACGCCACGAAGATGGCCTACGATCCCGACACTGGCATTCTGCGGGATCTCACCAAGGAAACGACCGAGTAGCTCGTCCGGCATGGTGTCGGCGTAGCACCTCGGCTTTCTGGACTTCGGAAGGGGACACGAAAATGGCAGCTCGCAAACCGTTGTTCATGGGGACCGAGGGTTTCAGCGAGGAGATGGCCACCGGCGACAGTATGACCCTGGGTGGACTCACCATGGGCGGCAACATCGCCATGGGGACCAACAAGGTCACCGGCATGGGAGCGGCGACCGGCTCGGGAGACGCTCTGGCGTATGGACAGTCGGGAGGCAGCCTGGCGGGGCTGGCCCTGACCGGCAACCTCACCATGGGCGACAACAAGATCACCGGGCTGGGGGCTCCGAGCGCTGCGGGGGACGCAGCCAGCAAGAGCTACGTCGACACCATGGTGGTCACCGGCGGCCAGTTCAAGGCGGCCCTGCTGACCACCGACCAGAAGTCGGACTCCCTGGGCATCAAGGCCGCGGAGGTGCTGTTCTTCGCAGCCCAGCCCGTCGCCACCGACACCGTGATCTTCAAGAACGGGACACTCACCAGGACCTACACCTTCGTCGCGAACCAGGGGGCAGAGTCGGCCGACACCGATGTGTCCATCGAGTCCGACGCCGTGACCGCCATGCAGCGCCTGGTGACGCGCGCCATGGCCGACACGGGCAACACCCAGTGGGACCTCTTCTGGGAGCCGGCCGATCAGGACCGCATCAACGCCGACGGCGTGATCGTGGTGGTCGAGCGGACGACCGCCTCGGGGGCCAGCGCCAGCCGCATCTACGGCGTGTGGGGAACGCAGACAAACTCGAAGGTCGTGCAGTACGCCAGCGGTGCTACCCCGACCGTGGCAAACGACTACACCGGCATCACCGCGGTGGACCTGCCGTCTTCGGACCCAGCGGCCGGCCGCTTCGGCTACCGGGCTCAGGCCGCGGCCCTGGTAGACGGCGAGCTGCACTACTTCCTGGGCGAGGACGAGATCTGGGGCTGGGACGCCGACACCGATGTCTGGCAGCAGTTCAGCGGCACCGGCTCGATCCCGGACGCGACCTCGGCCGCTGGCGGTGGGACCAAGGGCAAGATGACGGCTGACGAGGACTACGCGCTGTACCTCGCTACCGGCATCCTGCGGCTGAAACTGTCGACCTCGGGTGGCTTGCAGTTCGCCACCGGGACGCCCAAGGAGCTGGCCGTCAAGATCGAGGCCAGCAAGGGATTGACGGTCGGCGGTAACGGGCTGGCTGGCGTGGCCGATTCGTCCAAGGCCATGAGCGTCGGCGCCAGCGGCTTCGGTGTGGACATCGCGGCCAGCAACCCCGGCCTGCAGTACGACGGGTCCGGAGACCTGCAGGTCAAGCCGAACGGGAACAAGGGCGTGGCGGTGGACGGCGATGGCGTGCAGGTCAAGGTCGACGGCACGACCATCACCTTCAACGGCTCTGGCCAGATCCAAGCGGCCGAGACGGCCGAGGCCAAGCGCGTCGAGAACACCCTGACCACCGCGACCGACACGGTGGCCGTGGCCGACCCGGTGTACGCCAACGGCGACGAGACCATCGGCAAGGCCGACACGACCGACACCAAGGCCAGGGTTCTCGGCATCATCCGCAGTGGCTCGGGGGCTGCGCCGCAGGCGGTGCAAGTGGTCACCTGCGGCCGGTGCGATGGTGTTCTGTCGAGCGCCACGGCGAACACCCCGTACTACCTCCAGGACGGAGGTGGCATCGGAACGGGCCTGCCGGCGGCAGGCAAGCGCGTGATCCTGATCGGCTACGCCATCGGCGACACCGACCTGATGGTCGACATCAAGGACTACGGGAAGAAAGCAGCGTAGGTGAGCCATGGCAAAGCCTGACATCAAGATCACTCCCAAGAGGTTCGCTGACCGGGCTACCCGCATCTTGGTCCGAGGCAGCGCGCAGGTGGCGACCGGCTGCACGCGCACCAAGGACCGGTCCGGGTACGTGGTGGGTCACTTCACCACGCACGGCCAGGCCCAGCAGTGGAAGCATGACGTGGAGGCGCTTGGGTACCGAACGGACATCCCCGTGTCTGACAAGCACATCGTGCTGGCCACGGCGACCTAGCATGGCCCGCCGGACCAAAGCCAAGGCACCGGAGACGGTGGCTGACCTTCGCCGGTCGGCTGCCGTCTCCGGTGCAGTCCGGTGCAAATCCAGGCGCACTTACCTGGCTGCGCACTTCACCTCGGCCGCCCAGGCTTCTAAGTGGGCGGCCATGGTTCCACAGGCTGTGGTGGTAGACGGGAAGCCCACCATCGTCCTGGCCCGGTTGGAGGCGTAGTGGCGCCACCCCCCAACCTCGACCGCGTGCAGGCTGTCAAGTGGGAGGACCCTTCCCACGGTGGCACGCAGGAAGACGCCTACCCCACCGGCATCGACGAGACCGAGGATGCCTTGTCTGGTCGGGGGCTTTACGGGCAACCAGCCGGCGGGCCGGCTGACGAGGATGTTCTGATCTGGCGGGACGGGTCGGACTGGAAGTTCCAGGACCAGACCACCGGGCCGCACACCCTGCAAGACCTGGCTACCGGCGGGTCTGGCTTGACGGCCGATGGGCACAAGGTGCTGCGGCAGCTGATCCACTTCATCGATGAAGGTCCGGCCGAGGGGTTCGACAGCGGATCCTATCGGGAGGTGACCGGAACCGTCTTTCCCACCGCCATCGTCTGGTGGGAGTCGAGCTCTAAGCTGAAGAAGATCGTCGAGAAGTTGATCACCTGGACTGGAGCCTTTCCGACTACGGTCGTCTGGAAGGTCTACGATGTGGCTGGAGCACTGGTCGCGACCGTGACAGACAGCATCACCTACAGCGGTGCGTTCGAGACCAGCAGAACAAGGACCGTGTCATGAGCGACTCGCCGGTATCGATCATCTACGGCTCGGATGGCGTAGGCGGGTACGAGGAGAAGGGCACCAGCTCCAAGCCGTTCCGCACCGACCCGACGGGGGCGACGACGCAGCCCGTCTCGGCCTCGACGTTGCCGCTACCGGCTGGGGCGGCTCAGGAGTCAGGGAACCTCGCCACTCTGGCGGGAAAGGACTTCTCTACCCAGACGACTTTGGCCGCGGTTCTGGCCAAGCTGTCGAGCGACCCCGCGACTCAGACGACCCTGGCGGCGATCCTGGCCAAGTTGGACGTGGCCCTGTCCACTCGTGCGGCTGAGTCTGGCGGGAACCTGGCGACGCTTGCGGGCAAGGACTTCGCGACGCAGACCACGCTGGCTGCGGTGCTGGCGCAGCTGGACGTGGCCCTTTCTACCAGGGCCAGTGAAACCACGCTGGCCGCGATCAAGAGCACGGACGGGGTTAAGAAGATCACCGACCCACTACCCGCCGGCACGAACGAAGTGGGAAAAATCGCGCAGGGAACGGCCGCGGCCAATGCCTCGGCCTGGCCATCCAAGCTGGTCGACGGAGTGAACGCGGTTGAACTAGCTTGCGCCGACTCTACAAGCATTCCGGCGAACACCCGCGGGTTGCTTGCAATGGGGTCCTGCGCCGAGGGCGACGCTCACTTCCTACTGGTCGAAGAGGACGGAGTGCTCAGGGTGGCTGCCGCTCCACCCAAGCCGCCCGGAGCTTCGACTGAGGTGGTGCTCGCCTCGGATGACCCGCTGTCGATCACCAGTGACGACTACGACGAGTACACCATTCCAGATGGCAAGATCTTCCACCTGCAGAACATCTCCTGTGGAGCCGAGGGAGACCCATCCGAGAGGGGGTCTCGCATTGACGTGATCTTCAACGACAACGGCACCATGCGATATGTGGAACGGGTCTACATCGCTGGATCGAGCGTGTTTGAGACGCTGCCTGACACGAGCAAGTCCATAGACGGGACCACTATGCTGGGTGACGGCTCGACGAAGAAGATCCGGCTGCTGCGCCATCGTCTTTCAGGTGCGGCACAGGAGGTGTTCGCCGTGATTCGCGGGTACGTGGTGTGACATGCCAGTCAACTCGTTCAACCTCGCGTTCTGCGACCCACGGATGCTGCGCCGGTTCGGCAATCTCACAGCCGCGTCTGGGTCAGAGGTGCTACTGGCGGCCAGGGCCTACGTCGAGCAGAGCAGTGAGGCCCAGCGATCTGTCCAATCCACGTCTGCCCAGGACGCTGCCGGCGGGAGCGGAGCCAAGAAGGTCAGGATCGTGTACCTGACCAGCAACTACGTTCTCAAGTCCGAGGACGTGACGCTGAACGGCACGAGCAAGGTCAATACCGCGAACAGCGACATTCGCTTCGTGGAGAAGTTCCATGTGATCGAAGGTGCTGCGGCTGTGGGAGCGATCAAGCTGCTAAACGGTACGGGCGGTGAGGCCGCGGAGTTCTGCGGGATCGGCGTCGGCACCTATGACGCTTTCCTGTGCCACCACTACGTGCCAGCTGGAAAGTCTGGGTATGTGCACAGCTGGTGGGCGTGCGTGGACGATGAAGTGAAGTTCAAGCTCCTGGGTCGGTCTACCTACGGGTTGAACCTGGTCGACGAGCACTGGGACCTCCACAACCTCATGGGCATCGCCACACCGCCGGGCCACCTGGAGTTCGACAAGAAACTGCTGGGGGTGCCCTACTCGGAGAAGGCGTACATCAGAATCACCGTCGTGCCCAACCAAGCCACGTCCACTGTGATTCGTGGCGAACTTCGCATCTGGGAAGAATAGGAGAACCGATCATGAGAGTCTTTCTGCTGTCGCTGGTCCTGCTTGCATCGTCTCTCTCGCATGCGCAGACGTGTCCGACACCATCACAGTTGGCAACCGACCTGAACGCTGCCTCGCAGGCCGCGGTGATCTCGCTCAGTGGGGTCAACCCGCTCAACTGCCCTGAGATCAGCATGGGAGAAACATGGACCGGCGGGAAGTTGATTTTCGCCGATTCGCCCGAGACGCCGACCCAGCGGGGCAAGCTCTACGAGGACACCGGGCTGTCCTACACAAGCGGGACAACCTACAACCGCGTCTTCGTCTACCACGTCAACGGCTACAGCGGGTCGACCAAGATGAAGTTCGCGGTGCTGCTGAAGAACACCAGTGGATCGTCGGGTACCTTGACTGTGCAGAAGACAGGGACCGCCGGGCCGAGTACGAGTTACCTTTACGCGGGCAAGCTGGCGTTCCAGCGTTGGCTGCAGTCGACCGCGGAGACTCCGGTCACGGTCACGGCCGGGCAGACCGTGAGGTTGACGACCGCTATCGAGACACTGGCCTCGCCCGCGTATCTGATGCACGGAATCTACGACTACAGTTTCACCCAGACCCACCAGATCACGGTCTGCGCGCTGGACCGCAACGACGATCCGGTCTCCGTCTGCCCGGGCCTGTCAGTGCTCTCCAGAGACTCACACCAGCGGGGGACGTTCCCGTATGCCGACAAGGTCTACGACACGGCCAGCGGAATCCAGATCGACACAGCCGACGGGGTGCAACAGTTGCCAGTGGCAGCCGGCTCGACAAACGACACCAACGCCGTCGGTGTGGACGCCACCGACAGCTCGTCGCAGACGCTGACCGGCAACTACGGGGTGCTCTACAAGATGCACTTGAACACCAAGGCCAGCGACAGCAAGAAGCTGGGGTTCCTGCTCAACCCCCGAGGCGGCCAGTGGGGAGGTGCCCAGTGGGCTGTGGCTGGCATTACCTCCGGCGGCAAGATCCTGATCCCGGACGGATCGGCATCGACCGGGGACAACACCAAGGGCGCGGTTTCTGGCAAGTACGACCCGGGAAGCAGCTTCACGGTGTGGGTCCAGTGGATGCCCACGGGGGGGAGCGCCATGCCGCTGCGGTTCGTGGGAGTGCCGTACTGATGAATCTGTACGCCGCGGGCGAGATCGCCAGGCTCAGTTTGCAGCTGGAGGATGGGCTGTCCAACCGCTATCCAAGGGCATCGGCCTATCGTCTGGGGTCTCTCGAATCGGAAGTCGACCTGGCGCATGTGATCGACGGCCTGTACGAGGGCAGCTGGATCCCGGCGGCGTCTGACATCTACTCCGTGACGTACAGGGTGTTCTTGGATGCCGCGCGGACTGTCGAGGACCCGGCCTATGGGATTGGCATGGAAAGTTGGCGGTCCATCAACGGGCTGACTGGCCCCATCGCGGATGCGGTGCTTCGGGAGGTAGTTGCCGACCACTCGGGGGTTCCTGGGTCGCTCGCGGCCGTGGTCGCGACGCTGGAAGCGCGTCTGACAGCGGCCAGGGCTGCCAGCCTGGACTTGATCCCCAGCATCTCCGACCAGGCCACGCTCGCCAGAAAGATCATGCAGAACCGTCTAGAGCTCACTGAGGGCGCAGCCTCCAACTGGGTGCTCTACGACGACGACAGCGTTACGCCGCTGCTCACCTGGGACGTGCAAGACAAGGACGGCCAGGGCATCCGGATCGCTGGCTTCACGCCCGCTCGCAGGAGGCCCGCATGACCCTGGGAGCTATCGTCACTTTGGGACACGGGGCCGGGGCGATCACGACCTGGGGATGGGGTGGTGGTATGCCCGCGGTCTGGCCGGACAAGCCGCTGGAGCCGGTGATACGTGAGACGGTCGAGTTACGACCGCAGCTGGTGGATGGCAGCGAGTCTCCGCGGCGGTCTGGCGTCCGAGCCAAGGTGTTGCGACCGGCGGTCACGGACGGCGCGGAGAAGCCGCGCAGGCCCAGCGCTCGTTCGCGCGTGCTCAAGCCCGAGCTGACCGAAACCTCTGCCGGGCCCCGGCCGCGGGTGAGCGCGCGCAAGGGACCGCGTCCCAGCCTGGCTAAGGGCAAGGACTTGCGTCCCAGCGTCACGGACACGCAACAGGCGCCCAAACCGGCCGCCAAGCAGACCGAGGATCTGCGGCCCTTGATCGTCGACACCAAGAAGCAGGAGGACGAATAGATGGCCGCGATCAAGCTCAAGATCAGCGTCGCCGAGTTGGAGAACGTGCTCACGCTGTTCAATCGGATCAAGGTCTACCGCGCGGACGACGGCATCAGCGGCACCTACTCGGAGATCACCGACGAGGACAGTCGCATCCGCTTGCAACAGGGGATCACGCTCTACCTGTTCGACGATGCCGCGGGCCAAACGACCAGCTGGTACAAGACCAGCTACTACCACACCGACACCGCGCTAGAGAGCGGGCAGTCCGACCCCCGGCAGGGCGAGGACATGGAGCTCAACAGCCTGGTCATGAGCGTCCAGGATCTCAAGGACATCTACCTGTTCGGCGTGGACCTGACCAATGATCTCGGGGAGCCATTCCCGGACGTGATGTTCGAGTGGTCGATCAAGTTCGCCATCGACTGGTTGGAGCACGAGCTGGACATCCGGTTGCGCCCGACAACGATGGATGAGCGGTACGACTATTACCGAAGGGATTTCTCCGAGTGGATGTTCATCAAACTCCGGCAGAGCCCGGTCATCTCGGTCGAACAGGTAGCCCTTATGTGGCCGGCGAATACCGAGGTGATGGTATTCCCTGCCGAGTGGATCAGCCTGATCAAGGACTGTGGGCACATCAACATCGTCCCGACCTCGACCGGAATCAGCCAGGTGTTGTTTACGGCCGGCGGGACGTTCCTGCCCCTGCTGGCCCAGGGCCGGGACTACATCCCTAACGCCATCCGTGTGCAGTACACTGCGGGGTTCGAGGCTGGCAAGCTCCCGTTCGACCTCCGGGAGCTCATCGGGAAGAAGGCTGCGTGCGGACCCCTGAACGTCGCGGGTGACCTCATCGCAGGCGCTGGCATCGCCAGCCAGAGCGTGTCGCTAGATGGCGTGAGCCAGTCCATCAGCACCACGAGCTCCGCGACCAATGCCGGATACGGCGCGCGGATCATTCAGTACGAAAAGGAGATCAAAGCCTGGCTTCCGATGCTCAGAAACTTCTACAAGGGCGTCCGGCTGGCGGCGGTATGAGATGAGCGATCTGGATCTCAAGCCGCGCATCCTCACGGGCCTTCCGACAGGAAACAAGGGCCGGCCTCGGGCGGACATGCGCCCGGAGTTGATCGATGCGTTCCTGGACAGCAAGGGCTACCTCGTGTGGTGGTCCAGGGCGGCCGTCTGCCCCTGTCGCCAGAACGATCAGACCGAACAGCCCAAGCTCACCTGCCCCCTGTGCAAGGGCAGCGGATGGCACTTCTACCTGCCCGAGGTGGGCCTACAGAATTGCGCCGAGGACGCCGATGGAAACCCCATCGAAATCAACGCCGCTGGCGATGCGGTTCTGATCTCGGCGGTGATGACCCAGGCGACCCAGGACCCCCAGGTCTACGAGCGGTTCGGGGGGTTCATCTTCGGCACCTTCCGGGCGACGGTCCACAGCCGCAACCGCCTGGGCTACCGCGACCGCCTGGTGATGTCCGAGTCGCTGATGATGTTCGGGCAGCTGCTTCAGGCCGACGGCAGTGCGCGGATCTCGGTCAAAACCGCCGCGGCCGGGCAGAAGGCGCTCTGGTACCCGGTGGTATCGGTCAATCTGCTACGCAGCGAGTCACGGGTCTATGCCGAGGGCAGCGACTGGCAGCTGGACTTGGCGGACGGGTCGATCAAATGGTCGATCACACCGCCCGCGGCGGGGACGATACTGACCTGCAACTACGAGATCCATCCAGTCTACCGGGTAATGGACCACGTTCACGCGGTCCGGGATACAAATGTCGCCAAGAAAGCGAAAACCAAGCAAGAACAGCATCGGATGTTGCCGGTGAACGCGATGGTCAAGCTGGATTTCCTGCTGGGGGGAGGTGGCGAGTGATCGACGTGGACATCAGCGAGGCTCTGCCCGAATCCCTGATGCAGATGCTTGAGAGCCTCGATCTGGTCGAGGCCGTTCTCGACGACGTGGCCGCGTCCGCCCGGGCCAAGTGGCAAAGGCTGGCCCAGACGGAGTTGCATACGACCAGGCAAAGCTACATCGAGGGGATCCAGGAGGTGGAGAGCGAGCCCGGTCTGCGCTCGATCGCGCTGGTTGGTTGGCTCGCGAACGCGGTCGAGAACGGGATGGACTCGTTCGATCTGAGGGAGACGCTACTTGGGCCGAACGCTACCACCCGGCGTGCGTCGAGATCCGGGGGCTGGTACGCCAACGTGCCGTTCCGTCATGGCACACCCGGGTCGACCGGTCTGGCCGGTCAGCCAATGGGCTCCCCCTACGCTCCGGCGGGGGCGTTGTCGCGGGCCGGAGGGCCGCTCACGGCCGATGCCGCGAAGGCCCTGGGCAAGGCCGTCTATGCCGCGGCCAAGCGGTTATCCTCCCGCGGACCGCACGGGAAAGGACGCACGACGGTGCCGGCGAGCGAGGGCGGTCCTCTGCTACGGCCGCACCACGCGACGGGTATCTACACGGGCATGCGGCACGAGCGAAAGCCCTACGTCAATCCGACCACGGGCAAGACAACTGTGCAAAGCACTTACGGCACGTTTCGCCGGATTAGCACCGAGAACACCACGGGCTGGATCCATCCAGGCATCGAACCCCACCGATTTGTCGAGCAGGTCGCCGACCATGTTGGGGTCATTGTTCCGGCTGTGATCAACCAGGCCATCCAGGCTGCCATGAGTGGGAAATGAGCGCGTTTGTCGAAAGGATCATCTGGGAGCGGCTGCACAGCCAGGTCGAGGAGCTCAAGCTCGAACCCGTGCTCTACGAGAAGTTCCTGATCGGGTGTGGCCTGCCGGAAGAGGAAGCCAAGATCGGGCGCGAGCGCTGGGAGGAGCGCCCGGTTTCGGTGGTCCACGGTTACGCCCGTGGGGGAACTCCGTTCCCGGTGATTGCCCTGGTGCTGGGACAGGAGTCGACTGCCCAGGACTACATCGGCGAGGACGGGGAGATGCTGGACGAAGACGGCATGCCCTACCTTGACGACCATGGCAACGTCGAAGATCCGCACGTCCGTCGGTGGGAACAACGGTACGACGCCTATGTCTATGCGGACCACCCGGACGAATGCTTGTATCTCTACCAGCTCGCCAAGCACATCCTGGTCAGCGGCCGATCCGTGTTTCAGGCAGAGGGCCTGGACGAGATCACCTACAGCGGCGCCGAGCTGGCGCCCGACCCACGCTACATGCCGTCGGAAATGTTCACCCGGCGGTTCTCGATAACCCTTCGGGCCGATGAGGAGTACCATGACCCGATACCGCAGCGTGGGACCACGATCAGGGGCATGGTTGTCGCCGATGACGAACCGGTCGTGGCCCCGGGCATGACCGAGGCCGAACGGACAGAAGCCGAGTCGGTGGTCCGAGGCGTCACCGTCTACACGGAGGAACCCACATGAAGTTGACAGCCAGGCAATTCACGATTGCGCGAGGAGAACGCTGGGAACGATGCGGGGGGTTCCTTCATTGGGCTGCCGCGCAGTGCGGGAAGAACCATAGGGCTTCGATTCAGGAGTGGACCGTCCTATGGGACAGGTTCTGGTCCACCCCGGTAACCAACTAGAGGAGGCATCACATGGCCGCTACCACGATCTTTTTCAACGGCCGACTGATCTCTGTGCCCGGAAGCTACACCGAGGTGGATGCCTCCGGACTTGAGACCGTCGGGCTGACCGCCTCGGGCATTGTCGCCTGCCTGGGGACAGCCGTAGGGGGAAAGCCCTGGACGGAAGTCGGAGACAGCGATGTCAGGACTAACCTGCAAGTGGCTTCGTCTCCGGCGCAGCCGCCCAGGTTCTTCCGCGAGGGTGACCTCAAGGAAGCGGCCCCGTTGCTGTTCGGGCCGTCGGATGACGAGGACATCCCCGCGGGAGCCCAGGAGGTGGTGTTCGTCAAGACCAACCCCGCTGCGCCCTCGGTGGCGTCGTTCTCCAACAGCGGGGGGACGGCCTTGGAAACCGAGAGCCGCGACTACGGCTACTTCACGACCCAGATCAACCAGCAGATCGGAAACGGGACGAACAAGGGCAAGCTCTTGACCGTGATCTTCGAGGACGTGGAGGAGGTGTTTGACGACGTGGGCGGGGACGAGATGTTCAAGATCACGTTCGCGGCGACCACCCCGGCCGACGGGTACTCGACGCTGACGGCGACGGTCACCGCATCCGAGCTCTACAGCTCGTTCACGGTCGCCCGGGCCGGCCTGGACAGCGACATCAGCAACCAGGTGACGCCGGGTGCGAAGTTCGAGTTGGTGTCCAGCGACGCCGATGACGACCAGACGGTCACGGTCTACGGCCTGAGCGCGACCAACGCTGCCCAGTCCGAGGACGTGGTGGTCGACGGCACGAGCGTGGTGCAGAGCACCAAGACCTGGAACAAGGTCCACGGGGCCAAGATTGGCAGCGCTCCGGATGGGACCATCACCATCCGAAACCTGTCCGGAGGTTCCACGATCACGACCCTGACATCGGTGGCCCTCACGAAAGGGCTGCGCGTGCTGTCGGATGTCGCGGTGGCGAAGGTGGTCCTGTCGGCGGTCCGTTCGGCCTCTGGTACCGAGAGCCTGCTGGTGATCGGAAAGAACAACGGCGGGGCGGCCCAGATGGAGAAGGTGACCCTCACGGGAACGACCCCGGTGTCCACCACCGGCACCTGGTCGGCGCTGGACTACCTGGCCATGGGCGAGGTGGCTGCGGCCGGGACCGTGACGGTCTCGGCCAAGTCCGTCAGCGCCCCGTTCGCTGGTCTGCCGACGCTGCAGAAGCTGGCTGACCGCTTCAATGGCACGCCCGGCTACACGCTCACCCTCGTTACCGGGCGCACGACGTTCTTGGGGTCCGACCTCGACTATGCCGCGGCGACCAACGTGCTCGACCCGGCCGAGGCCACGTTCTACGCGAACCTGGCGTTGATCGTGGAGAAGCTGAACAACGAGTCGGCGCTCATCTCGGCAGCCCGGGCCACCGGCGGATCGGGAGCGCCCGACAACACCACGGGCCCGGTATACCTCGCCGGCGGGCACGAGGGGGACGACACGCCGGGCCAGGAGGGGGTGCCCACCACGACGTTCGCGGACTGGCAGGGAGCGCTGGACCTGCTCAAGAAGGTTCGGGTCAACACCATCGTCGCAATCACGGCTGATCCGGCTGTGCATGCGGCGGTGAAGGAACACTGCAAGTACATGGGTGGAGTCGGTCGTTCCGAACGTGACATGGTGGTGGGGGTGCTCAACACGGGCATGACCAGTTTGGCCACCAAGGCCGAGATCAAAGCCCAGATCGTGGACCTCAACACCCGTCACGCCCGCGTGTGGGCCCAGCAGGTGGAGCGGTACAACACAGTTGGCGAAAAGGAGCTGTTCGATCCCCCCTTTGGAGCGTGCATCATCGCGGGCATGCAAGCGGGTAGCCCCGTTGGCACGTCGCTGACCTGGAAGTACATGAACACGCTGTCGCTCAAGCAGCACAGCAGCTGGAACCCCAACGACGATGCCGAGGAGATGATCCAGGCTGGTCTGTGTTTCGGCGAGACCGTCGATGGCGTGGGGCGGCGGGTGGTCCGCAACGTCACGACCCACCTGTCGAGCTCGAACATCGCCTACACCGAGGCATCGGTGAACGAAGCCGTCAACTACGCGGTCTACAACTTCCGCGGGCAGATGGAGACGATGGTAGGCAAGAGCGGATTCGCCGGGTCGGTCACGGCCGCCTACGGCCTGGGCGTCAACATCCTCGGCCAGCTCGTCGGGGTAGCGTTGGTGGCATACCGCTCGCTCCAGATCTCGCTGATTCTCGACGTGCTGGAGGTGGCGGTCGAGATGGCACCGGTGTTGCCGATCAACTTCGTCAAGTCCACCGTCCACCTTGTTGCCGTGCCCCAGAGCGCGGCGACGGCATAGGAGAGAACCATGGCCGAGAAAGGGCGAGTTTTCACCGGAGCACGGGCCCGCTTTCTGCTGAACGGCAAGAAAGTCGGCTACGCGACCAACGTCTCGGGGTCCGAGGAGATCACCTACGAACCCATTGAAGTGCTGGACAACCTCCAGGTCGAGGAATACGCACCGACCGGCTATCGCGTAAGTTTCACCGCATCGATGGTGCGGATCGTCGGAGAGAGCGTCAAGAGCGCCGGCTGGTTCCCCAAGCTTGGTACCAGTCCCGAGGAACATCTCAAGAACGTGCTGCTGTCGGGTGACCTCGCGGCCACCATCGAAGACAACAAGACCAAAAAGATCCTGCTCACGGTCGAACAGGTGAAGCTCGCGAGCCACAACTTCACCATCAACGCTCGTGGCATCGTCGGGCAGGACATGACGTTCGTCGCAATTCGCATGCGCGACGAGGCTGACAGCTAGCATCCTCTACCGCAACCGATGGTATGCGCAGAAAGGAGAGCGGGAACAATGGGCGGAATGACCCAGGCAATGAAGAGTCCGGAGGAGCTGAAAGAGGACCTCGACGGGAAGGACGAGGCGTCCGAGGACAAGTACGAGAAGATCGCATCTGACCCGAAGATGCAACCCGAGTACGAGTTCGAGATCGACTACACCGACAACCGGGGGAAGCGCTGGCACGGCACGTTCGTCAACCGGATCTTGACCTACAGAATGAGGACCCAGGTGGGGACGATCCGGGCGCAGATGAACGGGGGCTTGCCGATGGAGGCGTTGGACCTGAACACCTTGGATATGACAGAGAAGGTCGCGCATTTGACGGTCAGCCTCGGAAAAAGACCGCCGTGGGCGATGGGGGAGAAGCTGTCCAATTTGCACGATCCGCAGATCCTGGACCGGATCTATGCGGAGGTGGCCTTGCATGAGGCCACGTTTCGCGGATCTGGAGAAGATCAGGGCACTGGCCAGGCTGGAGCCTGAGACGCTCAGGGGGAGACTCAAGAGCTGGTACGACCGGAAGTACGAGGCGCAGCGTGGTGGGAACTTCGAGGACCAAACCAAGGGAGGGCTTCTGAGGGAGTTTTTCTGCGACGCAGCACATGATCTATCGCGACTACGGGGAGCTCTAGCTGACGGGCCAGATCCCGATGCAGAGGCGAGGATAGCCGATCTGGAGCGGCTGTTCTCCGAACGCGACGATGACCTCCAGGCCCTAGACGCGGACGAGAGCCTCGAAAACTGGTGCGTCCCACGGCGTACTGGTGACCCCGTGGCCGACGAGTGGGAGCGGCAGATCGCCCGTGGTGAGATGCCCGACTTGGACGACTAGGGGAGTCAGATGGCCGACCAGACGACGAACATCAAAATCAAAGCCGACGCTCGCGACCTGAAGGCTGCCGGGAAGGCCGCGCGTGATGCTTTTTCGCCAATGGCCCCCCGCGAGTTCAAGCGAGCGGTCAACGAAAGCCAGCGGGAGTTGAAGCGGTTGGTCGACGAGCAGCTCAAGCTCGTCAGCTCGATGAAGGGGGTCGAGCGGGGCTCGGATGCTTTCAAGCAGCTGTCCAAGAACCTCAAGGACAGCCGCGCTCAGGCGGTGGCTCTCAAGGGCACCATCGACAGCCTAAAGGGTGCCTACGGAGAGTTCGACCGTCGTCAGCAACGCCGGCAGGGATTCGTGGCCGGGATGGCCCAGGGTGCGGGACTGGCGCAGTACATCCCGACCGGCCCGGGGATGATGCCGAGGGTGGCTGGCGCCTGGCTAGGGGGGGCTGCCAGGCGATTTGGCGGGGCGATGGCGGCGCCTTTCTTGATGCCGGGCATGGGCGGGCTTTCCTCGATGCTGGGGGCGATTCCGTTCTTGGGGGGTGCAGCCGCTGGGGCGCTGCAGGCCGGGCAGGGGATGTTTCAGTCGGCTGTCGGATTTGACCGCTCCAAGCTCGCCAATCTCTTTTGGGCTGGCGGCGGGGATGTGTTTGGCAGGGGAGAGCGTCTGAGGGAATTGAACAGGACCATCGGCGCGACCAAACAGGCAAGAGAATACGCGGCGGCCAAGGGCGCAGCAGAGGCGGCGAGGCGAGGCGAAGTCTACCGGGATATGTCCCAGGAGGAACTGACCAGCACCTTCATCAGCATGGGCGGCATTGGCGGGGCATTTCTTCCGGGCAAAGGGAGAGCAATCACCGGGGGGAAAAAGCTGCCCGGTGGTGGCGTGATGATCCGCGGAGAGGGAGGCCCCCCTGCCTGGACCGGCATGGGCGGACGGGTATTGGAGGCGGACGTGGCTTCGTATGGAGACCTGTCCGCTGGGATAGAGCGCGGTGCCGGCAAGGGTGGGAAAGCCCTTGCCAAGAAGGTGCAGACGGCAGAGGACCGTTTCGCGACAGCCAGAATGGAGCTGGTTAAGGAAAACTGGAAGAAGTTTGCCGAGGCCGCCGGGGGCATGGGTGGCACAGGGATGTTTTCCCCTGGGTTCGGAGTCGAGTACGGGGCCGGGCCAGAGCAGACTCAGCAGATGCTTGGCCAGTTCATGCGTGCCCGCGGGGGGGTCGCGACGGCCAATGCCCAGAGACAGGCTGACGTGGCGATGGCGGCCAACGTCGGCTTCGGCGTGAACATGCAGACCTCTGGCAGGTTTGGACGGCTGGGTGGCTTTGGCGCGGGAGCTGGCCTGGCGGGCGTGCTCAAGGCCGCGACCGAGCAGGGGCTGAAGGGGAGTTTGGTACCCGAGTACCTGGAACAGCTGGTGCAGATGGGCGAGGAGGGGCTCACGCGCGGGCTGCGGATCCGGGATATCGGGCAACTGATGGTCTCTGCCACCCGCAGCACGGCCATGCTCGGGGCGCTGGGGGTGGAGAAGAACCAGCGGGGGGCGTTGCTACAGAACCTCAACCGCTCTGCCCAGCAGCTGGGTTTCAAAGGTATTCAGAGTCCGGCAGACATGCTGATGGCGCGAGCGGCTGGCTATAACCCTGAAGAAGGCCCGATGAGTTACATCCGGGCCATGGAGAAACTCCAGACGCAGGGGATGTCTCCGGAGATATTGCTCAACCTGTTCCAGCAAATCCAGCAGGGCACCACCGGTCTAGAGATCGCTGGCGCCAGAGGCCCGGAGGACATCCTCAAGGGCCGTGCGTTTGCCATGTCCCGACTCATTGGGCAATACGGAGGCTCGATGCCCATCAGCGGCGGAGCAGGGGGCGGGGCCGAGGGGATTCTGCGAGCGATGCAAGAGGGGGGCACGCCCGAGGACTTTCGGGCCAGGATCGCCATGATCATGTCCGAGCAGGGGGCCGGGGACAAGGGCGAGCGAGCTGGACTGGAGGGTATGCTGACCACCGGGGCCAAGGGACTCGCCCGTCGGGGCGCCGGCCTGGCTGTGACCTCTGCCGGGTTGGAGTCTCAGAGGGTTGGGGTGGGTGCGAGCATGGCTTCGACTTTCGTCGGCCTGGAAAAGGTCGGCATCGCCAGCGTGAGAACGCTGGCCAACTTCAACAAAGAGCTGACATCGGTCGTGGGGATCATGCAGCGGTGGGTGGGGGCGCTCGACGCGCTGGCCAAGGGAAAGATCACGCTCTGGGATATCCTCCGCGGGAACATCCCGGTTCTGAAACCCCCGGGGGCCAGAGGCGGGGGTAGCCGATGATCGAGCGCGAGGGATCAGGCGGGCTGCTCCTACTGGATGGAGTCCGGGCGACATCCCATGACAGCCGCGTAATCCGTCCGTCGTACAGGGTGGGGCTGCATGTGTACCCCCACTCGAACGACCCGGTGTTCACCAAGCGCAAGAGCTCGTCGCCGCGGTATCTGACGTGGGAGCGCGACACCAGCGAGGGCACTGTCACGCAGTTCACTTGGAGCAAGCGCCTGGGGCAGCCGTCCGGGACGTGGAGCGCGGTGGTCAAGCTCGGGAAGCTCTCGACGCTGGACGCCATCGGCGGGGACCTCGTTGATGGCGACTGGGTGGATCTGTTCGTCCTGCGGAACAACCTGCTGATGCCTCTGGGCCGGGGGGTGCTGGACACGGTCCGCGAAGGTCGATCTAGCGCCGGGGGCGCCACCGTCAGGACCATCTCATTGTCCGGGCGAGACCACGGGGCGCTGTTCGAGACGATGATCGCCTGGAATCAGATGAACGTGCAGAGCCTGCGCGAGTATACCGTCGGCATCAACACCAACGCGGTCAAGCACAACATCGGTGGCCGCCCGGATGAGATGTTCAAGATCCTGACCGAGGCGACATTCCATCAGGGGAGCTCCACCACGCGCAGCGCCTGGTCGCTGCCGCCGGCCCTCAAGTCTCTGACCGGATCGTCTCGGTTCTCGGAGATGCTCAAGATCAACACCAAGGGCCCACTGCGGGGGGCGCTGTTCAACATGAACCTCTGGACCCAGCCCGGTCAAAGTCTGCACCAGCTGCTAGGCCAGTGGTGCAATCCGTTACTGAACGAATGGAGGTACGATGCCGAGCCCGCAGGGGGGCGCAGCAAGGTCGACATCTATGCCGAGATCCGAGAGCGCCCCTATGTCAACACCATCGCCGGCAGATCGAGCCCGTGGTTCGACCTGCCAACGCTGTACGTCCCGACGTGGCTGGTCACAGAACGCGACCTTGGACGCGCTGGGCACGAGCGGTTCACGATCTTCGATCTGAGCGCCGACTTCACGTTCGGCACCAACGCCGAGTCCACGGCTCTGGCCCCGCCCATTTGGTCGAAACCGGACATCACCAACTTCGGGGTGAAACCCTACTCCGAGAGCACCATCTACATCGCTCAGGGGGCCCCGGGAGAGTGGATCAGCGACCGCAAGGACTGGCAGAGGATGTTGGCCGACTGGTTTGGCCCCAACCCCTATTTCCTGTCTGGCAGTGTCACGTTCGGGTGCATGTTGCCAGAGCTGCGCATCGGCACCAGGCTGATTCTGGATACGGGCGACCCCGAGACCTCATTGCAGGCTTATGTCGAGGGAGTTGACCACACCTTCCAGTGGTCCAGCGACGGATCTTCTGGTCCGCGGACATCCACGGTGGCCACGGTGACCCGAGGATGGAAGGGCGATGATGCGAGCCTGCTGGACATGGTCGAGCGGGTCAGTGGCCGCTACCAGGAGTCGTGGTGATGGACCTGATAGATCCATACAGCCCGTGTCAGCTCGACGACGGGACGGTCCTGCAGGCGGCTGTTCCGACATGGATGGCTGGCGTCCCGAGCTGGGGCAGCGCCGGCGGATGGATGGCCCGGGCGACCGTGCTCAAGGTCTACTACACCGACGATGCCGGCTGGGCCGAGCGCGGATGGACCGCCGATGGCATGCGGACCGTGTGTTGCGATGTCCGGGTATTTGGCCGGCAGACGCGCACGCTCTATCGGGTGCCAGTCGCGCAGCGGGCTATGGGATTGTTCGACGAGGACACCTACATCCCCCGCGGGTGCTCGCAGAACATCGAAGGCGGGATTATGGCCACGGAGCCGCCGATGGAGCAGGGGGAGCAACCCACGCCGGCCGAGGCGCTCGACGGAGATCAGGTGATCGTGGGCTTCATGGAGTGCGACATCCATCAGCCGGTGGTCCTGCCGTTCTGTCTACCGCATCCGAAGTCGCGGAGAGAGACGAAGGAGGCTGACGGTCGCACTAAGCGCATGCGTCACAACGGGGTGCTGATCGAATGGGATGACGAGGGAAACCTCACCATCGACGCGAGGGGGGCTGCCAACCCCGAGCTCGGGCCGTCGGGCGTGGAACAGAGCGCCTCGGGCGCGGCTGGCAAGCTCAAGCTCGTCACCACCGACGGCAGCGACGAGAGCTGGGTCGAGCTGGACAACACGGGCAAGATCACGCTCGTCGACGGGGGCGCGGACAAGATCGAGATGGACAAGGCCAGCAAGACGATCACCCTCGACGCCCAGGCCAAGCTCGAAGCCAAGGCCGTCTCGGCGATCACCGTGACCTCCCCGGCCATTGGCCTGGTAGGGCAGGTGGCTCTGGGAAGCTCGTCCGCGGCTAGCGCCGGGATCAAGGGGACTGAGCTGAATGCGGGCCTGACACCGTACCTGGCAGCCTGTGTCTCACTGGCGGGCGTGAACGTCGCGCAGTACCAGGCTTTGTCTGCCGCCTGCATCGGACCGCTGGCCCCGCTGAAGGCCGCGTTCGAGGCTCTCAAGACCGCCTGGCAGGACTACGGGTCGGCAGCGGCACAGCTGCAGGGGGCGATGGCAACCTGGCTTTCCACGAAGGTCAAGACGGAGTAGCCGATGGCCTCGATACTCGACGAGATCAAAGAAGACCTCCGACAGGGCATCACCCAGGACGACCGTTATTACAAGAACCTCGCGTGGGTGTTCCGCCTGGTGGTCGACGGCGAAAGCAACGTGGGCCCAGTTGGCAGCGATGGAACGGCCTTGTTCCCGTTGCCCATCAGTCCCGACCGCTTCGAGTACACGCTCCCGTTTGCGTCACAGCTGACACCGCAGCAGGAAAGCGGAGTGGTGGTGGAACCGGGAGGGATCGTCATAGCGGACATCACCATCGGCGGGACAACCGGGTTCAAGCTGCGCAAACAACAGACGGTCACCGTCGCTCCGTCGCTGACGAAGTTCACTTCGAGCCTCGGCGAATACGGCGGGAACCTCCAGGAGGTGTCTGGTCAGATGGCCTTCTGGATCTTGGCCAACCGCTGTTTCGAGGGGTACTCCCAGCTGGTGCAGGACCCCAAGACCGCCGACAAAACGCGCATGGAGCTGCACATCCAAAAGGAACAGATCCATGTGGAGGTGGTGCCGGTCCACTTCCGTCTCAGTCGTGACGTGGGCCGCGAGCGGGTGACCTACCGCTACGACATTGCCTTGAAAGTGATTGGGCCAGCTTCGGCGCTGATCTATGTGGCGCCCGATGAGCGGTCGCTGTTCCAGAAGATCAAGGACACGATCAGCCAGATCCGGGACACGATCCAGTCGATCAAGGCGCTCGTCGACGATGTCACGGCCGCACTCAATGAACTGAAGCAGTTTGTTCAGAATATCGCCTCGATCATTGACGACATCGGCAGCATCATCCAAGCGGCTGATGACCTGGTGAACGGGGTCAAGGACTTCTTCGACCTGCCAGCGCGGTTCCTGGACGCCGTGAGCGGGGTTCTGGAGTCGACGGCCGATCTGTTCGAGGACGTTCTGTCTCTACCAGCGGACGTATGCCAGACGTTTCGTCAACTGGGAGACCAGATGGATTCCCTGGGAGTAGCTACGCGCGACCACTTCCGCGCCAGCTGGTCGGCGATGGTGGACAAGTACAACCGACTCAGCGCTCCCGATGACCCGGCCGAGATCGAAATCGGCAGCGCCCAGTACCAGGAACAGATCGAGGAGAAGGCCGCCACGGCCGCCGCGTCCGGGGGGGCGATGCCCATCGGCGATGCGTTTGGTCCGATCAAGCCCGGGGACCTCAAGCGTCAGGCGCTGCCGTTGCCGGGGGACCGTTTCGACCCCCGGAGGTACACCGGGTTTGCCGAGCGAGTCGTTGGGCAGGGCGATACGCTTCAGAGCCTGGCCGCGAGATACCTGGGGGATGCCCGACGGTGGCCCGAGCTGGCGATGATCAACGATCTGAAGCCGCCGTACATCACGGCCAACGCCAACATCCCCGGGACGCTCAAGGTGGGGGCCCCGATCATGATCCCGGTGACCACCGCCAACGCCACGAGCATGGTCCTGTCGACAGGGGCGGTACCCCTGGGCGACAGCCAGGCCGAGGAGCATCTCGGCCGGGAGCTGCTGCTGGTGAAGATCGGCAAGGGCCAGTACGGCTGGAAGGTCGATGCTGCCCACGGCTCGACCGACGCGGAGAAGATCTCGGGCTTCAACAACCTCGCGCAGGCGCTGTCAACGCGACTGCGAACTACCCGTGGCGAGAACATCCTATACCCCGGGGTGGGACTGCCTCGGTTGGTAGGAGCTCTGCAGTGGAAGGACACCAAAGCCGACACCGCGTTTGAGGTGCGCCAGCAACTCATCGCCGATCCGCGGGTGGATCAGCTGGTCAACTACCGGCTGTCAGTGGTCAACGATGAGGTGGAGTTGGAGGCAACGGTGAAGCCCAAAGGATTCAACGCCGCGCGGGTGATGTCGCGCGCTCTGACGTAGGGGAGACCCCATGGGGCAGCTACAGATCAAGCGGTACAAGCAGATCCTGGAGCGCATGCGCAACCGGGTGGTGGCCAGGACCGACCTGACGGATCTCGTCGAGACATCCTCGGTCAACCAGGTGCTCGCGGCTGCGGCCCGCGAGGATGATGACCAGTGGTATGCGATGGGCAAGGTGCTGGACATCTACGACATCGACAATGCCGTTGGCCCGGACCTCGATGCCGAGGCGAAAAAGCTCAACCCCGCGCTCATCAGCCGGAACCCTGCCAAGAAGGCCACGGGAGCAGTGGTGTTTGGCCGGACGGGGACCATCGGGGCCATCGGCATCCCCCAGGGGACGCAGGTTCAGGTGCCGGCGACCGCCGGGACAGCCGCTCTGAAGTTCGTCACGACTGCCGAGGGCCAGATCGCCGACGGGGCCTCGGTCAGCGGCTCGATCCAGATCACCGCATCGGAGCCCGGGACCGCCTACAACGTCGCGCCCGAGACGATCAGGGCCTTCGTGTCCAAGCCCTCGGGCGTGGACACCGTGAGCAACCCCGCGCAACTGACCAACGGCGACGACATCGAGAAGGACGATAGCTTCCGAACCCGCATCAAGCTGTTTGCCAAGAGCTTGAGCAGGGCCACCAACCTTGCTTTGACCTACGCGGCCCTTACGGCCGAGGACACGGTTTCCGGCAAGAGCGTGGCGTTCGCCTCGGTTGTGGAAGATGAGGTGCACCCGGGCAACGTGATCATCTACATCGATGATGGCTCAGGCACTGCCGAGTCGGTGGCGAGCGTGGTGGACGAGGTGGTTGTCTCTTCCGCCGTGGGTGGCGAGGTGGATCTCTACGGCCGCAAGCCGATCAAGATCGAGAACACGTTTGTTCTGAAAAAGAACACCGTGCCGCTGGTTCTCAACACCGACTACACGATCAACCCCGCGTCCGGGCACATCAAGTTGGCCACCGGGCTGTCGACCGGTGACACCGTGACCGAGACCTGCACCTACTTCACGGGTCTGATTGCCGAGTGCCAGAAGATCATCGACGGAGACCCGGCCGACCGGATCAACTACCCCGGGTACCGCTCGGCGGGTGTGTTGGTGCGGGTTTTGGTTCCGACGATCATCCAGATGGCCTTCGATGCGAACATCACCGTCCGCTCCGGTTACTCCCAGACCGACGTGGCGACGCAGGTGGCCTCGGCAATCAGCGGCTACATCAACGCCCTGGGCATCGGCGACGACGTGATTTGGCAGGAGCTCGGCAAGCGCGCAATGGCCGTCCCTGGCATGTACGATATCGGGATCACGGACCCGACGCGCAACAGGGTGGTCCTGGACAACCAGCTGGCCAGGATCCTGAGCTCGGCAATCACCATTTCGTAAGGCAGAGGTGCGCTGATGGCAAAGCCGGTAGTGACATGCGGGGCCGACCAGGTTCTCAGCTACAGCGCCTCACCGCGCACTGTCGGGCTGACCGCTACGGCCACGGGAAGCCCGATCTACTGGAGGTGGGACATCCTCTCGGTGCCACCGGGTTCCACGGCCAATGTCGGGACACATGGTGATTTCGTCGACGGCGTGGCAACGGTTCAGAACCCCGATCTGGAGATCGATGGCGCGGTCGATGGGGCGTACTGCGTCCAATGCCGGGCGACCAACTCCGAGGGCGAGTCCGACCCCGCGTCGGACAAGGCCGGTGGCCAACAGATCGTGATGGTCCGCACCGAACTTGGTCAGGTGTGGTTGCCCCCGGACTACGCCTTCGACTGGGGAGAGCGGTACCTGAATCCGACGCTGCGGGCGCTGGAGATTCACGCCACTGCTCACCAGAATGGCGGCTACGACGAGATCGCGGTGGCGACCCCGGCCGCCAATGCCATCCCCAAGGCCAATGGGTCAGCCAAGCTGGACTCGTGGATCACGGCCAATGCCGCGGCCGGTACGCCTTCCCTGCGGCAGCTTGGAACGGGCGCCACCGACGCCTGCGCGGGCAATGACAGCCGCCTGTCGGACGCCAGGACGCCGACAACGCACGCAACGAGCCACAAGAGTGGCGGTGGGGATTCGATCAAGCTCGACGAGCTCGCGGCCCCGACCGACGTGACTACGCTCAACGCCACTATCGGAGCGCACGGTTTGTTGCCGAAGTTGAGTGGAAGCTCTATGGATGGCCTGCGCGGTGACGGCACCTGGGGATCGGTAGGCACGACCTCGCCGCTGACGACCAAGGGCGACCTCTACACGTTCAGCACGGTCAACACCAGGCTGGCGGTCGGCACCAACGGAAAGCTGCTGTCCGCCAACTCCGGACAGGCAACTGGGCTGGAGTGGGTAGACCCTCCGACCAGCGGATTCCTGCCAAGGGAAGAGGAGTTTACCGCGACCGGTGGAGACCAGAACTTTGCCCTGGCAGCGGTGCCGGCCACCAACGCGAACATGCTCTCGGGCAAGAACATCATCGGCGTGTACCGCAACGGCCAGCGACTTCGGTACCGGGCGAGTCCGGCGACCGGGTTGGAGTGGGGCTTCACCGCGACCCAGACGATCAACTGCAAGGCGTTGACCGCCGGTGACATCATCACCGTGGTCTATGGGAGCTAGCCAATGACGACCCCAGGACTTCAGGTAGACCAGGTTGCTCCGGCCATCATCGCCGCACCGGACGTTGTGATCAACCTGCTAGACGTGATCCCGTCTGGAACGTACTCAACCACGTCGGGCACGTTCGTCGACGTGAACGCCGAGGTGGCTGGGGAGTTCGTGGCTCCGCTGGCGGGGACGTACTTGCTGGACATCATGCTCGACGCGGTGATGTCGGTTGCCGACACAACTGGACGTTACCGAATCGGCATCGACGTGGGAGGGGCAGAGGAGCAGTACCTCATTGGTGATGATTCGTCGGCCAACATGCAGTCTTCGGCGGCGGGCGCGCGTTGTTGGCGGACTCTTGTCCTTCCGGTCGTGCTGACAGCCGGGAGTCATTCCATCAAGATGCAGTGGCGGCGGGTCAGTGGTACCGGGTCGGTGCAAGTGACAGCCGGGTCGTTCATCCGGATCTATGGCACGCTGGCAGGCGGTAGCGGCGCCGGCGGCACGATGCTGTCGGCAGCCAATGCCAGCACCAACCCGGTCAACATCAGCAGTGCCAGCTTTGCAGATGTCGCGGGGCTATCAGTCACGATCAACACCAACGCGGCCGAGACCGTGCTGTTGTGCTTTCGCGGGGTAGGCTGGTACTCGGCAGGATATAGCACCTACACCCAGTGGGTGGTAGACGGGGCGGTGGTGGACTCACCCACCGGGTCCATAAGCGGGAACAACACGGCCACGAACCTGGAGCGGGTGATTCTGTACACCATCCCCGCTGCGGGACAGCATGTGATCAAGCTCCAGGCCAAGTACGTCACCCACTCCTGGGATCTGTACGATGGTCGCATTCAGGTCCTTCGTTTCCGGGGAGGAATGATCCCCTGGCAGAAGGACGGGGTTGACGTTGTCGGGACTCCGAGGGCCGTGAACTTCATAGGTTCAGGCGTGAGCCTGAGCGAGGGCACGGACAAGGTGCTCAACGTCGAGATGAACGAGGCGTTGACCGCTTCGGGGCAGGCGGTGGTGGTCGTGGGGCCCCAGCCCGCCTCTGATGTTGCGATTGGCAGTGGCGACACGCAGTTCATGCCGTCCGCTGGATCGCTGGCGTTCGCAGTCAACTCAACCGGAACGTACCTGGTACAGTGGACTGGGAACAACTTTCTCGACAGCAGTTCCAATACCACGGGTCAGGTCAAGCTGGTGTTCGACGAGGGAACGGCCGATGAACAGTACATCGGCTACAACGCCGCGTGGCAGTTCCGTACATCGGGGTCGGTCTACCAGAGCCCGAAGTTCTCCGGGACGGTCGTGCTGTCGGCGGGGAACCACACGCTGAAAGCCTATGCCAAGGAAACATCCGGCACGACTCTGATCGTGCGCGGGACGGCATCAGCGGCAGTGGGTGACTTCACGACGACCCTGACGCTGGTGTCCGGTTCTGGAGCTGGCGGCACGCTCGATACGGTGGTCAACAAGGCAGACGCAGCCCAGGTGGTTAGCAGTGCGTCTCCTACGTTCACTGACCTGACCGGCATGACCGCTACTGTCATAACCACGACAAACGAGCGGGTGAAGATCGTATTCTCGGTCGGGCTGACCCCGGCTGCCGCGACAACCGGCAACATCGCCATCGACATTGATGGGTCTACCGCGAACAACACGTTCTTCCACAGCGATGGAACCAGATCGCAGAACATATCGTGTTCGTGGGTGTCCGGTCCGCTGGCTGCTGGCTCGCACACCATCAAGTTGAAAGCGTATAAGAGCTCATCTGGAGACGGGAACTTCTCGGTCAAAGGCACGCCGGACAATGCGTCCACGTTCCTGATCGTCACGAGCTTCCGCGGTGGGTTGGTTCCTGTTCGCAAGGACGGGGCCCAGGTCATTGACACGCCCGCGGCGTTCGACTTCACCGGGCCAGGATGCCAGGTCACCAATGTCGGGGGTACAGCCAAGGTCAGCCTAACTGGGGCCGATGGGGCGATCTGCTACTCCAAGACGGACCCAGTTGACCGCAGCTTACCGAACGACACCACGACCTACCTGATCTACTCTGGCTTGACCACGACCTTCTACACCCTGGTTGGTGAGAGTGTCGCGGTGGCCCTGAATGCCATCATCGCTGGAACGGCCAACCGCACTGCAGGCATCTACTACAGGATCGACAGCGGGAGTTGGGTTCATGTAGCTCAGTGGTGGCTGCACTCGGTCAGCGGTTCGTACAACTTCGAGCCGGCATGGATCGTGTCCGGACTATCCGCCGGATCGCACACTATCGAGTTCTCCTTCCGCAACATGGACAGCAGTTCCGGGATCACTACCACCTACGGCTCAGTTACTCCCACAAGAGCTTCGATCACGCAGTGGCGTGGTGGCTACGTGCGGGAGGAGAACGTCCCCCGTCTGGTCTGGGCCTCGAACAGCACGATCCAGATTGCGGCACAGCCTGGCTGCTCGACCGAGTTGCGAGCCTGCCTGAACAATGGGGCCAGGTACACGGCTGCCGCTCCGCTCACCTGGGACATCACAGTCTCGGGACTTGGGGGACTGGACACTGGGAGCGAGGCGGCCAGCACCTGGTACTACCTCTACCTCGTGCCGTCTGCCGTAGCTGGTCAGATGTCAATCGTGGGATCGGTCGCGTCTCCGGCCGGTGGTGGTCCGACCGGGTATCCCATCTGGAGGTACATCGGGGCCGTCAGGAACAACGCCAGCAGCAACCTCCGCAAGTTCTGGCAGGCCAAGGACTGGTTCTACTTCGAGCCCAACACCGATTCGGAGATGGAGCTGTACTCAGTCACCGCTGGCGCCCAAACAGGAGCGTGGGTGGACCGCAGCACTCAGCTTGCCACTGCGGTTCCCGCTGCGATGGCTGGAGCCGTCGAAGCCCAGGCGTTCATGGACGCAGACGGCACTGACGGGTGGATCGCCTGGGTCGAGCCAGGGAACCCTCCTGGGTATACTCCTGGCTCTGCCTACAACGATCGCACCTGGTCTCTCGGGGCGCTGAACAACGACGTTCAGTGTGGTGGCACCAGGAACATCGTGCCGTTGTTTGATGGGACTATCTCCATCTGGACCATGCGCCACTCTGGTTCTGGATCGCTGGACTACGCAGTAACCATACGTGGCTATCAGGACAAGTACCTGCTGAATCCAACGGCGCAGATCGCTGGCAAGTACACGCCGGACACCAAGCTCCCGACCTTGACCTACTCTGCCGCCGGAGCAGTCAACGTCGCTGCTGCAGCCGGGGCTCCGTCGACGGTGCTGCTTACGCTCCAGGATGCCAAGCAGAGGTATTTCAGCGGCACGCTCGCTTGGGCATTCGCTAACGGCGTGGCTGACCTGGGGCTGGACACCGGGAGCGAAGCCAGCTCGACCTGGTACTATCTCTATGCCGTGCCAAAGACGGGCGATGACAACCAGCTGTCCGTCCGAGCCAGCGTGACTGGACCTGCAACAGGTCCAACTGGATACACCAACTGGAAGTACCTTGGCGCGTTCCGGAACGATGGCTCGTCCAACATCATCCCGTTCTACCAGACGGGATCGACAACGTACTTCGCGCAGCAACAGCAGGCGGTCACCCTGGCGTCTGGTACTGATGGCTCGCCAGTGTCCGCCTCGCTTGCGGCGTACATCCCGGTGACCGCCTCGTTGGCTGACCTGTTCATGTTCTACCAGTCGGCCGGAGGTATCGGCCTCGGCTACATCTGGGTCGATGGTCAGCAGGGAAGCGGAGGGGCGAACGACCAATGGCAGCTACGCGCCGCCAGCGGAGATGCCACCTACGGTGGTGACACGGTTGTCGGGATGATCCCGACTCCGAGCACTCCGAAGACGATCTACTACCAGCGCACCGTCTCCTGCAACAGCGGGCGCATCTCGGTCAGGGGCTGGGTCGACCAGTACCTGGCATAGGAGACATGGACCATGCCGTACACACCGACTGTACCACCGACCGAGACGGTCGCTGTGGCAACCGAGAAGGAGCTGGACAAGTACCAGATCCTGAGCCTCTGCCTGACTCTTCCACCTGACACCCAGGCTGCGACCCTGGTCGTCAAATGGTGCAAGGGGTGGGTCGACGAGAATGACGCCTACCACGTCGGGCAGGTGTTCGAGGACACCATCTCCGGCACTAACCTGGACGCCGCGTTTGCTTCTCAGGTTAGCGGCGGGCTGTACGAGGTGGTCAAAGCCAAGCTCTGGGACCTGATGGCGACCGAAGGGCTGGTGGGAACTGGGGCGACATCTTGACGTTGGACTGCACTGACCTTGCCATGCTGGCGGTGCTGGGACCGCCCATGGCGTTGCTGGTCGGATTCGTCCTTGGCTTCCTTGCTGGAGGAGTTGGTCATGACAAGGTGTCTTCTGCTGTTGATCCTGCCACTGCTGGCCGCCTGCCCAAAGTACGTGACTCTCGGGAGGATGACGTGGGCGCAGGACTACCAGACCCACAACACCGTGCAGAAGTGCTCCAACGGCGCAGAAGTCGTAGCGGAAGCTGAGAGGGACCTGGCGGCCATTCTGGAGACAGCGAAAGCGGACGGCTATGTCCAGTCCGTGGATGAGGCCACGCGGAGGATCGGAACGCGCAACGGGGTCTGTCTGATCGATGAGCCCGAAACATGCGGCGGGCGAGGTCCATACGGGCCCAAGGGCCAGTCTGCCAGGAAGGCTGGTTGCGCTTACGGTGGGTCTGACATCTGGGTTTCCAGATGGTGGCCGCCCATCTGCACCTCGGAGTGGCCAACCGAGCCCCACTGCGTGGCTGGTACGGGTCAGGTTCGCGAGGAGTGGCGCAATACCCTACTTCATGAGCTGGGGCACCTGGTGATGGCCCGGCTCGGGATTCCGGAGGACACCACCAAGGACCACGTCGAGCCGTTCTGGACGATCACCATGGCCAAGACGCACCGGAGGTTGGGGCTGTGACCACGAACAGCAGGTACCGCTGGATCTTCGAGTATTGGTTGCCCAGTATCGCCTCCACCAACTCCGGAGGTTGGGTCTGGCCGGACAACGGGAAGCTCTACGCGGTGACCGAGTTGGCGGACGAAGAGGACGGGGTAGTGGCGCTGGTGGGGGTGGATGGTACAGGCCGGCAGGCCGAGGTGCGGTTTGACCGGTCCGATCTGGGTCCGTGTCTCCTGCTTCCAGGGGAAGCCAGGCAAAGGATCTACGCGGCATTGGAACGGTGCTGTGCCTGATGACCGAGATCGCAACAGCCTGGTTGAGGACGTGCTCAGGCTTCGTCACGACCTGGGGCTGTGCCAGGCTCACCGCCGGCAACTGGAGTACCAGCTGCGGTGCTACCAGTCGGAGCGGGCTACGCTGGTCAAGCGATGCAACGAACAAGGGAGACGGATCATAGAGCTGGAGCAGGTGGTCAGAGACTTGGAGATGGCGATGAAGACCTCGACCGACCCGGGACTGGACTTCGAGATCGTAGAAGGCAGCATCCAGGAGAAGGGCGAATGAGCGACGACTGGAAGGTTGTATGGATTACCCTGGGCGCGTTTTTTCTCGCGGTTGTCGTGCCGTTGTCGATGGCATGGTTGCAGGATCGCAGATTCCGAAAATGGAGGAAGGGCTGCAGCCAGCGGGTGGGAAAATGATGGTTTTGGTTGACAGCGTCGAGCTCAGTTGCGGGCGAGTGATGCCGGCGGGCACGCGGGTATCGGTTCTGCAAGTGGGGGGAGACGGAAGTTTACGGGTATCGTGGGAAGGCGAGGAAGATGGAATTTCGCTGCGGCTTGATTTCAATGTCCCCGAGTGGAAGGTCAGAGACGCGGGCCTGATCCCGACCAAGAAAGAACGCAAGCCCCGGAGGAGATGACAATGGCCCCGCGTTGGAGATCCGGCCAGTACGACACCGATGGCAAGGAGTTCGTCTACGGTTCTAACGTGCGACACATCGCGGTGCGCAAGGTGGCTGGAGAAATGTGGGATCCGGACTCGCCCGAGTTCATCGGGACCGGCATCGGTAGGGATGGCCAGATCTACGATGGCGGGGTCGCGTGCGGGCAAGGGCCAATGAACAACCGGCGGCACAGCCTCGTGGCTCAAGAGCCGTTTGGCTTCTACTCCAAGTCAACGGGACTCTCGGCCATTGGTGAAGGCACTGTCACCTTCCAGGGCAAGTGCGGGCAATCCAAGTTCATCTCATCTTCCCATCGCTGGTGGGTGGACGGTGACTTTCTGATCGATGTGAACTGGACCAGCCTGACCGCCAAGTGGTGGCATGACAACACCGGTTGTCTCTGTCGCGTGTTCATGACCGCTGGAGACTACGCCGAAATTCGGTGCGCCGCCTCCTACGCTGGTCAGTCGCTCAACGGGCGTGTGCAGTTGAATTACGACCCGTTCAACACCGGCGCTTGCTACGCATCGTGGAGAGAGGTCCACGCTCAGATCGAGAGGGTGGGAAACACGGTCAGTGTGTACGGATGGGACCGCTCTGCGGTGAAGCGGCTGCTGAGCACCAGGACGCATGTCGGCTTGTCAGGACCGGCATGGATTGAGTTGGGCGTTGAGCCATGGCAAAGCTGGTATGGATGGGTGACGACCGCCTGGCAAGTCACAGCCGCCGTGGCCGAGGGAACCATCCTGGAAGGCGCCGCTTGGTCGCGCGAGTCCAGTAACGCCCACCGCGGGCTTCAGGTGGCAGTACCTGACAGGGTGCTGGTAGTGACTGGAGACAGCAGCGTCAACTTGATCGGCGTCGAAGATCCGGAAGACGCCAAACTCTGGTCGCGAAAGATCTCCGGCTTCGGTCGAACCCTTCCTCAGTACGGGGTCATGTCAGCATTCAAGGACGGCTGTCTGCTGACATGCAACACCGGGGGCGCGCCGAACTATGCGCTGCGCACGGCCATCCTGTCTGACCTGACCTTGGACGACACGCGCCTGTTGGAGTCCGCGTGGGGGAGCGGAGCGCCGGGGGCCTTCAAGCGTGGGTACAATCCTGATGGCCCGTGGTTCATCGGGTACAACACGTCGCCGATTCGGACCACAAGCTACGGGAGGTGGCAGCAGCGAAACATCGGCGGATCTGGCTGGGGCGGTTACACGGCGTGGGGCGGTGGCATTTCGATTCCTGGCTATCAGCTGCGCAGCCGGTCATGTACCTGCGTCGACTGCGGGCAGCTCGGCGACCAGCTGGTGTGGGCGGCGGGTCACCAGCGAATTGTCTCATACGGCTCACTGATAGAGCAGGGCGGGGTTTGGGCGGCATCTTGCACCCGCTGGTACTTGGAAGACAGCGGAGGATATGCCCGGCCAAAGTATGGGGTCAGTTCCGAGGTCGAGACCATCCTGTGGGTGGGCATCGAGCCGCAGACGGGGGTGCTCTATTACCAGTCGGCAACCAAGACCTACCGAGCTGCTGCCTGGAAAAGCGGGCTTTCAGTGTCCGGCGGGTCCTGGTCGGCTGAGTTGGCGATCATCACCCCCGGCACGCGCAGCTCTGTCAGCCTCCCGTTCGGATCTCGCGCGCAATTCATACCGGCCTTCATCACTCCATTCTTGATGATCATGGCCGCGACCGAGGGGGTCTACCTCATCAACTGGTTGGATGAGACGCCGCAATGGCAACTCGCCTATGGCAAGGTTGGAAGCGGTGCGGCGGTTGAGCTGGAGATCGACTACGACCGGGTGGACGCCGTGACCGTGCCGCACACGGACGGCGTCTACCAGCTGTTCTCGTTTGCGGTGCGCGATGGTACGAACTACTACGTTCACCTGGTCAACCACAGCACGGGCGAGCTTGTTGGAAGCGAGGACGTGACATCCAAGATGGGTGGTCCCGTCGTCAGCATGGCGGCCTGATCATGGCTATCATCAGGATCTACATCGCCAGTTCTCTTGGGGTCGACTACGCCGAGTTCGACGTGGAGGTCTCACCACCCCCGCCGGTACCGTATGACCCGGGCGACAGTTCGTGCCGATATGGACGGAGCCCCTACGGGCAGGTTCGGTACGGAAACTGCGCGGTGCTGGCGCCGGAGCTGCTGGTCTATCCCCAGATCATTTCCGACGCCGGAGGAGATCCCATCACAATTCGCGGGCCATGGAGTTCATCGGACACCGTGCGCTTCCACTTCGGCGCGCTCCACACGGTAGATGACCCGCTGTGCTACTGCGGACAGGGGTATGGTTACGAGCGGATTGCCCCCACGGCCGAGGTCACGATCTGGACCCCGCCAACGCCGGTGGGACAGGCATACGTGACGCTGGAGGTCGGTGACATCGTAATCCCGCTCGACGCCGAGATCGCCGTGGTAGAGCGCACCAGGCGCTCGCGGATGCGGTCGATGCTGGCCAACTTCGCCCCGTGGTACGCTCGCCAGGGGGTGCTCCGATGATCCGCATCGACGCCTGTTCTCCCAGCGCGTTCTCGATGGCCGGCGGCGATCTGATCGTCGTTTCCGGTGAATTCCCGGTCTCCACCCCCTTGACGGTCGAGCTCTCTGGTCAGCGATGTCACGGCGGGACTGGCCGAGGATATGCTCCCATGTCCGATGATGGGGCGGTTCTGCTGTGCGTGGCGCCCCCGGTGCCAAAGGGAGAGGTGTCCCTGGAGATCACAGACGGAGTGGACTCCGACAGCATCCTCGTCGATGTCTGCGAGAGATCCTGGCCAGTCAAGCTCCAGCGCATCCGCAGATCGTTTCCGCCGGAGTTTGGGGTGGGAGCACGGAACTTCAACAGCGAGCCACGACAATGACGACCAAAAACCTTCTGCCGGCAACCATCGAAGCCGTCGCCGAGTCGGACAACGAGATCGGCGGGATGTTGGTCACCCGGCTGCGCAAGGCGACCAATTACGGGGGGGACGACGCAGAGCTCTCGGCGATCACGCCCGGGCACCTGCAAAGCCGAACCATCAACGCTTTCGCAGCCAGCGACGTGGGTCGCCTGTTGGACATCTTGACCCTGCCCAACCGCGGGACCTTCCGGGTGGCCACGTTCAACGATCCGGGGTCGGTGGAGGTCGTGGACGTTGCTGGTACCGCGCCGGTCTGGATTGGCAGCACCGACGTGCGCTGGCGATGGTCTAGCATTCAGGTTGAGAGCGCGCTCGACTTCGCGACTCGCGACCGAAACCTTCGGCTGTGGATCGACAACGAGAGCTTGTCCACGCCCTACTGCGGAACGGTCGTGCTTCCCGGGGCGCAGGAGTTCATTGGCCTTGGGCCGGACGTTAGCGGGGTGGATGGCGAGATCGACCCCGCGTCACCCCAGCGCCTGGTGGTGAAGGCCGCAGGCACCTTCGCGTCTGGCGACACGGGGAAGTCCTTGTGGATCTTGCCCATGGCGAACGGGGCGGTGGACAACGCCGGCTGGCGCGTGATCGCTACCGTCGTGGATGACAAAACCGTCGACCTGGCCGGGCCGGCCTTCGTGACCAGCGAGAGCGGCGTGTGGTGGCGGATGAAGACCTACGACGAGGACGGCTACCTCGCGCGGCTGCATCCGGAGGACGCCGAGGTCTACGACGGAGGCGAAGGCTACTCCGGCCTGGATAGGCTGCGCCGGGCGCTTCAAGTCGACTATGCCGAGGGCGAGGAGCTCGACCGCATCGCCCGTCGCCACGGGCTCTCCAGGCCGCGCGGCTGCCCGGATGAGACCTGGCGTCGACTGCTGATGGTGCTGCCCTACCTGGCGAAGACGCCGGTCTACGCGCTGGAGCTCGCGATGGCCGCGTTGTTCCCAGAGGGAGGATGGTCGGTCTACGAGGATCTGGTGGGGCATCCATGTGAGGTGTTCATCGATACCCCGGTCATGGAGGTGTCTGAGGTCTACGAGGGCAAAGCATTCCTGGAAGAGGTGCTGTGGCCGACCAGCTCCGACGCCAACACCATCCCCGTGACATCCGACCCGACCACCATCTGTTCGATCAGGGTCGGTGATGTCCTGCAGGAGCTGGCGATGACGGTCCTGCCCAGCGCCGCGGATCCCGCGTGGGCCTACCAAAACGAGGGGGCTGCCGAGGGGTCAGTGTTCTCTGTGTCGGGTGGCCTGCTCGTGCAGGCTCAGGCGGGCGGGACGGCGAACGGCGGTCGGTACGAGCGGGAGATCGCGTGGATCGGTCCTGGTCAGTGGAAGCTCGGCGTTTGGTGGCGCATCGACTCTCACACGGCCTCGGCCGGGGCGCCCTGGAAGCTGATCGTGTGCGACGGCGAGCGCGAGGTGTGCCTGTTCTGGGACTTCGAGAACGAGGTATCTCTGGGCAGCGTGGCCGAGGTGGCGCTGGACACCGTTGACTGGACGTGGGGTGATGCCACCGACTGGCATCGGATCGAAATCGAGTGCGCCAAGGGCGTGGTGCGGGCGAACATCGATGGCCGGACGGCCCTGTCTGTCCCGTGGGATGACTTTGGGGCTTCCTCGGACACGCTGTTCAGCTTCGGCTACGTCAACAACGGCGACAACCAGACGTGGACCTGCCAGTGGGATGGTCTGCGAATCTGGTCAGCAAACGACCGCGAGTGGACGAACGTCCGGCGCGCCGATGGAGTGATCGGGATGCCCGGGTCATCTCTTTCCAGCGCGTCCAGCCCGTTCACCGCCGACGATGATGGCCGGCGTGTGGCGGTGTACTCCCAGGACTGGAACCAGAACGATGGGGTGTGGCTGGCCAGTTACGTGGGGGCCGGCCAGCTGGATCTTGTCGGGGAAGTCCGGGCGGACGAGGCCAAGGTCGAGACCGGGGACGACACGATCAGCCGGATCATCCTACGTCACCCGCGGCTGACCGACAGGGACGCGAATAAGTACATCAAGATCGCCGGCAGCAGTGCCACGCCGTCGAACAACGGCAGCTATTGGGTGGTGGCAATCCAGGACGAGTACACGGCCGTGGTGTTCAAGGCCGGCGGGTTCGTCACCGAGACCGGGCTTGACTGGTCGTTCGACGAATCGCAGATGGTGGCAGAATCGGGTCTGATGTTCGAGGTGGTCGGTACGGCATCCTACGCCACATCGAACATCACCGTGCGCGATGCCTTGCCGGCGGCGGCCACTCCCGTGCGAGTGGCCTACACGACCATCCCATCAGCGCAGGTGCTGCTCGACGAGTTTGTTCACAACGACGGAGCGGGCGGGACCGTCGGAGAAATCTACTACCCCATGTACCTGGCGGACGTGGATCGGCTGACCAGGGAGATCATTGACGCTATCGTGGCTGCTGGGGTTATTCCGCGGTACGGCATCACCCAGCGCGGCGACGAGGGATAAGAGGAGCATCCATGGACCACATCCAATGGTACCCAAACGAGCGAGTGCAGCTGTCCGACCTGGAGCTCGCGACCGGCCAGCTGGTGGAGCAGGATATGGCCCGGGCGACCCGGTGTCTGATCCTTCCCCGAGGGCGTTCCACCGGAAGCGCCGCGGCTCACGAGGCGAGGGTTCTCTCCGGGTTCTCCGGGACCGTGCCCGGCGGGCTTGGGACCGGCACGACGCTGGTGCTGTCTTCGGGCAAGGCGATCCTGGGGCTGTTGAACGGGGCGGACCTGGAGTTTGGGGTGGTCCATGGCGACTCCAGCCCCGATAGCTACACCCTGGACTTTTCCACGGCCAGCGTCGGCAACTACGATGTCTACGTCCGCTACGTCCAGGCCGATTCCAGCCGCGAAAACCGCATTTTCTGGAACCCCGTGGGATCGCCCGCGGCTGAAGAGGTGGACACGGTCTACACCCAGAAGGAAGCAACGTGGGAGGCAGTCTATCAGGCAGCGGCGCTGGCCCCGCCGGGCAACGGCGAGTGGTTCCGCGTCTACCGCGTCACAATTGCATCCGGTCCCGTGATCAGCGCCCTGGCGGACTACCGGCACTTCTTCTTCGAGGGCAGTGCCGCGACGGCCGATGGCCCTTATGAGCAGGAGTGGGGCGACGGGACGAACGACCGGAATGCCGACCGGGCGACCTACGGCCTGGGCGACCTGCACCTGTGGTCCCAGATGGTCCGTCGCCAGCTCGGGGAGATTATCGACAACGGCAGCAACGTCTCGCATGTGAAGCTGCCGGCCATCGACCTCGAAAGCGCTGGAGTGGAACATTTCGGGCCGGGGGCCGCGGTGCCGGGCGCGCACAAGCAGGTGACGCTGCACAACACGGTCGACTCGGTGAAGATGCAGGCCACGGCCAATCTCCACCTGGCCTATGCCCCAGCGATAGCATTCTGGGGCAGTGACTACGTGACTGACACGCCCGTGGCCAAGTTCGCGTTCTACGAGGACGCTGGGAAGCGCTACGGGTACCTGGTGATGGATCCTCGCGGGGATGACGAGGGGTTCGGGGCCAATGGCGACACGATGTCCTTGACCTACTTCGGCAACTCCTTTATCGACGCGACCGAGCTGTCGAACACCAACTTCGGGAAACGCACGTTGAACTGGGGAGGCACGGACGAGGTGGTGATCCGCATGGGCTCATCGGCTATCGCCCGGGGGATCGCGGCCGAGCAGGGGGCGGTGTTCGCAAAAAATGGGTTCTCGCTGTGGGAAACCAAGACCGTCACGACCGTGATCCCGCTGCAATGGGCTGCCGATGTCCGGTCCAGCGCCGACGGGTGGGTGCTGCTCAGCGACACGTCTCCCACCGACAGCGAGGCCGAGCTCTACAACTGCAACGTCATGTCCAAAGCCTGTCGGTTCTTCATCAACTTGCCCGACGGAGCGATCATCAACTACATCGATGTCATGTGGACCCAGGACGGGGGGGAAGTCAGCAGCGGCAACAACATGCGAATGCACGCCCAGCTGCACCGGATGGGGTTCACGGCCGTCGGAGATAAGCCCGCGCTGTCAGATGTCACGGACTTCAAGAATCTCAACTCCACACAGCAGTTCATAGAGTGGGCCTACGGCTCTATCTCGAACACGAACATCATGCGCTTCACCTGTGACGCAGACGCCGCGGATCGAACGATGGATCAACACACGGACCAGCTGGTACTCTCTTTTGTCAGCCCGACGGCCGAGGCCAAGGACTGCCGCATCCACTGGATCAGGGTCAATTTCACCTACCAGTGGGCTCAACCCTATCCGGTGGTGTAGACGATGAAAAACGCAGACAACATCCACATGATCGACAGCCTCGGGGCCTTTGGCGTTGGGGTAGACCGACGGACGCACGAGATAGTCGTGATCGTCAGGACTCCTGTCGGCGCCATCCACGCTTCTGTCACTCCCACGCGAGCGACCGAGCTCGGTCTGGTGCTGGTCAGAGCATCGGGGCGAGCGTGGGACTTCACTGCCGATGACTCGGCAAAGGAGAACGAGCATGTTCCTGGGGAGACAAATCAGCTGCGCGGTCCTGGCGTTGCTTCTGGTGTCGCCGGCTTTCCGCTCGGCTCCGGCAATGGCCGCTGCCGATGCGAGGCTGTCCCCGACCAGCCAGCCGGTGACGAAGCCGGTTCCGGCCAGCCAGCCAAGTGAGCCCAAAGACATCGGCGAGGCCACGGGCGCGGTCAAGGACGCTATCGCCGCGGCCAAAGGCGGCCAATGGTGGTATCTCTCGGCGGTGATCATCATGCTCGCGATGTTCGGGCTGAAGACTACCAAGCTCTTGGAGAAGATGGGCCGCTGGAAGTACGTCGTCTCGCCCGTGCTGTCGCTGACGGCGGCTCTCCTGGCGACGTTCCAGGGGGGCTTGACTTTCGAGGCCGCGGCCGGTGTGTTCGCCACGGGCTGGGCCACGGGGATGCTTGAGGAGCTGGTCAACCACGGAATCCTCGGCAAGCCGCACACGACAAACGGATAGAGGGAGGGAGGACCATGTGGTACGCGGTGATCGGGGGCGCGGGCTTGATCGTGGGGCTGGTGCTGATGATCTGGGCGCTGGATGAGCGCGCGGACAAGCAGCGCGCCGAGAATGATGCGAAGGACGCCGGTGAGCGTGAGCGCGAGTGTCGCAAGATCGCCGATGCCAACCGCGAGCGGGTGTTCGAGCTGGAGCGCCAGATCAAGACCATGGACGACCAGGCGGCCGTTCTCCGCGGACAGTTGCAAGAGACGCGCGACCGACTGGCCAAATGCGGCGATCCCGAGGCGGTTCGGCAGTGGCTCGACCACGAGCTCGAAGGGGGTGAGGTGTGACCGCCAAGCTGATCGTTACGTGTCACGCGGTTCTGCTTTCTGGTTGCTGCTGGCTCTCGAAGCGAGAGTGCTTCGCCCCATGCCCAGCGTGCCCGCCGGCAGCGGTGGTCAAGGTGGAAGTGCCCTGCAAGCTCCCACCGAAGGTGCTGATCGAGACGGTCAAGCGCCAGACCATGGGATGTCCGGAGAAGATGGTCTGCTACGACACTCCCAATGCCGCGATCTTGGCCAAGAACGTCTCGGCTCTCCGGGCGTGGATCCTTGAAGTTCGGGCTCGTTGCGAGAATGCAGTTGACAGCGGCATTCCACTTAGGCTAACGCCCGATGCCGGGATGGGCCCTCGGGCCCCGGGAGACCTCGGCGGTGAGCGATAGCTAGGCTCACCGTCCACTTGGCGAGCCAAACGAGCCCGATCGCATCCTAGCGCTGTCCAGCGCGTGGTCTCCGGCGATCGGGCCACTTTTTCTCTTCTTCAGGAGACCGCCCATGCTTCTCGGAATAGACGATCCAGCCAGGCTGCGCAAGTTCTTCGAGGCCAAAGCCCACCGATCATTGGTCGTTCGCGTCGCGGATGCGATGGAGATGGGGGCCGACGATCAGGCGCTGTTGCTTGAGCTATTGGATCGCCTTGGGCGTTCCGCGCCACCGCACGACACCGTCACCGGCCGGATCCAGCGAGCCGGACAAGATGGATACATCCTGCTGCCGATGGCCCATGTCTGTCAGATGTCGCTTGAGGATCTCCAGGCTGTGCAGGTGATGCTTTGCGGCTACCACGAAGTTAGGGAGCGCAAGGGCGAGCCGTCGGCGCAAGAGACGTGCGACTGCACGGACGGTGGCCAGCGCAGACCAGACCCGCAGTGCAACTCCTGTTCGGGCACTGGATTGCTGTGGGTGCTTCAGGAGATGAGTGCCGAGGAAGTGGCACTGGCAGAGGGGGCGGCCAATGGGTGAATCGGCGGCCGGCCCCAATCGGGTCCAGGATGATTGGTTTCGCGAGCACCTCGGGAAAACCATCACCGCGTTTTCCCAGCATGACGAGATTACCGGGGCACTGATCCGGTGGGATCACTACTCGCTTACCCTCCGCGTCGGAGGGGGCGCGCAGCTGCTGCTGAAAGCGCACTTCGGGCGCTTCCGCGGCGAAGAAAAAGGAGACCGCAATGGATAACCAGAACCAGAGGGCCCTGTCCAGATTCAAGGGAGCGATCCAGTCGGCGCATCCCGAGTCCGCATCCGAGGCAGCGATTATGTCCGGCTCGACCATGATGGCCGTCCAGACCGACCACGTCACGGCCCTGTCCGTCCAGCAACCTCGGGATCTGCCGCTCGTCGCCAAGCGGGTCGAGCAGGAGTGCGGGATGTTCCCGGAGGGCCTGGTCTATGCGTGGCAGACGAAGAACAAGGACGGTAGCCGCGGGCAGATCGAGGGACCGTCGATCAAGATGGCGATGATCCTCGCGAGGTCGTGGGGCAACTGCTTCGCCTCGTCTGACACCGTGGGCGAGAGCGTCAGCCACTGGCGCATCCGGGGCAAGTTCGTGGACTACGAGACCGGCTTCAACCTCGCGCGTGAGTACCTCCAGAGGAAGCCGTCGAAGGGCATGGGTCGCATGGACGAGGATCGCGTGATCGACATCAACTTCCAGGTCGGCCAGTCCAAGGCCCAGCGGAATGCCATCGTCAACGCCATGCCCGCGGGGCTGGTCAAGATGGCGATGGACGCGGCGAAGAAGGCCATCGCCCAGGGGGTCAAGAAAGAGGGAGGCGTCCACAAGGCGGTGGAGAAGGTGAAGAAAGCGTTTGCCAAGTACAGCGTCACCATCGAGATGCTTGAGCAGCGCGTGGGAAAGAAGGCGCCCGACTGGTCCGAGGAGGACGTGGCGGACATCCGCGCGATCTACACCGCGCTGGAGGATGGACAGACGACGGCGGCCAATGAGTTCGAGACGGTCGAGCAGGGAAAGGCTGCCCTGCTGCCGGGCGGCGCTCCGGCTGCCACCAGCGGCGACGAGCCCCCGCCCTTGGACGACGATGGGATGGGGGTGTGACGTGGTGGTGCAGGATCTGTGCGGGATCAAGGGGCGCGCGCTCTCGTCGATCATGAAAGTGCTAGCCAAAGAGGGCGCAGTCAACGACGCGGAGGAGATCCGGAAGCGAGGTAGGCAATTCTGGCAGCTTTGCATGGGGATTGGCCAGGGAACCCTGAGCAAGCTCGACGTGGCTTTGGAGTCCGCGGGCATGCCGTGGGCCGAGGTGGCGATGGTTCCGGCGCAGCCCAAGCGCGAGGGCCCGACCATCCGGGCTTCGGCGCTCAATCTCGGCCTCACCTGCCCGGGATCGATTTTTCTGTCGGCCCGGCTCAAGCGGCGCGATGTCGATACGTCGACATCCTACACCAGTGTCGGCACCCTGGGACACGCGGCTCTGGAGCTGGCCTTCACCCAGGGCTCGGCCGCCATGCGACAGTACCTCGAAACCCAGGAGGCCGGCCTGGGCTTCATCCAGGAGATCGTCGAGTTTCTGGGCTTCCTGGCCACCGAGGGCAAGATCTCGCTGGCAGGGGCGATGAGCACCCGATGCGAGGCGCCGATGCAGTACCAAGCTGGCGAGGTACTGGTCACTGGCACGCGGGATCTGGTGCAGGTCCAGGGAGACCGGGCGGTGGTGGCCGACTGGAAGTTCTACAACGACCCGAGTATGCTACCGGACATCGCCGAGGACATCCAGATGATCGCCTACGGCGTGGGTACGGCCGCCGAGCTAAACCTGGCAAGGGTGGATGTCCGACGCTATCTGGTTTACTACCGGCGCGCGGAGGTGATCGAGCTTGAGGGGACGGTGCTGGAGCTGGCCAAGAAGGTCGTCCAGGACGAGGCCGAGACCGCCTGGGCCGGGCGGGCCACGTTCAACGTCGGGGCCCAGTGCCGCACCTGTCTCGTACGTCAACACTGCACGGCCTATCGCAATCATGGCCGCGACATCTCCACCGCCGAGATCGCTCCCTATGTCGAGGGGACCTTCACCGCGCCCGAGCAGGTGCTGCGGTTCCTGCTGGCGGTGCCATTGGTGGAGGAGCGGCTCGAAGCCGGGATGGCCGCGGCCAAGGCATGGATCCTGGAGAACGGATCTGTGGCAGACCCGGTGTCGGGTCACTCGTGGGGTCCACAACAGCGCGACCGGGATGAGATCGTGGATGCCGCGGGGTGCCTGGCTGAACTGATGAAGCTGACCGACCAGAAGACGGCTTTGGCCGCGGCCAAGACCACCAAGAGCGGCATCGAAGACGGACTCAAGGGCAAGGGCGTAGCTCCCGATGGACGGCGGGCGTTTCTGGACCGCCTGCGCGAGCTGGGGCTGATCCGCAAGAAGCGGGTTGAACGCTGGGAGTGGAGATGAGGCGCGACGGCATCGCCCTCCGTTACGTGCAATCTGGGCAGATCCGCATCTACTGGTCCGCTGTCCAGATTCCGTCCGGGTGTCGCACTTGGCTGGAGAAGCGTGGACTGGCCGAGTTTAGGCGGGTTTTCTGTGAGCGGGCAGGTGGGCAGAAGACCAGAACCCGGGCCGAGAGCCGAGAGCAGCTGGCGGTGTGGTTTGCGCGACTGACTTGCGAGGGCGTTCGCATGCGCGATGCCTACGACCGGCGAGAGGCCGTGCGTAAAGACAAGCGCATCCGGCGAGGACAGAAGGTGCGGCATGATCGTCACGTTTCCAAGCGCGCCGATGGGCCCCAACGGCAAGACCCCCAGGCCGATGGGGATCCTGCTGGGTAGCTACGGCAACTGGCAGCTGCGGGCCGCCGAAGAACTAGAGCCGCGCGCCGGCTGCATCGTCTGCGGGGCATGGCCGGAGGGGGCCGAGCCGGAGGTGTTCCTGCGATGGCTTGTGCCCATGATCGAGGTTGCCGATGCGTCCCTGATCTGGATCGACAGCCCCTCGTGGTCTGAGTGGGAGTTCGGCTATCTCCTGGGCCTGTGCCGCAACAATCGAGCGCGTTCTCCGGTGGTGGGGGTGTCCGGCACCTTTCCCTCGGCAGCCCCTGCTCTCGCCGGAGCCCTCCGAGCCACGGGTATCAACCTGGACATCCACGCGGACCTGGGCATGGCCTGCAGCGCCATGGAAGCGGAGCTGCGGTGCATCCGGTGATCGAGGTGTTGCAGGTGGGAGTTGACGAGCTGCACCGGCGGCACGTCCGCCTGCGGGAACTGCGCCAGTACCCTCGTGCGCAGGGGCGGGATGACGAGATCCGTTTGCTGTACGACCAGACCATGCCCCTGCTCAGTAGGACAGGGGCCAAAGACTTGCTTGCGCTCGCTTGGTGGTCCGAGCGGGTCATAGCCGAGTACGCCGCCTGGTTCGAGCAGAACAGCCAGCCGTTCGAGATCCGGCTAGAGAGGATAGGATGAAGCAAACGAGGATCATCAACCTGACCGACCAGCAGCTGTTCGACTGGGCCTGCACCTTCGACAGGGAGGAGATCGCGGCCTTGGCTCCGTGGTTGCCCGAGTTCGATTACGAGCAGCCGGCTGGGCGACCGCGCCGGAGCATCACCCCGTTGCAGTTGCTGGAGCTCTACATCGCCTGGGCCGAGGCCGTCGGATGGCGGCTGGTCAGCTGGGCGTCACTGGAACACTATGACCGCTGGGCTGTCACGCTCTCGGGCGAGAGCCTGGTCGACCCGGCCATATCGAAAGGAGACAGGCCATGACGCCGCAGAACATCACCCCCGGAAGAATCGTTCGCTATGTTCTACCCAACGGCGAGGAGCGCCCCGCTATCGTAACCCGCGTGCTGGAGGATGGGCGAGCGGTGGGTCTGCACCTGTTTCTCGACGCCAACGACGCGCCGATGCAGCCGATTGATCCCGTGACCGGCCAGGCAGGGGTCGTGCGCTACAGCGACGATCCCGCGGTCAACACCTGGCACTGGCCCCCGAGGTAGCAACCATGGGCATGCTGACCACGTTCGGAGCTGGAGAAGTTGTCGAGGTGTCGCTTGATGGAGAGACCTGGCAGGCTGCTACGATCTACAAGTGCTGCGGGATCCGCCTGTATCAGGTCCTTCTGGCCATCGGAGGTTACCACTACGCGCCGGAACAGCGAATCCGGCGCGCGACTCCACCTGAGCCGGTGGCAGGATAGGAGAGGCCGATGGGCGAGGTTGTGCAGCTGGGCCAGGTGGGTGCTCGGGAGATGACGCTGCGACCCTATCAGCAGCAGGCGCTCTCCGAGATAGAGCGGCACCTGCGGCTGGGAAAGAATCGGCTACTGGTGGCCATGCCCACTGGCACGGGCAAGACCGTGACCTTTGCCCAGCTGCCATCGCGCTTGGCTCCCGCCAAGCGCACGCTGATCATCGCCCACCGGGAGGAGCTGCTCGACCAGGCCGCGCGCAAGATCGCGGCCATCAGCCCAGACCTCACGGTGGGTGTCGAGCAGGCCGACCGGCGTGCCGGAGACGCCCAGGTGATGATCGCGAGCATCCAGACGTTGCAAGGACGGCGTCTGGCAGACTTGAACCCCGAGGACTTCGGGCTGGTGATCATCGACGAGTGTCATCATTCTACTGCCAAAACCTTCACCAACGTATTGGGACATATGGGGTTTCTTTCCGGAGGCGTTGCTCCGATGCCCTTGATCGGATGGACCGCCACGCCTAACCGTGCCGACCAGGTGGGCCTGGGAGCGGTGTTCGAGGAGATCGCCTACGACTACCCGCTGCTGCAGGCCATGCGCGACGGGTGGCTGGCCCCGATCAGGGGTCTGCAGGTCAAGACCGGGATCGACCTGTCGGAGGTGTCCACCCGTGCTGGCGACTTCGCGGTGGCCGAGCTGGCGAAGGTGGTGAACCAGGAGGAACGCCATCGGGAGGTGCTGGCCGGCTATCTCCAGCAGGCGCAAGACCGGACCCGCACCGTCGCCTTCTGCGTCGACGTAGCACATGCCGAGCAGCTGTGCGCGAGCTTCAGGGCCGTCGGCCGGAGCTCGGAGGTGCTGACCGGAGCCACACCGCGAGATGAGCGCCGGGAGATCCTGGCCAGGTTCGCCGCCGGCGATCTGCAGGTGCTCACCAACTGCATGGTGCTGACCGAGGGGTTTGACGAGCCGCGCGTGGACTGCATCCTCATGTGCCGTCCAACCAAGTCCAGCCTGCTCTACATGCAAATGATTGGCCGCGGTATTCGGCGGTCTCCGGGCAAGTCCGATTGTCTGGTGCTGGACTTCACTGGCCAGGCCGGGCGCCACAAGTTGATCACGCTCAACACCCTGTTCGGGTTGCCTCCGCGCATGCGGAAAGTGGACCGCCCCGAGCGAGTTCTGGAACAGCTGCAGCTGTTCGAGGAGAAATTCCCCTGGATCGACACGTCGAAGATCGAGACCTTGGAAAACCTGGCGCTGGCCGTGACCGAGATCCAGTTTTTCGCCGCAGACGTTCCGCCGGAGTTGTCGAGCTGGACCACGCTCCAGTGGACGCCGACCACAGACGGCGAAGGGTACGTCCTGGCGATGACCAAACGCCGGCGGATGGTAGTGCGGCAGGATCGCCTCGGGCGGTGGAGCGTGCGGTTCCTGGCACCACCGGCTGCCTCCCTGGATCGACCGCCGATGGATACCCTGCGCGGGGCGCTCAAGGAGGCCGAGGCCATGGCCGAGGAACAAGACCCCCAATGCAAGAAGCTCTTGGATACCCGGGCAGCCTGGCGAAACGGGCCGGCTACGGACAAGCAGTTGGAGTTGCTCAAGCGCATGCGGATACCGCACCCGCCGGCCATCACCAAGGGCCAGGCGGCGATGATCTTGACACGGGCATTCAACAGGAAGGGATGAACATGGGAAAGTACGACACGATCAAGGTATTCAGCGCGACCAAGGCCAGAGACCGCGAGCAGCTTGGGCAGCGGGTGGCCGACTGGCTCGGCAGCTGGGGAGGTAGCATCGTCGACACGCGAGTGCTCCAGAGCTCGGACCGCGAGTTCCACTGCCTGTCGATCATCGTCTTCGGACTGGAGGCCCGGGCCGATGGCTGATGACGCCGATCCCAAGTTCGAGTTCGAGTTCAGCAACGAGATCGAGGCCGCGATCCGTGCGCTGGTCGTCACGCTCCAGATCTGCGGCCTGTCCCTGCCGCAAGCGGCTGCGGCGCTGATGGGCGCGTTTGTGGGGCTGATCAACTGGGCCAACTTCTCCGGTCCGACAGCGTCGGATATGTTGGGATCGGCTCTTTTGTCCATAACCCATCGCGAGTACCTCGTGCGGCTGGTCTCCGAGGGGATGAAGATGGAGATCGTGCCCGTGTCTGAGATCGTGGACGCGAGCGGGTCGTTGCCAGGGAAGGTCGTACACTGATGTTGCCAATCATCCCACACGTTGACTGGGATTGCGGACCGACCGAGCCAACGGCAGCTCCGGCAATCCTGCCGCCCCATTGGCAGCGTCGCGACGCCTTCAGCTATACCTACCGCGACGGCTTGGCCGTGATCTTGAGTGAGGCGCTTGAGCGCGATGGCAACCGCTGGCGGCATGTCAGCGTGAGCGCCCGCGGGCGGCTGCCGACGTGGGATGAGCTGGTAGCGGTCAAGGAGATTTTCCTTGGCACCGACAGCTGCGCGGTGCAGGTGCTCCCCCCGCGGCGAGAGTGGGTGAACCACCATCCGAATGTGCTTCACCTGTTTGTGCGAGTGGACCAGCGGGCGGTGCCGGACTTCCGGAGAGGGGGAACCCTGTGAGCAACAAGAAAGGGGGGCCCACCATGCAACAGACAGAGCTGTTCGACGCGGTCGCGGGAAAGAATCTCAGGGACCGGGCTATCGAGCAGGTTGGAGAGCATGCGCCGGACGATTGGATGACCGAAGCCAGGTCGGTTGTTGAGTTTCTGGCCAGAAAACATCTGGCATTCACGACCGATGACGTGTGGGCACAGCTGACGGCCATCGCCCCACGGGAGCCCCGGGCGATGGGCGCGGTGATGAAGGAAGCCGAGCGGGACCAGATTATCGAGCCCACTGGCAACTGGGTGATGAGCCAGCGACTGCTGTGCCACCGTCGGCCGTTGCGCCAATGGATCGGGCGATGACCGAGGCGGACCTCTGCCAGCAGTTCATCGACGCCTGCTCGGGCTGGACCGCCTATCCCGAGACCGCCGGCTGGGACATCCTGATGGTTCGTGGCCAGGTCCAGGTAGGTGTCCAGTCCAAGCTCCAGGCCGACCAATGGGGGATGATCCAGGCGATGCCCGACATGGGCACCTACCTGAGCGTCCGGAGGCGCAATGCCCTGGCCCGAGGCCCCCACTATCGGCTGGTCCTGGTCGGCGGTTGGCCCGGGCGAACCGAGAATGCCCGCCGCGGCAACCGCGCCCACTTCTGCCTCGTCGCCCAGCACCTGCGACTCCTGGTCGCGCGACCACCCGAGAACGAGTACCAGACGTGGCTCGGCGGCGTCCACCCGCCGCTGAACCTCGCGACGACCTACGGCTGGAACGGTGCCAGGCCAGCGCCGATTTGGTGGCGCTGGTACCGCTGGCAGACGCGGAGGCCAGAGACTCTGCCGATGGTGGTACCGCAGGTGCCCGCCGGCGTACCCAGCCCCGAGCGGGTGACCCCCTGGTCGGTCGCGGCGGTGTTACTCGAACGGCGCTGCCTGGAGCTTGGGCAGGTGACAGTTGCCGATGCCCGTGCGGTTCGCGACCAGGCCAACGGCCGGTGGAACCCATCGACCATGTTGTCACGGTACTTCGAGCATGCGCCCCCGCCCAAGGGGCGCTGGGTCTTCCACAGTCGCTGGCCCCGGCCCAGCGCACGACACCCGGGCACTGCCCGGTCGTTGGAGGTAGGATGCTGACAATCAGAATCGAGAGTGAGGCCAAGGGCGGCCACGTCCACATGCGTGTCCGCGCGGGTGAGACCCCGGGACAGCTGGCCCTGTGCGGGCTGGTGATAATGACCGTCGGCGAGTGGCAGCTGTTTGGGGCGGCCCTGTTGCTGGGGGCCGAGCGCATGTGCGGCCACCTGGGGGTTGAGCTCCCAGACCAGGACGTGGTGGTCAAGGCCCTGGTCGAGCAGTCGCACGCGGCTGATCAGGACGCTCGCCAGCGGGAGATGCTCCTGTCCGAGCTGGCCTCACCAGAGGCGGTGCTTCGATGAAGATGATGCCCGACAGCAGCCGCTGGGATGTTCCGGCCCAGATCGTGATTGACGACTTCGAGCGCCAGTATGGACATGCTCCGGAAGATGATCACGACCTGATCGACTGGGCCGCGGGGAACATGGACTGGAAGGACGTGGTGGAGCACGCGCCCAAGGTCATCGACCGCGCGCCCATGTCCGCCGACGAGTTCCAGGAGGGCTGGGTCAACGGGCCGAAGGAGGTGGTGGACGTGCAGGTGGTCGAGGGAGTCGCGTTCGTACCGCTGACCGACGTGGACCCGCCCGGCCACTTCGAGGGCATCGTCGATGCCCCTGGCGAGGGGGTATGCGATGGCTGCGAGGAGGTGTGCGAAGGCTGCGAGCACGACAACGGAGAACGCCCATGACCAACCGCGAGCTGGCCGCGGCGATACTGGACGCGATCTTCAAGGACGCGCCCGAGCGGGTGACCGAGATGTTGGACGTGGAGTGGCGCGAGCGACATCATGGGGTGTCGCGCTTGCCCTCGCGCGCGGACCGCCTGGCGGCGCTGCTGCGCGAGTGGAGGCGGACGCCGTTCTTCGAGGACCGTGCCCGATGGGAACGGTGGGCTACCGAGTTCGGCTGTCGCGTGGATGCCGAGCTTGGTCACGCCACCGCCGACGAGCTGGAGCGGATGATCTCGGCGCTTCCCTCGGCCGTTGGCCCACGTCCGGACGGCTACGTCGACGTGCCGATGGTCGTGCGGCTGCCCGATGCGCTTGCACGCAAGCTCCAGCTCGGACAGCACAGCGGCATCCTCGATCAGCACATGCAAGATCGGGTTGGTCGGCAGTTGGATGAGACCGACGAGCAGTTCCGCGAGCGCCTGCTGCGCGTGGGCAAGAGCATCACCATCGGCTCGGAGATGGGATCATGGGTCGACCCGACGGACGGCATCCCCAAGAGGCGCCCATGAAGGCGTGGCGCATCACCTGGAACGGCATCACCGGCGTCTACGCCGCGCGCTCCCGCGGGCGAGCTCGCTACCTGGTAGCGATGGTCCTCGACGAGTGCTGGGAGACCCCGCCGGCCAAGGCGTTCCGGGAGATGACCTGTCGGAGAGCCCCGGAGTTCGACAGCGAGGCCGCGAAGATGGAGCGCGAGGGGGGGGATCGTGGTGAGATGAGCCCAAGCGACCTCGAACGGGAGTATCTCAGCTGGAAACGCTGGTTGCAGACGGCTGAGCTCGACGAGAACGAGCGCCGGTGGCTCGCGGCCTGGGACTGCCTCGACCTCGCGTGGTCACCCATGGAGGATGAACGACGCCGGGTCATGCGGCTGGGGCACTACATGGGCTGGCAAGCCCGAAGGAGACTGCCATGACCGATGAGCGAGATACGGTGGCAAACCCACGAGCCTGGGATGCTCTTTACAGCGTGTGGCGCACCCTGCGCGATGACTGCAGCCCTCCACAGCTGGCATGCGCGGGGGCGATCATCAACTTTGCCCAGGCGGCCGACCTGCTTACTCCACAGCAGGCCGAGCTCTGGCTGCGCCGCTTTACCACATGCCCGGGACACGCTGACGAGGGCGGTCGCGCGTGGTGCGCCTACTGCGGGGACTTACAGCCATGATCAACGACCGAATCAGCGCAGCCGAGCTCCGCGCCCTGGGCTGCGACATCTCCGCGGACATCCCCGATTGTGCCTCGGTCCCGAGGGCGGCCCTGGTGTTCGAGGAGTGCGAGTGCGACTTCGAGGGAGAAGTGCTCCGCTGCCAAATACCCATTCGAGTCAATGCCCCGTTCGAGTGGGTAGAGGCAGAGTTTGAAGTGAACGACCATGGACAATGACTTCGATAACGACGACGGACCTCAGCTGCCGGAGAAACCCCCGCCACGGCGTCGTGGGCAGAAGACCCGCGAGGAGAAGGCTGCCATCCGACGGGCCGAGCGCGAGCAGGAGATCATCGACCTCAAGGCCAAGCGCGACGAGCTCGACGCCCTTCGCCGGGAGGCCCTGAGCTACGGCTATGCGCTGGAGGGCGAGACCCTGCCGGAGCTGCGCCAGGCGGTCGAGCGCATGCGCGCCGAGCGCCAGGGCAAGCCACCGTGCTTCCGCCGGAGCTACCTCACGAACGCCCCCCAGTGCCGCATCTGTGACCTGCGCGGCGACTGCGCGGGTAGGGGCGAGGACATCCCCGCACATGTGGAACCCGGGGACCTCACGCCCGTGGCATGCCGCCAGTGCGACCAGGGGCTACTGCGGGTCGAGCTCGTGGACGAGGCCACCGGGACCATCCGCGACTACGCCTGTAGCAGCACCGGCTGTCAGAACACGCTGCTGAGACAAAGCCGGTGGATCGATCCCAGGGCACCCGCGCCCGGGCAGCAGAAGCCGGCCACGGTCTACGACCTGGAGATCGAGCCCGACAAGCGCGACCCCGAGGCCGAGGCCCAGGACAAGACCGCCCACGAGCTCCACCGCGAGCGCAGCCAGAAGTATAAGGACGCCTGCGCCAAGAAAAGCGAGGAGCGCGCGTCGGGTGTGCAGGTGAAAGTCACCCGGTCACCCGTGCCGGTGGAGATCATGGACAAGACCATCATCGACTACGTTCGCCAGCACCAGCCGGTGTGGGGCATGCAGGATATCGTTCGCGCCTGCAGCGGCTGCACACGCTCGCGGGTCATGACCCGGATCGACTGGATGGTCAAACAGGGGATCCTCCGGAGGCGTAAGCGCGTCTATCGATTGGTCGCCGAAGACGATGGGGGCTGTTGATAGGATCCGGACATCCCGCGGGTATCTTGTGAAAAAGTGTTGTATTGGGGAAGCCCAGAAAGAGAGCGGAGTAGAATGATTACCGTAACTCTGGACATCGAAACCATTTGTCCACAGTGGGAACCACCTGAAGATGATCCGGCGCGGTTTCCGCCCCTGCCCGAACACCGGCCGTGCGTGATCAGCTGGCTGACCCGGGCCAAGGACGTGTTCGATCTGCACACCTGGACCATGGGGGACGACTTCATCTACGCCTCCGAGGCCGAGGCCCTCGAAGCGCTCGGGCGCGATCTGCGCCAAGCCCATCGGGTTATCACCTGGAACGGGCGCGGGTTCGACATGCCCTTGCTGTCCTTGCGCGCCATGGCCAATGGCATCGACTGGAGCTTCTGGCGCGGCATGAGCCACCGGTACGCCAACTTCAAGCAGGTGCTCGTCCATTACGACCTGATGGACCTCCTTGGTGACCAGGGGGGTGTCAGGGCGATGCCCATGGACGGCGTGGCCAGGGTGCTGGGCCTGCCCGGCAAGCACGACATCTCGGGCGCGGATGTAGCGCGCGTGTGGGCCGAGGAGGGAGGGCCCGAGCGGGTCGCACGCTATTGCGAGGAGGACGTGGTGAGCGCCCATCTGATCTATCTCCACTGGGCGCTGTCGCTTGAGGGGGCCGCCCAGGCCAAGACCGCGATCGTCGATGCCAGACGCTGGGCGGCCGACCACTTTGGTGGGCCATGGCAGGAGGTATCCAAGTGAAAAACGAAGAGTTCGACTCCCGCATTGTCCAGGTTGTGCAGAACAACCAGGGGGTGACGTTCGCTGAAGTCTGCTGGGCTCTGAGCATCAACCCCCAAGGCCCCCAGTTCCGCGAAGTGGATCGTTCTCTGCAGCGCCTGCGGAAGAATGGGCGCGTCGTCTACGTGAAAGGCCAGGGGTGGATGTCCAAATGAGCAGCCAGATGGAACAGCTAAGAGAAGATCTGGTTCGAGCCGTTTGCCCCAAGTGTGGCATCACGAACGCCGAGCCATTCCAGAACGCCCATTCGCCGCGCTTGGGTGGCGAGTCCGAGTGGGAGTCCGTGTGCCCCGGCTGTGGAACCACCTACATCATCACCATCCACACCAGGCTACCCCAAGTCCGGTCCTGGGTGTGGAGTCCGGTCCTGGGTGTGCGACGAGTGCGGAACCAGGGTCATTGACTCCGACGAACATGGATGCTGGCGCGTGGGGCTGGTGATCCGCCGGCCGCCCGAGCCGGTAGAGCAGGAGGTGCGTAGATGAAGATCGTCTACATCGCCGGTCCGTTCCGGGGTGACAACTCCTGGGCGGTCGAGACCAATATCCGTCGCGCGGAAGAGGCGGCGTTGGAGGTGGCTACCGTCGCCGGGATGGTTCCGCTGTGCTCTCACACGATGTACCGATACTTCAACGGCACCATCAACGACGGATTCTGGCTCAAAGCCACGGCCGAGCTCTTGGGCCGGTGTGATGCGGTGCTGATGGTTGGTACGTGGACGATGAGCGACGGGGCAATGGCCGAGCGGGAGTTGGCGGTCGATCTGGGGATTCCGGTGTTCTCCCGCGTGTCGGACCTGGCCACCTGGCTGGAGGGGGGGGTGCCCCGTGAGTGACAGGGTCTGGTTCGGAGAGGGTGGCCCGCTCAATCAGCGGTGCCTACCGCGGGGCCGCTGGGGTAGGGTCAAGTTCTCGGCAGACATTGTCGGGGAGATGGTACAGGGCCGGCGATGGGGGGACATCGCGGCCCTGGTACCGCACCTGTTCGTGGTGGCCACGGTCCAAGGCTGGGGCGAGCTGGAGGTGCTGGCCGTGAGCCCCGACTTCGACGAGATCTCCGACGGCGAGACCGCGCCGCTGTACGACATGTGGATGGAGAAGCTGGCGTCGGGCGAGGTGCGGTGGGCACGGCTTGAGAGGCTGGCATGAGAGCACTTTCCATCTGGCAGCCGTGGGCCTGGCTGATCATCCACGGGGGCAAGGACATTGAAAACCGCAGCTGGCCGACCTACTACCGCGGTCCGCTGCTCATCCACGCGAGCAAGAAGCCGCCCCGCTCGCAGGATCTCGACGCCATCGCCCTGTGGATGCGCGAGCGGGGACTGGACCAGGCGGCCGAGGCGATGCTCAGGGTAGGCCAGTGGGACTTCGGCGGAATCATTGGGAAGGTCGACCTTGTGGACTGCGTGCGCGGCCACCGGTCGGTTTGGGCCGAGCAGGATAGCGAGACCTGGCACTTTGTGCTCGCGAACCCGATGGAGCTGCCCTTCGAGGCGATGCGCGGTGAACGCGGGGTGTTCGAGGTGAACGCCGGGCCCGAGATCGTGAACGGAACCCCATCGGGTATGAACACCCGGGCGCAGGAATCGAACACCTGTGGGCGGTGCCACTGGTGTGAGGTGAAGATGCTGACCATCGACCAACAGGGTTTGGCGAGCGAGCTGTGCTGCGCGGCCGACCCGCCTGACGCCAAGAGGCGATGGACCCACCCCGTGGTTGCGGCCAGCCAGCGGGCCTGTCCGAGGTTCGCCAGGAAGGAGACCCCATGAGGGTGCAGCTGGTGTGGTCCGACGGCTGGATCGAGTTCCTGGACCTGCCTGACAGGTGTCCGCCGCCGGTCGTGGTGGTGGCACTGATGAAACCGGCAACTTCCGAGTGGAAGGATCCGCCGCTACCCGGACCCGACGAGGTTGTGGCCGAACGCTTCTTGTTCGAGCTCGACGGCCGTGGAGTCTACCGGCAGCCGGCCCAGGGTGAGGGGCTGGCACCATGGGCGCTCTACGCCCGGGCGGTCCGGGTGCTCAAGCCAGGGGTCGAGGTGGAGATTCTGACCGCGAGCGAGCCACGGGCGGTCGTGGAGTTCCCGCCCGAGCTCCATGGCGCCCACTGGGCCGGCGTTTGGGTGACCGACTTCCGGCGGCAACGGTTCTTGGTCGACCTTCGTCTGGTGCGCCCGCTCCCCGCGCCGTGGGAGTTTCCAAGGAGGACCGAATGCCAGACAGAGTGACCTGCACGACCTGTGGCAGGACCAAAGCCCCGCGAGGCCGGAGCGTGCCCCTGGCGATGGCTGGAGGGCTCTGTGACAGCGACTGCCGGGGCTACTACAGCGACCCGAAGCCGGGCGTGCTCTGGCCAGAAGAAGACCGGTGCGGGACCTGCCGGTGGTGCGAGAAGAGGATGCTGACCGTAACCGACGATGCCGTGACCGAGGGTCTGGTGTGCGTCTTCCCGCGGCAGAATGAGAAGCCCACGGTGGTTACCGACAACTATCCCGCCTGCCTCCAATGGTCCGGCCGGGCGGAAGGCCCAGAGGAAACGGGAAACGATGGGGGCGACCGTGATAACCCGGACGGTGTTCCATGAGGTGCATCAGCTGCGGCGCGCCGACGGCCTGGCCGGTCAACCGCACCTGCCCCTACTGCCATCGGGAGTGGCTGCTGTCACGGATCGTGTGGCGGTGGTTCCCGAGGGTGATGGCGGCCTGGCGGTGGAGGCAAAACCTGCGGGACATGGGGTATCGATGAGCTACCAATGTGGAGCGGGACAGAGCATGGCCCGGTTTGGGCTGGAGCCCGGGCCGCCTCATATCCGGTGCGACAACTGTGGCATGAAGCTCGAAGCCCGTGCCAAGGGTGGTTGCGCCCCAACGTGGTTGTTGGATGAAAAAGCACCCAGGGGATGGCTGCTGATCCTCCGTCCGTCGGGGGTGGAGGGGGTGCGTCTGAGGGAGGACTACTGCCCTGCCTGCAGGGTGGGTGTGGCGGTGGTCTCCGGGCTGAAACGGCTGGATCCCTAGTCAGCAGAATGAACAACCGATCGGGTTGGCTACATTTCCGAAAATGAGAGTGATAACCAGGATCTACAACAGAATCAGGAGAGCAATTATGAGCCCCGAAGCACCAACCGTTTTGCCACCTGGATCGTGGGGAGGAGACGCGGATCCGTCAACGGCGACCAGGCGCCTGGCGTTCGAGCGAGACCTCGCCCGGCAGACCGAAGCGCGTCAGGCGGCGTTGGCCGGTCAGCCGCTGATCGCGCCCGCGGGCGCCCCCATGCCAGCCGTGCCAACACAGCAGCCGCGCGGAGGTGGATTGTACATCCCGCCCGAGATCGGGGTGGGAGGCGACCTGATCAGCGCCCAGGGGGAGGAGGAGCTCCGGAGCGCCAACGACGCCCGCCGAGCGATGGGTCAACCGACCGAACAGGCGGTGGCGCCAACTGCGGCAGACACCGTTGGGCTGAACGCGGGGGTCATGGCCGACCATCCGGAGACGCCCGCAGGAGGCGAGGAAGGGATGGTGGTAAGGGATGCGGCTGGGGTGCTCCAGAAGATCGCCCAGGCGGTCGAGCAGGGCCTTCCAGCGCTGATGCGGGCGACCGCCACGAGGATCGCCCAAGGCCGGGTGCCTCGGGCCCAGCTGGCGGGGTACCTCGAAGCCGCATCGCAGATCGTGACTGCCGCGGTCAAGGTCATGGCCGGGTAGAGTCGGTCAGGGTCGGTCAGGCGATCCGAACTATTCGGAGTTTTCAAACAGTTCAGTGTGCTGAAAGGACAAAGGAAAATGCAGGACAACGACAGGCGGCCACCGCGGCTGCGCGTGATGGGACTGTGGCTCAACGAGACCAAGGACGGGAAGAAGTACATGGCCGGGAACATCGGGCGTTTGAGGGTGGAGGTGTGGAAAAACGACCGACCGGGGGAGGGAGAGAACCCGCCGGACTACCACGTCACGATCACCGAGGCGATGCAGAAGCCGAGGGACGGCCGATGAACTACAGCGAGCAGTTGAAATTGTGCCGAGACCTCCACAATTTCACGTCGATTAACTACGACGACCCCGACAACCTGTTGCCCATTCGCAAGGCGGCCAAGATGAAGTGCATGGACTGCTGCAGCGGTGACACGAAGATGGCCCAGGAGTGCGGTGTCAAGACCTGTGCCCTGTACCCGTACCGGGCAGGCAGGAATCCAAACCCCCCTCGCATGCGGACGGAGATCCAGATCGCCGCGGATAGGGCCGCGGGGGATCGCCTACGACGCGCGAGAGCGTCGCGGAGCCTTTAGTTCCCTGGGCGCCGGCGAGATGAAACCCCGTCCGAGGGGTAGGGGTGCACCCCCCCCCCTGGCATCTCCGTTTCTAAAGGCTCCAGAAGCCCCTGGCGAGGCTCCGGCGATTCGACGATTCCCCGCTGCGTCACCGTGCGTAACGGTTTGTCACCGTGCGTCACCAAATGGCAGGCCCGCATCACTGGGTTCTGCAGGGGTTGACATCGTGAGTTTATTGTGCCTATTGTTCGCGCGTTCCCACCAAGGAGAGTACCGTGTCCGAGGGGCATCTTCACCTGCGCGTGTCGTCAACCGTGCTTGAGAGGCTGGACCGCATCAAAAACACGGCCCGTTTGCCTGGCGGAACACCCGTCAGGATGACCCGCCATTCCCTGGCCCTCTGTCTGCTTGAGCGAGCCCTTGCGGAGTTCGAGAAAGATCAGGAAGAGGCCCATGACCTGGCTCAAGGATGACATAAACCACAGAGATCACTTCAAATTTCAAGAGGCAGGGTTTTGGGCGGCCAATGTCGTCGAGACAATATGGCGGCTGTCGATGCGCCACAGCCCGGAAACCGGAGACGTAACCAGAATGTGGAAACCCCACATCATCGCGCGAGCGGCTCTGTGGCCACCGGAGCACATGGAACAGCTGCCGCCGGCCATGGAGCGAGCAATCGAAGTCGGTCTGATAGACCGCACCGAAGACGGCCGCCTTCTGGTGCATGATTGGATGGACCATCAGACAAGAATCCCATCCTCGGCCGAGCGCGTGCGGCGACACCGGGCGGCGAAAAAAAACCTCCCCTCTGCACTCCCCTCCAGAGGAGATCAGATAAGAGAAGATAAGATAAGAGGAGAGGAGAGGAGAGGAGAGGGTAACGTTACAGAAAGTTACACGGTAGCGTTACATCCCGTTACCGAAACAGACTGTAACGTTACAAGCGCTTCACCACCGCGCGCACACACCCACCTTTTTCTTTCTTCTTTCAACAATCTTCTAGGGATAGCGGGAGAACCCGAGGCTCTGGACCTGACAACCTCGGATGCCGGAATCGAGCGACTGGCGGCCCGACGAAAGACGGACCTGCTTTCGTCCGCCACCTACGCTCAGGAGGTTGCCCGCTGGGCGATCATGTCAAGCCCCCGGTGGAAGGACGGAGGCCATTGGTCGGAGGTGGTGACCGGGGCCGCGCGATTCTGGGAGTTTTTCGACAAGATCGAGCGCCAGTTCAAGAGACAAAAGTCCGGCAATTCCAACGGTGTGCACAAGGTGGAGACCACCAAAGAGATGATCGAGGCCATCGAACGAAAAGCGATCCGGCTATAAGCGAGATCATCGAACGGGCTCAGGAGGAGCTGCTGCGCATGCGCAAGGTGCTGGCCATCGACAGCGGGCCGGTCAAGGCCGGAGAGCTCATCGGGTCGCGGCTGAAGGAGATTGCCAATCGCGCCATGGCCGCGGTCGACCCCGAGACCGCCGCCGAGCGAGCGCGCGAGTGGCGCGACTTCCAGTTGCGGCAGGCGGAAGCCCGGCGACAGGCGTGGCTGACCAGCGGCTCGCGGATCCCCCCGGCCATCCTGGAGACGATCCAACGAATCGACCGCAAGCGCTTGGTGACTTCGTCGACCAACCAGGCGGTGGTCGATGGCAAGCGCCTGGTGATGATCGCCGGACCCCCGGGGACCGGCAAGACCGTCGCCGCCTGCTGGGCCCTGGCCGAGCGCCATCGTCGGCGCGACCAGCTGGTGATCGATGACCAGCCGGACATCGGAGCCGGGGGGCTGTTCGTCACGGCCTGGGACTTCTGCCAGATTCCCGCTCGCGAACAGCGAGACTGTTCCGAGGCCCGCTGTGTCGCCCTGGTTCTGGACGACCTCGGCCGAGAGCGCGAGCAAGACACGACCAACGTCGAGGAGCTGTTGTTGCGCCGGTGGGATGCCGGGCGGCTGACGATCTGCACCACCAACCTCGGGCCCGAGGACATCGGGCAGAGGTACGACGCGCGCCTGATGTCTCGCATCCAGGCTGAGGGCGCGGCGCTGGTCGTGCCGAGGGAGACCATCCGATGACCAGGACGTTCGAGGAGATGCTCAACTCCCCTCAGAACCCGTTTGAGGAGTCCATGAGCAGGGCGGTGAAGAAGCGCGACGAGGTTGAGCGAGCGTCTCTGAAAGGCCAGCGTCTGCTGTTCGACCGGCGGGGCAAGGTCGCCGGTCCGGACGAGGTGGAACCGCGGCCCAATGGGCCGGAGGACGTGGGATACCGCCGGCAGATTCAGACGCCAGCAACCGAGGCTCGCGACCGCCAGGTGTACGGGCAGAGCATCACGCGCTTGACCCAGGAGGGGCCGCCCGAGCGGGTTGATCCGCGGGATGTGGAGCTGATCGTGGGGGTTGACCCCGCGGTTCCCGAGGGCGATCACAGCCGGAAGCTGGCGGTGATCGACGGGATGGTCATGGACGTGACGCCGCTGTCCGAGCGGCAGGAGAACGTGGGTGAGACCGGCTGGCCCACGCTAATGCGCCAGGATGGCCAGCTGTTCGGGCTGGATCCCATCAGCCACCAGATTCTGGACCTCGTGCGCGGTCGGGATTCTTCCACCCAGGGGCTGCGCGAGCTCGTGAGCCGCCTGTGGCGTCCCGAGGACGGGGTGATTGCCGGTTTGACCAGCGGCATGCGCTGCCCGGGCTTCCCGGACAAGGGGCTGATGCTGGCCGACGACGCCGGGGTTGCGCTCTTGCGCGGGAAGCTCCCGCAGAAGCCGGATATCCCGGTCGAGGGCACCGGCTGGGAGGGTAAGCTCAAGGCGTCACCCTGGTCGGACATCCGCTGGATCGCCGTGGCCGTCGGGCTGGAGGAGCTCTGTTGGGCGAGCCACTGGGCGAACAAGCTCGCGACCATCGAGAAGTGGAGCGCGGTTCCGGTGCTGGGACTGATGGCCGGCGACTTCGACGGGCTGGCCCGGGTGAAGCGGCCGAAGGGCTCGGGGCTGTTGGTGGCGAACAAGGAACTGCGCGCATGGATCGACGACGAGATGTGGGGCACCAAAACGAGCCAGCCGGAATGGTAGCTTGTCGACGGTGCGGAGAGTTTTTGCCTGAACGGGACCTGCGGCTGACTGGCCGCGGGTTCGTTTGTCGGATGGCCTTGGTTTGTCGCTGGCGGCGCGAGCGGGCAATGGCCGCGCAACAACTGACATTCGGCTGCTGCCGATGAAAGGAAGATGACCATGAAATGCGAAGATTGCCGGTATTTCTATTTCAATCAGCACGACGAGGAAGAAGAGATTTCCGAGTGTCGGAGGCGGGCGCCACAAGTGGTGTGCAACCCTGTCGAAAGGGTCCTTGATTCATATTGGCCAGATGTGATGTCAGACGACTGGTGCGGAGAGTACGCGGGGAAGACCCAAAAGAGTCAGGAGCCAGCGTGTAAGGCGCGCCATGACAAGCGCGAGGGGCGCGCCATGCCGCACAACCTCGAAGCCGAGAAAAGCGTTCTTTCGATCATCGCCAACGGCCCTGTTGACGCGGCGGAATATCTAGTCGGCGCTCTTTCCCGGCAGGACTTCTACCATCCCGGGCATGCCAGCATCTTCGCTGCTCTCCAGGAGGCGTGCCACAGTGGCAAGCCCCCGCCGGATGAGGCCGCTACGGTTATGCTTCACCGAGCCGATCCGAAGAAGGCCGCTTTCTGGGCGCGCGTTGTTCTGGACAAGGCCCTGTTGCGACGGATGATCGCCACCTGTTCCGAGCTCGCAGCCGCGGCGTTCGGGCGGCCGTCTGGACGTGACGATTTGCCCCCCATCTTAGAGTGAAGGAGGCGTGCAGCAATGGAAGAGTTGTTACGAGAGCGCATGAACAAGGCCATGAACAAGGCCATCAGCGAAACCTGCGCTTCGTTGTTGGTTGCGCGAGAGGATAGGCGGGTATTTATCGCGGCCGAGAAGGTTGAGCGCCAATGCCGCGAAACCGGCGACATCGTGGTGGACTTGCCGGAATACGGGAACCCCACAATCACCCCCGATCACGAGCGGTCAACGCCTGATACCATGGCCTATCGCGTGAACATGCAGCCCACCGGCAGGATCGTCCGCTACACGATCCCGCGTCCGGTGTTCGCAATGTGGAGGGCCAAGTGGGGCCAGTAGTTGCTGATAGGTTTTCGGTCAAGGTCAAGGTTTCGGCCCTCGGCCCAGGTGGGTTGCCCGTGGCTACGGTCATTGGTGCGAGGGTCCTGACATCGTCAGTCCCGTGCCAGCCACAAGAGGCCCTGGCTAACGAGGCCGCCAACGCCGCGCGTGAGGCGATGTCCAGAGAGTGGGGGCAGACCGTCACAACCATACCAACGCCCATGGTGGAAGGCCAGTCGGTCGCTTACGACTGGATGGACCTCGTGCGCAGGGTCTCGGACCTGGAGGAAGAGAATCGGTCCCTGCGTCGACAGGTCTACGTCGGAGAGCACGAGTTCCCGGACCTCACCTGGAAGGCCCGGTGCGAGGAGCTGATCGGCGAGCGGCTGAAGCTCCAGGACCTGGTCTCCGAGCTCCGCGAGAACATCCGGAGGTTGTTGGACGTGGTGGGTGACCGCCTGCCCTGCAAGGGACCGACTTGCACGGCCACGATCTGGTTTGTTCGGACGAAGCGCGGGAAGATCACGCCCTACGACGGAGACGCCTGCAACCACTTCGCCACCTGTCCCGATGCGGCGAAGTTCAAGAGAAAGGGAGACGACAAGTGAGTGGTGAGTTCGAGAAGATCGGCACCGAGATCGGCCAGCTGGTCGAGACGAAGAACAGGCAGTACGGCGAGTCGTTCCGGCTGAGCTGCAAGGTGCTTGAGGCGCTCTACCCCAACGGCGTCGCGGTCTGTCAGTTCCGCACGCTCTTGGCGGTCACGCGCTTGATCGACAAGCTGTTCCGGCTGGCCACAGGCACAGACCATCTGGCCGGCCACATTCCATGCCCCCATTGTGGACGGGCCTTCGAGTCGCCCGGACTGGACATCGCCGGCTACGGCATTCTGATCGAGGCGGCGGCCCGGGCCGGGCGCGAGGAGCTGGCCGAGCAGGCGGTCCCTGGCAACGGCGGGAAGGTCGTGTCATGACCGTCGAGGACCATCTGATCGTCGATCCGCGAGTGGTGGCCGGGCAACTGGCGACGCCCGAGCAGGCGCAGAACTACGTGCTTGAGCGGATCCAGGCGGTGTATGAAACCATCCGCCGACAACCACCGCCACCGACTGATCAGCTGACGAGCGTGGCGTACCTGCGCTGGGAGAGAAAGCTCATGCTCTACCATGGCCAGGCCATCGGGACGCTGATGGCCCTGCAGGCATTCGGGCATGTACCGATCCCGATGTTCGAGACCCTGAAACGCCAACTACTCTCGGCCCTGCTGCATCGCACGGCCGAGGCGGCCCTGGGGGTGCAACCATGAAAGATGCCCTGCGAAAGCCCACCTGGTACAAGATGACCCAGTTGTTCGATGGGGTGGCCAAGCGGATCGCCGAGGTGGGGGAGCACAACATCCTGGTGCGCGGCGTTCGCTACGCGGCTTCGATCAAGTGCCAGCAGTGTGGCCACAGGATCCATTTGAACAACCTCCGCGTGGGGGCCCAGGGTGACCAGCTGGACCTGTCGCCCGAGCTGGCGATCTGTGTCGTGCCAATGGGGTTGCCCGACGCCATGGGCGAGGACCTGCGCCGGATGAGTGAGGCCAACTTGCGCATGCCGGTGTTGCTGGTGACATCGAACGTCCACTACGTCCAGCTGCGGCCGTTGCATGTGGCCGAGGCCAAGCGTCTGATGACCACTGAGGGGGTAGAACATGCCGAGCAGCGAGAAGCTGGCCAAGGATCCCAAACGCCAGGCGGCGGGCCGGCGCTCGCGTAGGAAGGGCAAGGCGTTCGAGCAGCAGGTGGCGCGGGACCTCCGGGAAATCTACGACGCGCCGGAGGTGCTGGCCGCGATTGCCGCGGCTGACAGGAAGACGCTCAAGGCCGCGATGGCCGGCACGACCGTGCGCCGCGGGGAGCAGGGTCGGAATGCTCACGAGCCGGACGTGATTGCCCCCTGTTCCTGGTGGATGGAGCTCCAGGACTCGGCAACCATCTCGCCCGAGGCCAAGCTCCGTCAGGCCGAGCGCGATCTGGCAATGCACTGGCGGCGGGCCGATGGACCGTCGGAGCGGAGATGGACCCGGCCAGTGGCCATCTGTCACCAGCGGGGAGCTCGATCTGCCGTGGCGTGCATGCGATTGGCCGACCTTGTGCGCTGCTGCGGAGGGGAGTTCCCGGAGACCAAAGACCAGGGGTATTTGCCGGTGAGGATCGAGTACGAGGACTTTCTGAAGATCCTGCGGAGCGCTTGACATGGCCAAGCCGAGCATGTGCTACTGTGGGGCGGCCGAGTGAAGGAAACCTGATGAAGCGGAAGTTGCTGTTGGCGTTGAGTGGCGTGCGTGACGATGATCGGCACATGCAGGACATCGCCGCGCGTCTGTCCGCGTGGCTTCGCAAGGACAACAACGAAGCGGCGGTGCTGGTGTTGCCCCGGGGAGCTACCGTGCGTGGCGTGTGGATTGATCCCGACCTGAGCACCATCGGCGATCTGCCGGAGGTGATCGTGCGATACGAGGATGCCGCCAATGGCCAATGAATCGCTTGACGCCCTGACCGAGGGCTATCGCGCTTACCGCGAGTGGGCCGAGGCCATGGCCAGCGCGGGTTTCCCCCTCCCACCGGGGGGCACCTGCATGATCACGCGGCGGGGGGTGTTCCTGACCCGGCTGCTGGATCTTCGCCTGGCCATCGCCCGCGAGCTGCAGCTGCCGGTCGAGGCGATCAAGGTCGAGCTCGACACCCACCCGCTGACACAGCATTTGGTTCCCAGGATCGACGTGGATTTCCCTCCGGGGTACATGGCCGTCCCCCATCCGTCGATCCAGGACTCCGCGGGCAAGTCGCCCGAGCAGCTGGGGCAAGAACATGCCAAGGCGGTGATCGGGACCTTCTATCAGCGGTTCCTGGCCGACGTGAACGACCGGATCGCGGCGTTCGCCCGAAGCGAGAGGCCGGACCTGGACACCCAACAGTGGGAGGACCTGCTTGGCCAGGGACGTGACATCCGAGGACACGCAGATCCTTTTGCTGCGGACTGAGTCGGAGTTCATTGCCGACCCCAACCGCCGTTCACTGGAGTGGTGGTGGGATCGGATGCTCTCGAAGCACTTGGTGCTTCCGACCTTCCAGGAACATGCACGGACCCATCATTGGGTAGAGCGCCGTCTGGCGTTCTGGCGTGGGGTGCAGGCCGCCTGGCTTAGGCAGAAGCATGTCTCTCTGGTTCAAGCTCGGGTGGCCGAGCTGGCCGAGGCATCGGAGCTCAAGGGCAAGGTCTTCCAGTTCATCCGGCCAAAGGTCGACGAGCGAGGGATCGAGCGCTTCCCCATCGCCCCCCGCTCGTGGGAGGGCATGATCAAGGCTTACGCCATCCTCGATGATCTGGTAGAGACCAAGCGCGCGGCGATCCTGACCTCAATCGAGCCAATGCTGGCCGCGAGTGAGCAGGAGATAGCTGGCGCTGCCTCCGAGGGTAGGGAGCTGCCGTTCAACAAGGATGAGATGCGCCGCCTGGCGCACAACCTCCTGCGCGAGCGCCGCAAGCGGCGGCGGGAGGAACTAGGGATCGATGATGATGACGACCGAGAAGACGACGAACAAGAACCCGGTGCTATCTCTGGATCCGGGGACGATCAAGGTGGGATGGCGGGCCCGGTCTGACGCTGGTGACATCAACGCCCTCTGTTCGAGCATTGCCAAGCAGGGCCAGATCCAACCCATCGCCGTGCGCAAAATCGAAGGCGAGTGGGAGGTGGTTGCCGGCGTTCGGCGGATGACCGCCTGCCAGCGGCTGGGGCGGCCGGTCCTGGCGGTGGAAGTCTCGGCCGAGACCGAGCTGTCTGCCCTGCACGCGCAGCTGGCCGAAAACGTCGCGCGCAAGGACTTCGACGTGCTCGAACTGGGCCGCGGGTTCCAGCGACAGAAGGTGCTGCATGAGCAGCTGTACCCCGGGACGAAAGTCGGGGCGACCGGAGGGCGCGGTTCGGGCAAGGGCAAGTCCGTCCGCACCAAAGCAGACTTTGCGAAGGGTGCGAATCCTGATCCCGCGCCGGAGAGAGCGACGAAGATCATCGCCCGCGAGATTGGCAAGGGCGAGCGGTTCGTGCAGGAGTGCATCGAGGTAGCGAATCTGCCGCGGGGGGACTTGGCAGAGATTGAGAAATCAGACACCGCCAGCAAGCGCAACCAGGCCGTTCGCAAGGTGCTGCGGAAGGTGCGCGTCGAGCGCAAGCGGTCCAAGCTCGAAGCCCGGGCCAAGGAGGCCGAGGCGAAGCGCCAGGAAAAGGTCGAGGAACTCGGGCCCGAGGCGCGCCGGATTCTGCACATGGAGGACAACCGCCAGTTCTTTGGGCGGACCGAGAACGGGACCTTCCAGCTGATCTTGACCGACCCTCCATACGGCCAGCGGCAGAGCCTGGTCGCGCACGTTGCGCGCGGGAACATCTCCTCGAACTTCGGCGCGTGGGACAAGCTCGACGTGGGGTGGGTTGTCCAGGCGGCGCCACTGTTGGTCGACGGCGGTCAGCTTCTGGTGTTTGCTCCGCTGGAGGCCATCGGCGAGTACAAGTTCATCTGCGAGAACATCGGGCTAACGTGGCGCGGGGCGATCATCTGGAAGAAGACCAACCCCGGTACGGCCCACCGGAACGTCTACCTGTCGTCGGTCGAGGCCGTCTGCTGGGCAACCCGCGGCGACCGCTACCACTTCATGCCCTGGGAGAACGCCGGCGCGCCCGAGGCGCACAACCTGATCGAGGGGCCAGTGTGCGGCGGGAACGAGCGGCTCGACCATCCGACGCAGAAGCCCGAGTGGTTGCTTGAGCGGCTGCTTCGGCGACACGCGCCACCCGGGGCGCTGGTGCTGGATCCGTTCGCGGGCGTGGGCTCGACCCTGGCCGTCTGCCGGCGCCTGGGCCTGGATTGCGTAGGGGTCGAGATAGATCCCAATTACGTCCATCTGGCGCGACTGCGGCTACAGGCCGGTTGACGTTGCGATCAGGATCTGATTTGTATTTGATCTGGATCTACCGGGCGGGCATTGCCCGCCAACCACCACTGAAGAAACGGGGAGCATCATGCGACTGAGCAAGACCCAGAAGGACATTCTGACCAGCATCGGCGCTGGCGCCACGGCCAAGACCATGGCCGAGAAGCTCGGCAGTCGCCCGGGCCCGATAGCCAGATCGATGATCAGCCTGAAGGGCAAAGGATTCCTGGACGCCGAGTCGACCAAGGCCGGGGATACCCGATACCTTCTCACCGCCGACGGCAAAGCCGCCCGCCGGGGTTGACCGGCAATCCCGGATCGGCCTACTCTAAGTAGCCTTCCTTCGCCCGGCCGCGTCCTTCTCTCCTTCGCGCGTCCGGGCTTTTTTTCATCACCCCCCCCTTGACCGGCGCCAGTGCTTGGTTATACTCTTGAGTAGAACCTTCGGGTTCGAGAGCCTTCGGGCAGAAGGAGACCGGATGATCGTTCAGACCTGGAATGGTCCCCAGCAGGTCACGGAAGACGAGGCGCGCCTGCTCGGCTGCGCTCTCTTTGGCGAGACCCCCGCGGAACTGGCGGCCTGGACTGCGTTGCCCGTGAGCCGGGTGCGGCGCCTGATCAAGGGCCTGGTCGCGCGGCAGTTGATGGACCGCCTTACCATCCGCGACCACGAGAGCGGTCGGGAGTACAAGATCTACAGGCGCGTCGGCCCGGAAGACTGACCGCCATCTGAACAACCCGCGCCTTCGGGCGCAAAGGAGACCAGCATGTGCAACTGCGTGTTTCACCGGTACGATGTTGTCCACGCGCTTCAGGACGAACAGGAGGTGTTCGACCACAGCCAAGGTACCTGGGATTCCGTGTTGGCCCCTGCTCATCGCCAGGGGGTGGTGGTCGAGAGTTTCCCGTCGGCAGACTACGAGCACGGGGACACCGCCGATGACCTGCGATTCAAGCTCGCCCGGGCCAGGGCCCCCAGGATGTCGGGCAAGCTGGTGTACCGCGTGCAGGGCGCGGTGAAGGGGGGCTGCTGATGGACACCATGATCGGTCCGTTTCTGTCGGCGCTTGTCGGTCTGAAGGTTCTGTGGGCGGTGCTGATGGTGGTTCTGTTCTTGTCCCCGATCTTCATCTGGATCCACACGCGCAGGACCGCCAAGAACACCGCGGCGATGCTGGCGGCGTTCGAGCGGATGGTGCAGATGAGGGAGTGGGTGTCACGGCCGGCAGTGAACCCCCCGAGGGCCAAGGACTGCCCCAAGTGCGGGCGCACGAGTCCGGCATCGGCGATGATCTGCGACTGCGGGCACGGGTGGCAGGCATGAACCAGAAATCGCTGTTGAAGGCGCTTCGGCTTCTCGTCGGAGCGAAAATCGTGGACGTTGGGTTAGATGACGACATGCCGTGGGTTGAACTCCACATGCCAGACGACAGCGCGCTGGTGCTGGGCATCTCGGCCGATGAAGAGGGCAACGGCCCGGGCGCTCTGCTTGGGTTGTGGGAACTGGCCCGAGCGAAGGGGCAGATTCGATGACGTGACAATGGCTGGAGGGACGGGGCGGTAGGAAGAAGGCGCGAGGCCGAGGAGGATGGGGCGATCTGAGGGACGGAGGGATGGATGATGGGACGATGGTCGGAAGGGATGGTTGGAAGGCGAGGGGCAACGGAGGTACGGCTGGCTGCAGGTCGGGCGGCACGAGAGAAGGCGGGCAGGACGGATAGCTCGTCCGTTGGTCCGATAGGCGGTAGGGCTGTGTGGAGGCAAGCAAGCACGCGCGAAGGGTTGAGTGACTGAATGAGGTGTTCGCTTTTTGAAGCGGGCACAAAAGGAGAGCGGGAGAATGCGAATCCAGAAGGAAACCGAGAAACAGGAGGCGCCGCCAAAGATCCCGACAAAGGGCAATGGCGAGAGCGCCAAGACAGTCGAAGAACTTGAGGGTCGGCGCTTCACCAAGGACAACTGGGAGCAGCTCTGGCTGCTCGGCCTCTATGGTGTGCAGGCTCGCGGGGCGCAGACCTGCATCGAGATCGTGCAGATGATTAAGGACCAGCTCAACAGCGTGGTTCACCCGGGGACGATGAGCCGGGTTCTGGAGGCGCTCCGTAAGAAAGACTTTCTGGCCGCAAACAGAGAGGGCAAGGATCGTGTCTACTCGACGAAGAAGCTGCAGTACAACTGTTCTCTGGAGATTGCGCAGGTGGACAAACTCCTGGCGCGCCTGAAGGAGGATCCGGCGGGCATGGCCTTGGCATACGCCCTGGAGGCCCAGCCTGGCGGTCGAGACACGGGGAAGGAGATTAGCCACCCGGACAACTGGGCCACGTTCAGAATCACAGTCAAGCTCATCAGCGAGATCCGTGGCGGATATCCGTATTCGGCCGGATTGATCGAGCAGATCAAGGAATCCAAGTTCAACAAGACCTTCGATGCCAGCGACTGGGATCCCGCCGACTATCCCCTGTGCTTTGACCGCGGGCCAAACGGCGGGATCATGATCGGGTCGAGGAACTTCACCGGCTTTCTGGAGTGGCATCTCAACTCAGCCCACTATGGATCGCGCGACAAGATTCTCAAGTGCAACCCCTGGATGACCAACTTGTTCTATGTCGAGCCGACCGAGCTGCTGCCGCCTGTCAAGGTGGTCATGCAGCACCGGCCTGCAGTGCAGATCGCTGGTAGCCCCAAGAATGGAGCGGGCACCAGGTCAGGTGGGTTTGGTCTCAAGTGGTTCGAGACGCTTCCGCCCGGCACTGAGATCCCATTTGTCTTTAGCGCTCCGACCGTGAACTTCATGACCCCCGCGGAATTGGAGCGGTGGCTACGCAGGTGCTTGCGTATGGCGCGGAGTTCTTTCTCCCCCGCGGCTGGTCGACAGACCGGACAATCGGAGTTGATCAAATTCGAGTTGGTCGAATACTGGGATCCGCAGCCCGAGAAGTGACGCATGACAAAGCCACAGGAAATGCTCAAGCTCTACGGCGGGCGTCCATAGGAGGGGACTGTGAGCGGGTTCAATACGGGAGACAGGGTATTTGCCTACGTCGGTGACCGCTGGCGCGCGGCGACAGTCAACTACCGCAGGATGCTCAGCCCGACGTACTTGGACGTGGCCGCCTACAGCGTGCGGCTGGACGATCAGCTGCATCGCCCGGACTACGTTGGAACCGTGGTCCACGCGGGCTTCGTGATCTCCCCCGAGCAGCACGCCCAGATCGAGGAGCTTGAGCGGGTCGAGCGGGCTCTGAACCGCAAGGGCTGGAGCATGGAGGAAACATGAGGACCCAGTTGGTGGTCGAGTCCTGGGATCGGAGTGAGACGTTCGGTGTCATTCGCGAGGAGCGCACCAAGCGCCTGCTGGGTAGCTTCTCTCTTGGTGCCAACGGCGAGGCCCATGTGGCACGGATGGATGGCGAGGAATGGCGCGCTGACTCCCTGGCGTCGGCGCTGGATCTGGCGTTCGGCGAGCGGCCATGAGCGACTTCAGCTACACCGCCCGGTGCCCCGGCTGTGGCCAAACCTACGCGCCCGACGACGGCATGTGCTGTACTCCCTGCCCTGGCTGCGGGGCCTGGGGCCGGTGGCAAAGGTGCGTTGTCTGCGACGAACACCACTGCCGAGGATGTCCGTGCTGGGGCGAGGAAGATCGGGACCGGGATGAAGTCGATTAGCCGCTTTGACTACGGCCGCAACCGCGGCTGGTTCGTCCGGGTGCGCTGGCGAGGACGCACCCACTCCAAGCTGTTCTCCGACCGGCTGCACGGCGGGAAGCGCAAGGCGTTGGACGCGTCCGTCGCCTGGCGCGACCAGACGGAGGCCGACTTGGGGAAGCCCCGGACAGAGGCTGTGGTTCAGGCCGACCCCGCAGACCTCGGCGGCGTCTGGCGAGTCGAGCGTCGCGGGAGAGCCACGGTGTGGGTTGCGGCCTGGCCCGGGGGGCGCGTGTCGTTCTCGGTTTCCATCCACGGCGAGCTCGGGGCAGAAAGCCTCGCGCGCCAGGCCCGAGCCCAGGGGCTGGCGGATTACTACGGCAGCAGCTAATCTGGTCGCCATCAGCCGATGGAGGCCGGCCCATGGTGCTCGTATCGTTTGACCACATCGCGGGAGTCCCGATTCACTACGCCAGGCAGCCGGTGGCGCCCTACGGGACGCAGGGCAAGGGCCCTCGCACCGTGAGGCTGGAGCAGAACTTCCACGCCACGCTCGAACGGTGCTTGCTCGACCTGTGGAAGCGGTCGCAGCTGGGCGCGCCCGAGTGCCTGGTGTCCGGCGGCTGCTATGTCGAGAAGGCCGGGCGCCACGGCGAGGGTCGCGCCATCGACATTGACGCAATCTGGTGGAAGGACCAGCCACCGTTGATCACGCGCAATGCCCCGTTTGACGCTCGCCGGTATCTTGGGGTCGAGGCCGTGCTGCGCATGCACCTGGGGATGGTGCTCAATTTCTGGTACAACCAAGCTCACGAGGATCACTGGCATTGCGACGACGGCACTGCGACCGACTGGGCCTATGGCTCTCGGTCTCGCACGCTGTTCATGCAGGCGGCTCTGAGCTACGTGTTCGGGCATGCGCTGCCGGGCGGCATCGATGGAGACCTCGGCCCGGCCACCCGGAGAGCGCTCACGGACGTGATCTTTTCGCCCTCAGAGAAGACCATTCGTGCGATGGACTCTGCCAAATGGCTGACCTTTCTGGAGAGGGTTGTAACAGCGGCTTTCGGCGGCTAATCTGGGAAGCATGACACCCTCGGAAGAATTGCCGCAGCTGGAAGAATCGCAGGACCCGGTAACGGCGGCGCTGCATCGGATAGAAAGGCGTCTGCGTGGGGTCGAAGCCAATACCTCCGCGCTCCAGACTTCCTACAGCCAGATGGCCCAGGCCATGGGATGGATTGCCCAGTCGATCCTGCGCTGTCCGCCCGACTGCCCGTTGCGCGTGGCCTGGGAGCTCGCGCAGAAGGATCTCGTCAAATGAAGGTGGTGACAGTGGCCATGGCCCTCCTCGGAGCCGCCTGCGGGGCCCCGTGTCAGATGCCCAATTCCACCCGATGCAACGGCAGCGTTCTTGAGCTGTGCGGCTCAAACAGCAAGTGGCAGCGGGCCATGGATTGTTCCAAGGTCCGTCCCGCCAGGGATGCCGTGCCCGTCCGATGGTCGTGCGGTGAGACCGACGCCGGTTGTCGGTGTGTGAGCGGAAAATGATCGAGATCGGCTCACAGATGGTTACGGGCCTGTGGGGGCATATGCAGCAGCGCTTTGGGAGTCAAGTCTCTCCCAAGAACACGTCCGAAATGATGCGCGCGGCGGCGGCCCTGCTGGACACGCTGGACATCCAGGAGCGCGACCAGTTCATGGAGCGCTTTGTCACGACCGTCGGCAGGACCATCTACACCCCGTTCTCGGTCGGCCAGGCGACGCCGATCTGGACGTTGCCAGAACAACTCCGGGTGGCGGTCCACGAGCACACGCATGTGGTGCAGGGCGACCGCGAGGGATGGGTGGTCTACGACACGCGCTACCTGGCTTCGAGCTCCCACCGCGCCGGATACGAGGCTGAAGCCTATGGCTCGGACATGGAGATCGAGTGGTGGATGTCCAACGGCAAGTTCAACCCCTACGACTTCGCTTTGTCCCGGGCCAGGTCGCTCAAGAGCTACGCCTGTTCGGAAGCGGACATCTGCCAGGCTGCGGCGACCATGGCGCTGCGGGCCGGGCTTGTGATACAGGGGTACGTCGAGTCCGAGGCGGCGAAGGTGGCAATTGAGTGGTTGGGGCGCTGGCAGACGTAGGCCCCCCTGATTTCTATCCCGAGGTGCTCCGTGGATGGCATTTTCTCGACGTTGCTCGGCAAGATGATCGCCACCGGCGGCGGGTATTTGGTGGCGGCGATCATGGTTGTTCTCTACTGGCTTGAACGCCGAGAGACGGCCAAGCTACAGGACACGGTGATCGGACTGGCGGTGGGGCAGACGGAGGCCGCGACCAAGACCGAGGTGGTGCTGTCGCGGATGGAGGAGCTGATCCAGGAGATTGCCAGGAGCCTGCGATGATGAAAGATAAAGATCCGGATCGGACCAACATCGGGAACGTCCTGTTGGCCCTTGGCATGATCAACGAAGCCCAGCTGTCAGAGGCCATAGGACAGCAACGCGGAGATCCAGACGCCTTGCTCGGACGCCTGTTGATCGCCATGGGCGTGATCTCCGAGGCAGACCTGGAGACCGCGTTGTCCGCACAGGACGGATTGCGCAGTCGCCGACGAGGGCCGCGGGTGATGGCCGAGGCCAAGATCGCCCGCCATCGCGTAAAGCGTGTGATGGACATCGCCGGGCGCGTGGCCGAGCGGGGGCACCGGGTGACCCAGGCTCTCAGCGAAAAGCGCCGGAGCGGAGAGTTTCTGTCGGTGGCTCCGTTTCTGGAGAAGGGGAAGTGACAATCGATGCCGTTGTACGACTACCGATGTCCAACGTGTGGCCATGTGAGTGAGCACCACGTCGCTTTTGACGGGCCCGCGCCAACGTGCCGCTGCGGGTCTGGCATGGAGCGTCTGATGAGCGCCCCCGCCCTGGTTCGGGTGGCTGGCCCCTCTGGAGCCATCATTGGCGGGCCCGACAGGATCGAGCGCGAGTTCGGTCGCGATTGGCGAGACCGCGGGACCACCGGGCGCGAGGGCGGGGCAGGCAAGCGCATCTACAGCAGATGATCGAAGCACTTGTCCTGGTCGGGGCCCTGAGCGTCTATCACCCGGGCGACGGCCACAACCATGGAGAGCTCGCGTGCGGCGGCCGGCTGACGTGGCAGTCCGAGCACATCGCCATCCGTCGCTGGCGTGGCCGGTGCGGTGCTCGCGTTCGCGTGTGCGTGGGCGGCGGGCGACGGTGCGTTTGGTCGACAGTCCGCGACTCCGGGCCGTGGGGGGCCACCGACGGCCGGCGGTGGGAGGTGCAGATCAGGTTGAAGCGCGGCTGGCGGCGGCGCGCCGTGGTTGATTTGAGCTGGGCCCTCTGGGTGAAGCTAGGGCGTCCCCCGTTTTTGTCGCGCGTGACGCTGGAGATCGTGCGCGAGGCGCCGTTGATCTCGTGATCATCGAGCGCACACCCGTAGCCGAGCACGTTCCGCCGGCGTTGCTACGCAACCAGCCTCACGACCGGACCCCCATCCTTGGCGGAATCCGGGCGCTGCCGCTGTCCGAGCTCATCTTCTCAGCCGATGTTTCGTCTGATCAGGTGGAGTCCAGCCTCAAGCTCGCGGAGGTGGCTCCCGAAGACGACAGGATCTGGAACGTAGCGCAGCGCGAGTTGCTGTCCACTTCCCTGGCCTACTTTTTCTCGGAGGTAATCACCGCCCCGCAGGAGCCGCCCTACAATGGGAAGTCGTTGGTCGGACGGCATCATGAAGAGTGGGACGAGCTGGTCACCACCCATGATCGAGTCCTAGTTGAAGCTGCCCGCGACCACGGTAAGTCGCATTTCTTCAGCCTCGCCTATCCCATCTGGATGGGTGGCTACCGCAAGCCCAAGAGCCTGGGCTACATCTTCTCATCGACCCAGGACACCGCGAATGCACTGCTGGCGCTGGTCAAAGAGGAGCTGCTGACCAACCCCAAGCTCCGGCACCTGGTTCCAGTCACCGAGGATCGCCTGTGGAGCAAGAAAGAGATCACGCTCCGCAACGGCACGATCATTCGCGCTCGCGGCATGGGCGTGAAGATCCGCGGTGGTCACCCGAGCTGGATTGTCGTCGACGACTGCCTCACGGATGAGGACATCTACTCCGAGACGATCCGCCGGAGGAACATCGATTACTTCTTGTCGGCCATCTCGAACATGGTCACGCCCGGTGGCCAGATCGTGGTGGTCGGCACGCCGATGCACTACGCCGACCTCTACGGGCACATCGAGGGGACCGGCAGGTACACGGTCCGGAAGTATCCCGCGATTGACAAGTTCGGACGGGTGCTGTTTCCGGAGCGCTACAACCGCGACCGGTTGGAGGCGAAGCGCCAGGAACTCGGCCCGGCGCGGTTCGCCCGGGAGTTTCTGTGTCAGCCGCTGTCGGACGAGGCGTCGCTGTTCCCGAGCAAGCTGTTCGAGGGCGGGGACGTGCGCCTGCCGTACATCTTGGGGTTGCCTGGGGGCTACTGGCGCGAGCGTGGCTGCATGATCTACACGGGCATCGACTTTGCCATGAGCGCCTCAAGTTCTGCCGACTGGACCGTGATCTTCACGACCGCCGTCGACGAGCAGCGCAACCGCTGGTTGGTGGACTGCCGGCGCGGTCGCGGATGGGGGTTTCAGAAGCAGTTGGACGAGATCAAGGAAGTCTACGTGATCTACGGCTTCGAGGTGGCGCACGCGGAGAGCAACCAGTTCCAGAGGATCTTCACCGACGAGCTCCGACGCGACACCGACATCCCGATCCGCAAGTTCTTCACCTCGGGCGTCCAGCCCAAGCAGCCCTGGCGGAAGGGGATGACCTCGCTCACCATGGGCAAGCACAACCTCGACCGCGGCGTGCCCTCGCTCAGGATGACCTTGGAGAATCGCAAGTGGCGTTGGCCCCGTGGCGATCAGCGCAGTATCGAGGTAACTGACATCATCATGGGCGAGCTGATGGCCATGAGCTGGCAGAATGGACAGGTGGTCAGCGTCGGCGAGCACGATGACTGTGTCATGGCAATGTGGATGGCTGACACGGCCATCCGCGCCGGCGGATTCCAGTTTAGTTTCGGGGACGCGCAACAGGCACAGATTAACGCTCTGCCGCAAGAAGTAGCCGCCCTTCCAGGCCCGGCGCGGGCGGCGCTTCCTGCCCATGTCGTGCAACCTCCCGCAAATACAGTTGCTCCGCTTGATCCCCCAGAGTATCGTCAGGAGCATGACACCCCTGCGCGTTGCGATCCTTCGCTCGACGAGAGATCGCCGACTGCTGCCGATCTGGGATTTGGATACGGCATCGGCGGGGGCTTCTGACATGGTCAGGAGTGTTCCGGTGCCGAGGTTCTGAGGGTTCCCGCTCTCCTTCCTCTGCATCGGAGGGACCGAGGCGGTCAGGTGGGGGGCCGCCTCTCTTTCAAGCGGAGGTACCTCGGATGATCGGATCATTGCCGGGCGCCCTGGGCGCAGGAACCGCTGGCCAGGGACCGCGATTGATCTTCGGCTTGCGCCGGCCGGTGATGATCGATCAGTCGGCGCTTACCCGGCTGACCGAGGTGTCTCGCGAGCCCGAGGCGATCTTGCCCGGAGGCTTTCCCGTTCGCTCTCCGGATGACGTGAGTCGAGGGCTGGGCCTGTCCATCGCTGCCGAGCAGGCGCTGGGCGAGGCTGTTAGGGATTGGGTGACAGCGCCAGACCCGATCACGTTCCGTCGGCACCTGCTCACCGGGCTGCGCGGGATGGCGCCCCGGGACCTGCAGCTGCGGTCCGAGATCGCCAGGCGGTGCGTTGAGCTCTACCGGTCGAGCGCGCCACCGCGGCCGGATCGGTGGGGTGGACGTGTCGACCGGGTGATGGTGCAGAAGTCGACCGAGGGCGAGTTGCTTACCTGGGACATCCCCGGGGCCTACGCCGGGCCCTCCCTCCGGGCCGAGCGCCTGGCGCTCCGTCTCCGGTCCGAGCCTGTGCCGCCGGAGTTGGTGTGGATGGTCGCCGAGGGTGATGACTTGGAGGCCCGAGAAGCCATCGGCGAGGAGCTAGTGGGCAAGGCCGCAGGGCACAAGTACCTGAAGCGCGTCCCCACCGGCAAGCCCAGGCCGCGGTGGCGCTACTTCTATCGCTTGCCGTCCAAGGGCCGGCTCACGTCGTCCGAGGATCTGGCGACGGGCGCGAAGTTCAAAGTCAAGCACGAGGGGAAAGAAGGGCACTTCGAGGTGCTCGCGCACGACAAGAAACGCGGGATCGTCCACGTCAAGCACGACGAGAGTGGTCGAGAGGCGCACGTCCACGAGCGAGACCTCCACCGGATGGTCCAGAGCTACCACCGCCAGGCGACCGCGGAGAAGGCCCCCGAGGGCAAGGCCCAGGCGGCGCCGCTGGCGCGGATCAGCATGGCCGATTTGGCCCGCGGCGAGTACGACAACATCGAAGGGTTCTCGCCCGACGCGGCCGAGCTGGAGGCCCAGGCGGCGGCCATGGGCGGGGACCGCGAGTGGGCGGTGATGAAGCAGCCCAACGGCTTCTGCCTTGTGAGCAAGCGCAAGCGCGAGGCCGGCCGCCAGCGGGAAGTGAAGGGGGAGGAAACCTCGGTCAAGCTGCGTTCTGCTGACGGCAAGGGAATCGACAACGTCCAGGCCGAGTACGTGCTGATGGACGCCTCGGATCTGATCGCCAGCCACAAGCCCGAGGCCCTCGGGCACTTCCCCCAGAATCCGGCCTATCCCGAAAACGTCCAGGAGCGCCGCTACCACGCGATCACGGCCGAGCAGGAGAAGGTGGACCGGATCGCCAAGAACCTGGACCCGGCGATCATGATCAACACCAACCCCGATGCCGTGAACGGTCCGCCGATCATCACCCAGGACCGCGTGGTTCTTGGCGGCAACGGCCGGGCGATGGCGATCCAACGCTCCTACCGCGAGTACCCCGACAGCGCCGAGAAGCTCCGGTCGTACCTCGTGGCCAACGCCCGGAAGTACGGCGTGAGCGCCGCGGACGTGCGGGCGATGAAGCAACCGATGATTGTCAGGAGGATGACGGTCAAGGACCCCGGGGAGAAGAACGCCAAGCTCAAGCTCTTGGGCCGGCGGATGAACGAGGCGCTGACCCAGGGGCTTGACCCGCGCAGCGAGGAGGTGGCGGTCGCGCAGTTCGTAACCTCGCACGTCACGGACGCGCTGGTCGGAGCAATCGAGCCAGACCAGACGCTCTCGGAGTTCCTGTACTCCAAGGCGAGCGAGGACTTCGTCAGGTCACTGCGTCAGGCCGGAATCATCGACGACTACAACAAGGCCCAGTACATCGAAAACGGTGGCAGGGGGACGCTACTGAACGAGGACGGTCGCCGGCGGGTCGAGCGGGTGATGGCCGCGAGGCTGGTGCCCGACGCGGATATCCTGGAGCGCATGAATCCCACGCTCCGCGAGTCGCTCGCGCTATCAACTCCCAGCCTGGTGGTTGCCGAGCAGCATGGCTGGCCCATCGCCGAGTCCTTGAAGCTTGCCGTCGAGGCCGACCTGCACATCCGGGCCACGTCGGACAAGGGCGCGAAGGTCGCGCATCGGGAGTTCCTGCAGCAGACGGAGATCGGCAGCTCGGGGCTGGACCTGTCCAAGCGCATCCACGCGGACCCCGTGGCCAAGGCCCTCCTGACCATCATCCGCGAACACGTCGGCACGACCAAGATGCCGGCGGCTTTCCGCGGCTTTGCCCTGCGCTCTGTCCAGGACCATGAGGATCATGCGTTCTCCGAGGGGGCCCGGGGGGGCGTGGGAGTGCTGGCCGGGTTCGGGCGGACTCGCGTGACGCCGGCCGAGGCGCTGGACATCGAGTTCGGTATGTCTCCCGCGCGGGCGGCAGAGAAGCGAGAACGGGAAACCGCGGCAAAGGAAGCTGCCCGGGCCGAGAAGGACGCCGAGCGCGAGCGCAAGCGATTGGACAAGCTCCAGGCAGAGGCCGACCGAGACCAGGGGGCGCTGTTCGCGGCGTCCGACCGTTCGCGCCCGACCTTGATCAAGGCCGTTGGAGGGAACGCCCTGCTGAACCGTGCCATCCACCACGCCCGATGGCTGGTGCAGGCCGAGGTGCATCGGGCGACCCTGGCCGGCCGGGCGCCGGCGGTGCGCCTGGATCAGGTGGTGCGACGGGTGCTGGACGATGCCCAGCAGGCCGCGCTTGCCGATCCGCAGCTGGCCGCGGGTCTGGCGGCCGTGAACGAAAAGTCCGTGCGCGGGATCGTCAAGGCGCTGGTCGCGATGACGGCCGGGGAGGTTCGCCAGTGATGCGTCTGTTGCTGGATCTGATCAAGGCCGAGCAACTCAGTCTGTTCGGCCGAGCAAAGGCACCGGCTGGTTTCTCTCCCATTCCCGGATCGAAGCGCGGTGGCTACCACAAGCGCCATGGGGCGGGGTACATCTACTGGTATTTCGATACCGGAACGACCAGCGTCCCGCACCCAGGGGATGCCGGATCCGGGTCGGCGGCGCCCAAGGAACCGGTTGTGGTGCAGGAGTCGAATCCGCCTCCCGCACCGCCAGCGGGGCCACCGACTCCGGCGGCGATCCCGCGAGCGGAGCTCAAGCGGACGCATCGGGCGGTGAGCAAGTTCTCTGACCTTGCGCCTCACGGTTACCAGATCGTCCAGTGGGTCAATCCCAAAGAGCTCGCGGCGGCCACGCTGGAGGACCGGGAGATGGCGCCCGGTGGCCAGGTGTTCGAGTACGTGCCCGTGGGTGAGTCGGTCACGACCTACACGGACAAGGGGCCCAAGAACAAGATCCGGCCGACTTCCAAGCCCCGCTACACCGCCACGACCTACGAAGAACAGGTGGAGGTCCACCGCGCCATTGGCGCCCCGGTCAAGCCTCGCGGCGGCGGCCATAGCGGCCAGCAGATGATGCTTGGAGAAAAAGGGCCGACGCTCTACCGGGTGCAGAGCGAGCACATCCCAGGCTCGGGCGCGCCCAAGAGCTTCCGACTGGATGCCAGGCCGCCCGGAGGAAACTGGGGGAAGGTGGAAGGCGGGTTCTCATCCTACGCTGCCGCTGTTGATCGAGCCCGTCAGCTGCGAGAGCCGCCCGCCGCAGTTCCGGAGAGCTTGACTGACGAAGAGAAGAAGACGCTGTTCGACTTTGCCAACTGGGGACAGGTCAACGTGGAGGAGCGGAAGTACGCGCGGCTGATCGACCAGGGGTACCTGCGCGTCACCGAGAGGGGCACCACCGGGCGGGCTCACTTTGGTCCGGGCAATGTGATGGTGGTCGTGTCGGACAAGGGACGTCAGCACATCCGCGAGCATCGGCTTGCCCGAGTGAGGACGATGGTGGAGGCCGGCAAGCTCAAGCACGAGGACGTTGGCATGGCCCGCGGGGCGGTTGTGGATGCTTTTGCTTCGAGGATGTCGGGAAGTCCGGAGGAGATGAAGGACAGGTTCGCGGCGGCGGTGGAGGCGCTCTACCAGGCCGAAAAACTGCACGGAGAGATTCCGACTACCGCCCAGGGACTGCGCGAGGCACTGAACATCCCAGCGCACTGGCGTGTGGTCGAAAGGACCGACAAGCACGCCGACACGATCTTCACCCAGGGGCGGGATCGCCGGATGATCATCAGCTGGAAGGATCGGCAGCCGATGGCCTACCGCCAGTGGTGGAACCACACCCAGGACGGGCATTGGGTCAATGTCGACAAGAAGAAACATCCAGCATCGGAGATCATCGCCAAGGAAGTAGAAGTGGAGCGAAAGCATCGTGAGAAGGCTTCCAAGGGAGAAGACCAGATTCCGACGGTGATCAAGAGCATGCTCCACGGCGGCATGCGCCTGGTGCTTGACCTCCACGGACCGCGTCTGATCCTGGACCTTGAAAAGGCCCGGCGGGCAGCCAACCCACGTCAGCTGGGGATGTTCGGGTTCGGCGCCGCGCGCCCCCCCGGGGGGGGATGGGAGATGATCCCCCGCGGCAAGCACGGCGGGTACCGCCGACGGCACGGGGACCACTACGAGTATTGGTATCCCGACAAGCAGGCAATCCAGCACGCGCCCGAGCCGGGCGACCCCGAGGAAGCGCCTAAGCCCGTTCCCGCGCCCCAGCCGGCTCAGGAGAAACAGGAGGAGCAGGTCGCGGAGGCCATGTCCAAGGACCGGACCAAGGGCCAGCGCCGTGAAGCCAATGACGAGGCGGTCAAGATCGTGATGAAGGCCCGGGCCGAGGGCCGCGGGTTGACCGATGCCGAGGCGGTGAAGGTCGCGAGCTACACGGGCAAGGGCGGCATCAGCGGTGACCTAAACCAGTTCTACACCCGGACGGACATCGCCGAGGCCATGTGGGACGTGATGGGGGCCTACCAGCAGAACGTGCAGACGGTGCTTGAGCCATCGTGCGGCAGCGGAGTGTTTCTGCAGACCGCGCCCAAGGGGGTCAAGGTCACGGGCGTCGAGCTCGACGACCAGGCTGCGGCCGTGGCCGAGGTGCTCCACGCGCACAAGGGCCATACGATAGAGAGCAAGGCGTTCGAGCAGTTCACCATCGAGCGCATGGGCACCCCACCCCAGTTCGATGCCGTGATCGCCAACCCCCCCTACTGCACCCGGACCGGGGACATCCCGCGGCACAAGCCCGAGTACAAGAGCGCCGATCAGTATTTCATCGACACCAGCCTCGACCACATGAAGGACGGCGGTGTGGCGGTGCTGCTGATCCATGGCGGGGTGATGGGAAACCGGTCTCCAGGAGCCTGCGACTTCCGCGAGCGCCTGCTCGCCCGGGCCGAGGTACTGGACGCTTTCAGGCTGCCCAACGACATCTTCGCTCATGTCCACTGTGGCATTGGCGCGGACGTGCTGGTAGTGCGCAAGCGCGACGATCTGGCGGGGAGGGCCCTGGCCTACTCCCAAGCCCGCGGGGAGCTGCAGGGGGTGATGGAGGGTCTGGGATGCTGGGATCAGCAGCTAGTAGACGGGGACTACTTCGAGAAGCATCCGGATCGGATTCTGGGCAAGGCCCTGACCGCGGACGAAACCGGGTGGCGTGCGACCGTGATCGGAGACGCGGACAAGGTCCCGGCGGCGCTGCGCGACCTAACCAAGGCCAAGATCGACAGCAAGTACGTCGACCCCGCGGCCAAGCCAGTCACCGCCGATCAGCTGGGCGAGATCGAGCAGATGAAAGTCTCGCTCCAGGCCGCCCAGGCGGACATCGACGTGGCGGCCGTGCCGCCGGCGCTGGGGAACACCCAGACCATCGACAGCAGACGCTACATCTACATCGGCGAACCGCCGAAGTGGACGCTGATGGAGTCGGTGGACGATGTCAGTCAGATAATCACCAAGAGCGGTGACGCCGCAATCAAACAGGCGCACGAGATCGCGGTTGAGCTTCAGGAGCTTATCCGCGCCCGCGACGCGGGAGAGTTCTACAAGTCCCGCGCAATTCGGCGTCGGGTGGCGGATAAGGTGCGAGCGTGGGTGAAGGAGAACGGTATCCCCGGTTCTCATCGAGCCCTGGGCGTGCTCTCCAAGAGCGCCCCGACGCTGATCGACTTCATGGCCTGCGTCGATTCCAACGGCGAGCTATCGGATCTGCTCTCGAAGGACGCGGCCGTGACGCTCAAGGCCGCGGAAGTGGACAAAGCCGACCTCTTGTCGGTAGCCGCCTACACCGCGCGCCGCAACCGCGGGTATGTCCCGTTCGAGGATCTGCAGCACAACTGGGAAGGGTGGGAAAGCGAAGACGACGCGCGTTCGCGGTTGCTCAAGTCGGGCGACTACGCCACCGATGGCACGGCCGACGGCGCGATCCAGCACATGGAGGATTACCTCACGGGGAACCTCTACGAGAAGCTGGACCGCGAGACCACCCGTATGGCCGGGTTGGAGGGATCTGAACGGGCTCAGGTAGAACGACAGGTGGACCTTATCCGGAAGCGGCTGGATACCAGGCGTCGCTCCATCGATGACATCCCCCTCCAGCTGCGGGTCATGGGCTGGATGCCCCTGGACTGGTTCAACCGCTGGCTGAACACGCCCGAGGGGAAAAAGCAGGCCCTGGGATGGCGCGAGGAAGGCAAGCGAGTGCGTCTGGTCTATGACCAGGGGGTCTACACGCTCGAAGTCCTGAACGCCGCGGGAGACGTAGCCAGACATTCCTCGGATGGTACCGACTGGCTCAAGTACATGAACCGGCTTTCGCTCAAGAAAGAGAAATGCCGGGACGTGGAGGAGCATGTTGAAAAGGGCTTCAATGAGTGGATCAAGGCCAGCGACCTCCGGGGAAAACTGGAGGAGCTCTACAACCGGACGTTCAACGCCGAGTTCAGGCGCGAGTACAGCGGCGACCCCCTGGGGCTTGAGGGAATAGCCACGGGCGTGGTGCCGCACGACTACCAGAACACCGCTGTCCGTTGGGCGGCCGAGACCGGCAGGGGGATCCTCGGTCAGGACGTGGGCCTGGGAAAGACCTTCATCGCGATTTTGCTCGCGCGTTTGCGCAAGCAGCAGGGGCTCGCCCGCCGGCCGATGGTAGTGGTGCCGAAAAGCGTCGCCACCAACTGGAAGGAAGAGATCGAGACCCTGTTTCCTGGCTCGCGCGTGCTGGTCATAGGCGAGCATCGCGCGCAGTCACGGGCGGCGAAAAAGAAGGCCGAGACCGAAGCCCGGGCTCAGGGCCTATCCGGGGAAGCGTTTGACAAGTACGTCGAGGCCAACAGCTGGTCGACCGCCTCGGACGATGATACCGAGCGCAACCGCAAGCTGGCCTCGGTCAAGCAGAACGAGTATGACCTGATCGTCTGCACCAAGCCCGCTTTCGAGCGAATCCCGCTCAAGCACGACACCATCGAACGCTATGAGAAAGAGGACTTCTGGTACCAGCGCGGCGCTCGCATTGACAAGATCGTCGAGGGCTCGAAGCAGCAGCAGACGGCCGACAAGCGGATCGAGAAGCTCAAGGCGTCCTGGGCCCAGGACAAGCTCCAGCAGAAGTTCCAGCACCAGATGGACATGGTGTTCTGGGAGGATCTGGGGGTCGACACCCTGATCGCAGATGAGGCTCATTGCTTTCCTTCCGGCACCCTGATCGACGGCCGACCAATCGAGACGCTGCGCCGCGGGGATCTTGTGAGTGCATTCGATCACGCCACGGGCCGCGTTGTCATGGCTCGCGTTGCCAACGTCCAAATTCAGGTTCCCGACAGCTTGCGGCGCTTGACGCTCGACGATGGGACAACCGTGATTTGCACGGGAGCACATCCGATCTTCACGCCCGATGGATACGTTCTTGCTCGGGATGTTCTTGTAGGGGATAGTCTCTACAAAAACAGGTGTAGCTATGAAGGCCCGATGCGAATGGTGCAAGGAGATGCTGGTCCTGACGCGAGTCCAGGAATGGCACCGCCAGCGGGGACGGATCGACATCGCTCATCCGGGGCTGATGATCGCCGTGGAAGTGGACGGAGAATCGCATCGATCCCATATCCGGCGGGCCCAAGACCAGAAGAAGGACAGGTTCTTGAGCCAAGGCGGGTGGCGAGTGTTGAGGTTCTCGAACCGACAGGTGATGGAACGTTTGGAGGGCTGTGCCCAGGCGGTGTGGTTTTCAACCTAGAAGTAGATGACCATCGCACCTATTTTGCCGAGGGAGTGCTGGTCCACAACTGCTACAAGAATTTGTACGCCGCGCGGTCCAGGTTCGGGAAGAACCCCAAGTTCCTTGGCGGCTCGGGCCAGTCCAAGCAAGCCCGCAAGATGCAGCACATGGCGCACAATGTCCGGGAGCAGGACCCGTCGAACGGGGTGTACCTGCTGACTGCGACGCCGACCAAAAACTCTCCGCTGGAGGTGTTCAACATGCTCCAGCACATCGACCCCCAGGCGTTCATCGACATCGGCGTGCGCAACAGCGAAGAGTTCATCGACCGCTTCTGCAAGCTCGAAGACCGGCTGATTCTCACGCCCCCGGGCAGGGGCCCGAAGAAGAAGGGCGAAGACGAGGAGGACGAGGACGAGACCCAGTTCCACGATGACTTCGAGGGCGCGGGCAATCTGGAGGAGGCTCAGTGCGTCGTTGGGTTCACCAAC